GAAGTTTATTTAAGATCTGAAGAAGAAATTCCTACACTAATGAGTATAGGTTCTACAAGAGTTTATGCTTAGGATTATTATAAAGGAGAAATTACTTTAATTAGTAAAGATAGAATGCGATATGTTGGATTTAATAAGTATTTACAAAATATTATTTATGCTTCTATTCATAATAAGCATTTGTATTTAAAGTCCTTTAATCCTTAGTTTATTTACCTTGAATCAGCAAAACTAACCGGAGTATTTGAAGATGATCAAACAGCGGCAGAGTTAGAGTGCAGTGATGATGTGTGTGGAGAAGAAGAATCTAATACTGAAGAATCCTGTGATATTCTTGATAAAACATTTCCTCTTGAAGATGAATTAGTAGGACAAGTAATTAAGTATATAGTTGCAGAATTATCTCCTGTTACCCATGCTCCTGCTGATGATACTAATAATGCTTCTGATGATTTATCAGACTTGGCTACATATATTAAATTGAATGCTAAATCAAAATTAAGTAAAGAACTTTCTTAATATGAATACTTATACTGAAGAAGATTATAAAAAATTTACTGATGATATTATGGGTGTCCACAGTAGTAGAAATCATAAAGTTAAAAATTCTTATGGTGTATATGATGCCTATAAATATATTAGAAAGAATAAATGGTTTGATATTGGAAGACGTTTAACTGAGCATGAGTTTTATACAATTATTAGAAAAGTAAATGATTATCTTGCTTTAAATTTAAGTCAAGGAAAAGCTATAGACTTACCATTAAGTATGGGATCTTTAGAACTAAGAAAAGATCCTAAGAGATTATCTATAGTTAATGGTAAACTACATACTAATCTTCCTATTGACTGGAATGCTACATTAAAGCTATGGTGTGAAGATCCATCTTCTTATACTAATAGAACATTAATTAGAATAGAAAGTGATGAGATCTTTAGAGTATTTTACAATAGACAAAATGCTTTATATACAAATAAAACATTTTATGAATTTCAAACTAATCGTTCTGTTAGAAAGTCATTAAAAAGACAAATTCAAGCAGGACACGTTGATGCTTTTTTACTTAGGAAATATGATAAGAAATAAACAATACATTAGACTACAAGTATTACTGGATAGAATTTTAAGACATCCTCTTCTTTAGGGATGTACGTTAGAATCTGTAGTACAACACGTAATTGACTTTATCACTATCTTTGGTATTCCTTAGATATTTGAAGATAAAGAAGTAGTTGTAGAAATTAAAAACTTTAGAGGAAAACTTCCATGTGATTTAATTTCTATAAATCAAGTTAAAGATTTAAAGTCGGGAATATGTTTAAGGAGTATGACTGATACATTTAATCCTAATCATAAACAAGATGTTCGCTATGGATCAGGTGGATTAAGATTTGCTGAGGAAATGACTTTTAAAACTTAGAATACAATAATCTTTACTTCTTTTGAACATGGAGATATTGTAATTTCATATAAAGCTATTCCTGTTGATGAAGAAGGATTTCCTCTTCTTATTGATGATGCATTATACTTAAAAACATTAGAACTCTATGTCAAGAAAGAAATGTTTACTATTCTTTTTGACTGTGGTAAAATTACTCCTTAGGTTCTTGCAAATACACAAAGTGAGTATAGTTGGAAAGCAGGATAGTTATAGTCAGCATTCTTAATCCCATCAGAGTCTGAAATGGAATCTTTAAAGAACTCTTGGTGCACTCTCCTTCAAAGAACTACAGATTTTGATAATGGATGGAGATAGTTAGGAAATAGAGAATACATTAAAAATCAAGAACGATGATTAAAAATTCTACCCATGTATTTATGGGACTTTAGTAGGATATTTCAATTTCTTTACAAGAAAGCGGGTATCTATCTAATGCTCATAATATTAGACTTACTGCAAGAGAAAATGAAACTCTTCTCACAGTAACGAACGAGAGAGGGCCGGAAGAAGTTAAGGATAAAGAAAACAAAACTATTACATTTGTTGGTTTAATATTAGGATATTGTACATTAAATTAGTATTTAGTTATATTTACTAAAGATACTCACAATAATACTAATCCAGATTACATATATAGAATTGATTTAAATATTAAAGAACTAAAGCAACTTTATAATGGTAATCTAAACTTCAATGTAAGTTATCCTATCTATACCTTAGGTTCTTATGAAAGTGAAATTATTCAAAAGATTTATTGGACTGATAACTATAATTAGCCTAGAGTAATCAACATAGTTAGTGATAAAACATTTACAGATTCTTCGTTTGATTTTGTTCAAGATCTTAAACTACAAGAAGAAGTAAACATAACTAAAATGATTGGTACTTCAGGATAGTTTAGCCCTGGAGTTATTTAGTATTCATTCACTTATTATAATCTCTATGGCTAGGAATCAAATGTATTCTATACTACCCCTCTTCAGTACATTTCTTATAAAGACAGAGGAGCAAGTCCAGAAGATGTAGTGGCCAATTCTTTTAAGATTAAAATAGATAATATAGATACTAGATTTGATTACATTCGTATTTATAGTATTTATAGAACTAGTTTAAATGGTGATCCAGAAGTAAAAAGACTATAGGACATTCCTATTAGTTCTTCCACCACCACTGTCTACTACACTGACACTGGTGTTAATGGTGATACTATAGATGCAACTACTCTACTGTATATAGGAGGAGAAGAAATATTTGCCAAGACACTTTGTTAGAAAGATGGAACATTATTCTTAGGAAATATTAAAATCAATAGACAACAAATTGACAAAGCTACTAAAACTTTAATAAAAGAATCTTATGGTAAGAGTAGTGTAGAGTCAAGTGTTATTAATGTTGTTAGTGATACTCCTTAGATTACTGGAGATTATATATATTATAATACTCTAAACATTGCTTAGAGTGCTGGATTTAAATGGAATGATTGGTATAGACTTGGAGTATAGTTTTAGTACAAAAACGGAAAGTGGTCAGAACCGATTTGGTTAGGAGATTTTAAACAGGAAGCCAAGCCGGAAATAGTGGAAAGTGGAAATACTGTAACTATATAGACACCTAGTTTTCACTGCACTAATTCCGATACTACTCCATTAAAAACATTGTCAGAAAAGGGCTATGTAAAATATAGACCACTAGTTGTATATCCAGACCTTAGTGATAGAATAGTTATCTGTCAGGGAATTGCTAATCCTACTCTTTATACTAAGAAGCATAGAAATGATACTAAAGATATCTATGCTCAAGCTTCTTGGAGTTTTAGATTTAGTAATTCTAACCCTGGTCAAGAATACTATGTACAAGATCCTGATTATGAAGATTATGTAAAGAAAACTTAGATTACAGGAGGATCTTATCTTTAGTATAAGAATGATGAAGCTTTAAGTTATTTACAATTAAATACTGATCTTAGTGATACAGGAGATAGTAGTAAATATTTCAATCACTCTTCAGATAACTTTGGTAGAGCTATAGAGATCGAAGGAAACTTTGCTGATGAAGATAAATATTATGTAGATTGGGATGTCCTTACATTAAATTCTCCTGATATAGAATTTGATACTTCTATAAATTCATTAGATTTAACTGGACTAAAAGCAAGAGTTGTGGGTAGAGTAGAGTGTACTAAGACTTTTAGTGATATTAGTATTACTACCTCCTCCGCTACTCTTGGCAGTGCAGGACTTGGATTTGTAAATTAGTCATTTATATTTACTAATGGTGAAACATTATGTTCAGGATTATTTTATGATGATGTTATTGCAGATGATAACTCTTCTTCAATTTATCAATATTCCAAGTGTAAGGGAGCGGTGAAGTGGTTAGTGTACTTATGGAATACTCAAGGCTCTTTAAATAATGATTTTTAGAGACCTTCAGATATGGGTACTTAGACAGCTGTACTATCCAAGAAAATTATTTCAAATTTACATTACTGTAAAACAACTTTTGATAGTAGTTCTTTGCCTGTATCAGCTTCTTATTCTCCCTAGCTTTTTAGTAGTGATGAAGTCACTTTATTAAAATTTGGTACAGATTGCTATTATGGAAATATAAATGAAATACTTATTCCTTAGGGATATTGTTGTAAATATTTTTGTGCTGACAATGCTCTTACTGGTGGAAAGTTTAATACAATCTATAATAGTAAAACCTCTATTTTAAGCAATAACTGGTATCAATTAGATGTGTGGGAAAGTGGAACAGGAGTAGTTAATAAAGATAAGTCTAACATCTCTCTGTGGATTCCAGGTTATGGATGGAAAGAAGCAGGAGATGGAAATGTTGCAGATAATTATATAGACTTAGCAGTTAAAAAACAGCCTGTAAATATTAAGTATAAATCTACTCCTCATATAGTTCTTAATATTGGAGGAAGTAGTAGTAAACTTCCCACAGCTTGGATAGGTAATGTTAATTTAATTTTAAGTAATAATCTCAATTCTCTCCCACTCATAGAAATCTATAGAGATACAGATATAGAAACTTTAAAGAATACTATGTTTGGAGGATAGACTGATGATGCTTTAAAGGCAAATCAGTGGTTAGTAGCAGGAGAACCAAGAGCTATTAAAAAAGACGAAACACTTTAGGATTTTGAATTAAACTTTATATACGGAGATACTTGGTATCAAAGATATGATTGTTTAAAAACTTATCCATTTACATCAGAAGATCAAAATCAAGTAGTTGAAATAGCATCATTCCCCTGTGAAACTAGAGTTAATCTTGATGGTAGATATGATAGAAATAGAGCATAGGTTAATAACCTTTACATGACTCCAACTAATTTTAATCTAATCAACAGAGTATATACTTAGAAAAATAACTACTATAGTTACAGAATCCTTGATGAAGATTATTACAAGCTTGTTACTTTTCCTAATGAGTTTACATGGAGTACAGAAAAAGCAGCTGCTTCTACAGTAGATCCATGGACACAAGTAACACTAGCATCTACTTATGATATAGATGGTTCTTATGGATAGCTTACCAGTATTAATTCTTTTTAGAATGAACTGTATTGTTTCCAAGAGAAGGGAGTAAGTAATATTCTATTTAACTCCAGAGTACAAGTAAATTCATCTGATGGAGTACCTATTTAGATTACTAACAACTATAAAGTTGATGGTGTTAAATACATTAGTACATCATTAGGAAGTATCAATCCAAGTTCTATATGTGCTACTTCTAATGGTCTTTATTTTGTAGATACCACTAGTAATGACCTCTACCTTCTCTCTGCTTAGAATGCCTAGCCTTAGAATGTTTCCTTTGGTAAAAATATGTCTATGTGGTTTAAGAACCAAGACAACACAGAATGGAAACCAAATAGTTATTCTACTAAGGTATTTTATGATTCTTAGTATAATGATGTTTATATTACTGCTTAGGAAGAAAGTCTGGTATTTTCAGAAAAACTAAATGAGTTTACTTCATTTATGTCCTATGGTTCTCTTCCCTCCATGTTTAATATTGGTAAGAATTTTTACTGTATTAAAGAAAAGACACTCTACCAAATGTTTGCTGGAAAGTTTAATATGTTCTTTGGTGCATTTAAACCCTTCGACATTACATTTAAAGAGAATGGAAAAGTAGGAAAAGAGGATTTAACTTTAGTAGATAAGACTTTTACAAACCTTTCTATATATGCAGATAGATGGAAAGAAGGGGATATTAATGATTTATCTAGTAGTAAACCATTTGATTTTATTTAGGTTACTAACGAGTATCAAAATACCGGTGAAGTAAGTCTGGAAACCAGTATATGTAAACCATCAAATCTAAAGAAGAAATTCAGAGTATGGAATGTTTAGATTCCAAGAGACAGAGTACACAAGTTGGACAGAATTAGAAATACTTGGTGTAACATTAAATTGGGAACAAACACTGAGAATACTGATATGGTTAATCTTCATTCAATTGAATCTGCATTTATAATTTAATGTAGACTATTTTTACTGATTGGTATAATTTTTAAATTCAAACAATCCTTGTATAAGCAATTCTGTTTATATGAGGATTGTTTTTTATTTAAATAGTTTGTGCCTATAAAAAAGCATAGTATATTTGCAACATTAAACAATAAAATATTTTCTATTATGAGCATATTAAAAAATAGAAGAAGATTACTTTGGAATGCTGGATCTCTATTAGGAGATTACACTAGTTAGTTTCATACTAACTCTCCAAATTCTTTAAATACTTGGACTAATTATTACTATGGAATAGGGTCTAGACCAGATGGAATGTACTCTACTCGTTCTTCTGATTCTTCCTCTACTTCAACTCCTACTACTAATACAAGAACTAAAGCTCCTTCTTATGATCTTTCAGGAACACTTGCTAGTATGTTAAATGGATATAATTGGAATAACAGTAAGTTTACTTAGTCTTAGTAGCCAAGAATTAATACTGAAAATAAAGACACAGAAAAAGACGAAGGATAGCCTAAATCAAATCTTGATATATCCAATAAAACTATGGGAAAGATTAGCACAGGATTGGCTGCTTATAATCAAGCAAGAGATTTAAGTAAAGGCAAAGTTGATTATCTTTCTATTGCTCATTAGGCTAGAAGTAAAAATGGTGGAACAGGAAATAAAATATTTGATACTGTTTCAGATTCTGTAGATTCTTTAGTTTAGTTTGGAAAAGCCATTGATGATATTCATACAGATAAAAGACAACCTGTAGAAAAGAAAATCGGTCTCTACGCTAATGGTGGAAATCTCTTAGCCTTTGGTAGTGAACCTAACGCATGGAACTCTGATGGAGCTTTTACTAAATTGGGCGGTTCATCTACTTAGGAAAAAGTAGATGCTGGTGGTGATATTCTCGGAACAGCAGGTGCTCTTGTAATGAATGGTATTTAGTAGGCTAAGATTAATGATATGTCTGAAACTAAAGCAGGCATTATTAATAGTGGTACTCATATAGGAACATCAGCTACTTCTTCTAATGATGATGTAATGAATGCCTTCAAGAACTATAGAACTATGAATCATATTGGTTCTAGAGATGTTCGTAATAAAACTGTTTTCGGAGATGTAATGAATGGTCTTCAAGCAGGTAATGAAGGAGCTACTTCCGGATTTAAAGCAGGAGGTGCAGCAGGAGCAATTATAGGAGGAGTAATCGGTACTGGTTCTTCTCTCTGGGGTACTATTGTTGGCAGAAGAAAAGCAAGAAAAGAAGCAAGAAGAATTAATGAACTAATTGACTAGACAAATAGTTTTAATTGGAGGGACTTAACTAATTCTGCTGCTGGAGTACAAGCTAATACTAATGCTAATTTACAATCTAACTTTGCTGCTTATGGTGGCACATTAACTGATAATAATTTAAATACTATGTTTAATAATAGATATGCTGAAGGAGGAATCCTTGGCGGAAATCATACTAATGGAGCAGACTGGGAAGGAGGTCTAACTAAGGTTGGTGCAGGAGGTACTCATGAAGAGAATCCTTAGGAAGGTGTTCCTATGGGTGCTGATAGTGAAGGTACTCCTAATCTTGTTGAAGAGAATGAAGTTATTTATAATGACTACGTTTTCTCTGCTCGTCTTACTGTTCCTGATGTTAAGAAACTAAAGAAGGGAGAAGAACTTTCTTATGATGAGAAAGTAATTAAAAAATATGCAGGAAAAACATTTGCTGAGGCAGCTAAAGCAGCTGAACATAACAATGGAGTAGATGAACGTCCTGAAGATAATATTGCTAGAAGAGGTCTTGAAGCAGAACTTAAAGTTCTTGCAGAGGCTCAAGAGAAAGAAAGAGAAGCTGAGAAACTACGTTAGATGTAGGAACAAATAGCTAGAATGTCTCCTGAAGAATTTGCTTAGTTTAAGTAGCAACTAATGTAGTAGGCTATGGCTGAATAGCAAGCTTAGCAACAAGGAATGTAGCAAGGATATCCTGGTGAACCTGGCCAGGAAGAAATGGATCAAAGTCAAATGGATCCAAATCAAATGTCTCCTGAAGAACAACAGTAGATGGCTATGTAGCAATAGCAGCAGATGTCTCCAGAACAGCAACAATAGATGTAGTAGGAACAAGCTGCTTAGTAGTAGCAAGAAGAAGCTGCTAGACAATAGTAGTAGCAGCAAATTATGTAGCAGGATAGAGAACAAAGATAGTAGCTTGCTTTACAACAATAGTAGGCCTAGCAATAGAATATGTAGTCTCCTCAAATGAAATATGGAGGAAGATTATTTGCAAATGGTGGAGGACTTGAATAGATGATGAATAGTCCTGAAGCATAGGCTTAGATGTAGTAGCTATAGTAGGCACAAATGTAGTAGCAAGCTATGTAGCAAGGACAAGAACAAGACCAAACAATTGCACCGGAAGAAGCAGAAGAAATGGATTAGTCATAGCTTAAAACTCCTAGAGAAACATATTCAACTAGAGCAAGTAATCAAGTCTCTTCTTCTGTTCCGTCTTTGGACTCTGCTCCTGAGGATATGTCTACTACTCAGCTTAATTAGGCTATTGATTAGATTTATCAGTATGCCAGATAGACAGGCAATAGAGAGTTAGCTAAAGAGGCTCGTAAAGCTAAGCGTGGAACTCGTGAAGAAAAAGAAGATTTCTTAGATGATGCTATGGATGAAATTAAAGGTCAAGAATAGCAGCAATACCAAGATTAGTAGTAGCAATAGCCTCAAATGGAAAATCCTTCTATGCAAGACGAAAGTGGTAATGAAATCCAGCCTCAAGGTCCTGAAGAATAGACTAATCAAGATTAGCTTAGTTAGGAATAGTTAGCTTAGATGCAGTAGCAACAATAGCTATAGTAGCCTTAGATGGACTAGACTTATATGGATCCAAGTCAATTACAATCACAAGAAGCAGCTGCTAATCAAGAACTTTCTTAGGAAGGAAATGCTTATGCTCTCGGTGGTTCTATGAATCTACATAATAGTAATGCAGGTAATATTGTTAATGGCCATAAAGTATATGCTGGAACATAGTATGACTTTAATGTAAATGAAGCTACTAAACTTCCTTATAGAGAGTTTATAGAGTACTGCAAAAAAAGAGGAATTAAAATTGAGGATGCTGTAAAAGCTTATAAAGAAGCTACTGGAAAATCCTTTAAGTCTTATTAGTATAGAGAATCATCTGGAAATAAAAACTCAAGTGATTAGGCAACTAAGTTAGCAGAAGCTGCTAATAGTCTTTATAAAGCTAACTATAATAAAAACCTAGAAAAAATAAATAGAAATCTTCTAAATAAATATTCTGATAATTAGTTATTTGCTCTTGCACAAAATAATGGTATAAGTACAGATATTAAAAATACTAATTATAGAGCAGAATTAATTGATAAACTAATAAATAAAAGTCATTTAGAAAACGCTGCTTAGGATTATTATTATGGTGATGCTTTTAAAGATCTTAATGCTTTAGATTATATACCAGATAATTATAATTATCAATGGAACACTATTAACAGGCCTGGTGGATATGTTTCTTAGTATTATCAAGATGATGAAACTGGCACTGCTTAGTCTAAACTAGACCAATACTATAAAGATGAATTATCTAAATTTCTTGAACGTAGAGTTCAACCAAAAGATTATTTAACTGGAGAAAAAGCAAGAGAGTGGGTTAGATAGCTAAGTAAAGGTGATGTTCAACAAAAAGAATTAGCTAATCTAATTAAACAATCTTGGGGAGATGGTAAATTAGATTGGTCAGAAAATGCTAATTGGGAATTTAAAAATAAATTACTTAATGGATAGGTAACAGAATCATCTAATTATCTTACTAATAATGCAAATGAAAGATTAAAAATTGACGGTATTATGGGAGAAAGACACTCTCCCGAACTGGCTAAAATTGATCAAAAGGTAAAAGAAAGAGATGGTTATTTCTTAGATGGTAAAGAAGTTAATATAGGAAATTCTTTATACAATGGAGAATGGATTAATCCATACTTTACAATATCTAGTACAGATGATATTAAAGATAATGATGGTAACATAATACATAGAAAACATTTGACTAGAGTTCCATAGACTGATGATACAGTTACAGAAGAAGAAAAGAATGAAAGAGATAAAGACTATGATGCAATCAAGAAACCAGGAAACTGGCCATTCTGGACAGGAATAGGATTACAAGCAGGATTAACTGCTTATAATGCTTTAACTCCCGTAGATAATTCTGATGCTAATGCTTTAATCAGAGCTTCTTAGTCTGCTGGTAACTTTGATAAAGTTGGATTCAGACCTATTGGTAATTACCTTACTTATCGTCCTGTTGATCCTAATTATCCTGGAAGAAAGATTGAAAATTAGATGGCTGCTGAAAGAAATCTGCTTGCTAATCTAAGTGGAGGAAATCAAGGAAAAGCAATGGCAGGAATACTTGGAAGTGATTACAACTTAAATAGTAAACTTGGAGAAGCTGATATGACTGCTTGGTTGGCTAATAGACAACATGAAAAAGATGTTGAAGACTTTAATAGAACTACCAACGAGTTTAATAGTAATGGATTTCTTGATGCAGATAAAACTAATGCTTAGTTACAAGCAGAAGCATAGTCAAGAACTCTTGAAGGACTTAAAACAGCCTATTAGATGAGATAGAAAGCTAAAGAAGATAAGTCAGCAGCTATTAGTGCAGGAATATCTGGAATAGGAAAACAGCTATTCAATATGTATAATAATGATTATTCTAATTATCAAATAGATAAAGTTATTGAACATGGAGGAGTTCCTGGAATTAATCGTACTGTATCAGCAGCATTAGGAGGAAAGATTAAAAGAAATAATAAATACGGATTTTGACTATGGCTAATTATAATATAGTTGCAGACTTTGGTGACTTTAAGCCTTTTACTTTTGCTGAAAAAATGGCTCCTCTTTCTTTAATAAAAGAAGACTATGATAAGCAATAGGAAAAGTTAGAAAAGTATTCTGAAGAGTATGGTAATATGACATTACCAGAAAATTCAATATATAAACCTGTTCTTGATTAGTATAATCAAGATTTAAAAAATTATTCTGATGATTTTGCTTATGGTATGACACCATAGAATAAATCAGCTTTAAATAAAATGTTTGTTAGGGGCAAGGCAGAACTTGCCCCTATTAAGAAAGCTATTGAGAGTTATAATAAATATGTAGATAGACGTAATGAGCTGGGAGCTGATGCTATCTATGATAGGAATTATACTGTTGATGATTTCTATAATGGTATTAAGCCAGATATTAAATATCAAAGTGAAAAAGGAATAACTTCCTCTTCTGCTCTGTACTTTGCTGGTCTTAATGAGCTTCTTAATGATTCAAATCCTGAATTTAAAAATATTCAATTAGCTGGATATAAACTTCAACATACAAAAGGATTAGACCCTGGTGAGGCTCTCATCGCTGCCGCTTCTTAGTATGGAGATACACAGACAGGCAATATAATTCTTTAGCACATGAATAAATTTGCTAAAGATTTAGGTATTGAAAATTATGATGCAGAAGGACAAAAAAGAATATGGAGAGCTATTGGAAATGGTCTTGTTTCTTCATATAAGAATACAGATAAGATAGTTCAAGATCCAAGTTATATAACTCCTTATCAAAATAAGTAGTTAGAGATACAAGAGGGTAAAACTAATACTAAAGGGCATCAAACAATAACAGATGCAATGGTTGTAGCTGCTAATCTTCCTGATAACATTCTTAATAAGTTATATGAATAGTTTACATATACTAAGTCAGATGGTTCAACAGAAATAAGAAATAGGCTTAGATATATTTATGGAAATCCTGATAATGTTTATACTTGGATGTATCAAGGAGCAGATGGTTTATTATATAGAGTACTTCCTAGAAGTGAAAAAGATATAGAAGATCCTCAATAGACAGGAAATGTATTTTCAGGAACCTCTGAAAAATAAAATTAATTTAAATATTTATTTATATGGGTAATGATGTTAATAATATATTTGGTTTAAAAGGTGTTTCAAAGCAAGATTATGATACTTGGGAAAAACAGTATAAAGATGAACTTGCTGATGTAGACGATGAAACCAAAAGACAAACATTTATTAAATATAAGTTTAATACTACTGTAGCAAAAGATAATCCTAATGCTTATAATAATGTTTCTATTGAAGATAAACTAAAAGTTTTTAATGGAGAAAAGAAACTTTCAGATTTTGCACCATCTGTTAATGCTACTAGAAGTAATTCAGTAGGTTATCGAGATGAAAATGATGTTGGTGATATTGTAGATAAAACTATTGATAATGCTCTTTCTCCACAACAACACCTTTCACAAGATGCCTATGAAAGAAGTGAGTAGATAAAAATGCTACAATAGCACGCAGCTGAAGGAAATGATGTTTCTGTTGATTAGGGTTCTAATGTATCTAAATGGTTTAGCTGGTTATAGGGATTATCTATGGATCCTCAATCACAATCATCTGATATGTTAGTAAGTACTACAGAAAGAGCATACGAAAGACAGGGACAATTAAACAATAAGACTACAGGTGTTTAGTAGGGTATAGAAGAGGCTAGAAATAATAATATAATTGAATATTATAAACAGCATCCAGATGCAGAAACAGAAGACTTGTAGGCTATTAAGTCTATGGTAGAGGAAAACTCAGGCTTTTATAAAAGATATAAAAATGATAAGCAAAGACAATTAACTGAACAAGATTGGAAAGATCTTCTTTATGATTATCAAGCTGCTTATCAGTATTATTCAAACTCCTTGGCTAATGTTAAGGGTGGTGATGATGAAGCTTTATATCAAGCTAATCTTAAATTATAGAACTCTGTATAGAAGATTTACTATAAGAAGATGAGTGTTGGAGAAGCTTATGGTCATGGTATTGGTTCTTTTATGACAGGTCTTACTTCTTCTCTTTATGCTGCTCAAGGTTGTGCAGTAGGTCTTGCAAACTTTCTTCTTTATGCAGTTACTATTGGAAATTATAGAGGAGATATGCCTGAAGGACTTGGAGGTGCTGGTGATGCTTTTGGTTATTTCATGAATAACAATGCTTATTCTCAGTATGCTAATGAAATATCAAAAAGAGGATGGGGATTTGATGGAAATACAGGACTAACTGGAATATTACTTGGTGGATAGATAGCAGACTTAATTGCACATAAAATTGATCCAAATATGGATGAAAAAGTCAAAAAGTAGCTAGAAAATCTATTTGGAGTTAAATATGATTATGATGAAACTGGTTTAAACGCTTTTCAAAATCCTGATGATGTAGAAGACTATAGCTGGTCAAATGTTGGTAAACACATGGGAAGTGAATTACTAGGATAGTCAGGATTTACTACTGGTGCCATGGCCACTTCTTGGGGGGCTTCTAAGCTAATAAATCTGCCAGTAAAATATTTACCTAGATTTGGAGTAAAAGGATTCTTTGCTTTACGAAAAACTAAAGATTTAGCTAAGTTAAATAAAGCTTTAGCAAGAACTGAAAAGATTACAAATGCCATAATTAAAAAAAGTGACACTTGGTTAGTTCCAACTATTGTTGGTAGTTCAGAAGGAATCCTTGAAGGAGTTTCTACACAAGAACGTACTTAGGAAGACGGTATGCAACTTCTTGAATAGGAATACTGGAGATATTTTGGATAGCAACAATATCAAGAACTTGCATCAGAATCAGCAGATTCTAGAAGGTAGTAGTTACTTAGTCTATGTAATTCAGATGAAGAAAGAGCTAAAGTTAAATCTATGAATGATGATTAGATTATGGAATAGCTCTTTCAAGAAATAAAGAGTAATGATGAACGCTATTAGAAAGGAGTAAAAGAAGTTGAATATGCTGCTGCTTAGGCAGGAGCAGATAACTTCTTATGGAACTCCTTAATTAATAGTACCCTTAATCTTACTTTAAAAGCAGGTCTTTAGAATGTTTCTTCAAGAGAGTTTATTAGAACCAATAAACTTTTGAATAAACTCAAACCAAAATTTGCTAAATTCACTGGAGTAACAGAGGTAGAATATAGAGAAGCACTTAGTGGAGGATTTAGAGCTTTCTATAAAAATATGCCTAAGAGAGCAATAGCTTATTATACAGGTAAGGAAATGGCTGGAGAATTTGGAGAAGAATTTGCTCAGAGTATTACCGACGCTTTCTCTTACGGCTCTGCTATGCACAATATTGAACACTTTGTTGAAACTACTTATGACCCAAATGGAGCTAAAGAAATAGACCATTGGTATAGTTGGATTCCACAAGACTTAGCTGATATTGGTGCAGGATTTCGGGAAGCAGGAAAGGCTTTTGTTGATCCAGAAACTTGGAAAGCAGGATTCTATGGTGCTGCTGGTTCTGCCTTTGGTTCTGTAAAATTGCCTGGTATTAAAACACTTGCTAGAGTATTTGGAAAAAATAGAATAGCTAGAGATAAAGCAGGTAATGTCATTCGTGATGAGAATGGTAATGTTAAAATGGTTAGAGGTATAGAAAGATATACCTATGAAGATGGAACAAGAGAATCTAAAGCTGAAAGAAATTTAAGAGTTATTGCAGATATTCTTCCTTGGAGATTTGGTCCTATCAGTGGCTATATGGAATGGAAGTCAGAAAGAGATTCCAGAAAAAGAGCAGCAGATGATTTTAATAAATGGATTAGTACTCCGGGAAATGCTGACTTATTTAGAAGTACCTGTGCTTAGCTAAACTTCTTAATGAGTATGAGAGACGAAGCTACAAGTGGAACTGCTAAAACTTTTAGAGATGCTAAACTAGGTAAGTTTGTAAGAGACTGTTTAATGTTTGAAAAGATTGCAGAGACTGAAACAGGAAAAGCTTGGCTTGAATAGCTTGAGAAACTTAGAGGATTTAGTTCTCTAACAGCTGAATAGAAAGCTGCATATATATAGGAAGCAAAAGTTACTGAAGATTATCAAGGAAAGACTGATGAAGAAATTGGGCAGTTACTATAGAAAAGAGCTGAAACTATGCTTACTGGAATAGACCAAGTTAAATAGTATCGTGAAGAAATTCAAGATGAACTTGGTGATGTTGATGAAGATATTTTAGGCTCTTTAATCTATGGTAAGATGGCTAAACAAGATTGGATGAGTAGAGGTACTATGCTCTCTAACGAGATTGAAGAGACTAAAAGAAAGATTAGAGTTAGTAGAGCAGAAAGTGGTGCATCTGATGATGTTAAATCTGTTATTGCCAGATATGGTTCAAAAAGAAAATTCAAACATTATGTTAGAAGTCTTGAAAAGAGAATAGAAGTTGATAAGGAAAAACTTGAAACAGAGAAGGAAAACCTTAGAGCACTGGAAAAGAATCTAAAAGAAGAGTAGAAGAAAAGCGAAGATGAATAGGACCCTAGAGTAATAGCAGAATATCAAAAGTAGATTATTGAAACTACTCGAAGAGTAAGATAGCTAAATGAATCTATCGTTCAAAATTCTTATGATTATAAAATCGAAAAAGGAAAATATAAAAAGCTTCTTGGAGAGAAGTATATGGATAGGAAAGCCAGAGAGAAAGCTGGAATAAGAGATGAAGAAGACGAAGGAGAAAGCAGTACTCCTTCCTCTTCAACTTCTTCCTCTTCTACAGAATCTTCTGGATCTTCCGAATCTGAATCTTCTGAGGATGATGTTGAATTAAGACTTCGTAGAAGAAAACATAGAGTTGAAGACGATGATGATGATTCATCAGATCCATTTAATGCTGTTCTTAATGAAGAAGAAATTATGGCTTTGGATGAAGCTACTAGAGCTAGAATGCTAAATCCAAATAATAGAGGATTGTATTCTCCAGAACAATTAGCTGTAATTCAAAACATAGAAACATAGGGGCTTACAGAAGATGCTGGATTTATGGAGAAGATTCAAGACCTTGCTGAAATAAGAGGTAACATTGAATCTGTTGATAAAGAATATACTGATATTCTCCATGGTGGTAATATGTTTAATGCTAGAATAAATGACATTAAAAATAGAACACGTAGAGCACTTAATAAAGAAAAATATATTCACTTAGCTTAGATTAAAGACTATACTGAATTTGCTAAGCAGATAGACTTTATGTGGAATACAGATCCATATAACTTTGATGCTATAGAGTTTGCTAAAGTTATGGAGGAATATAATCCCAAGTTCTTTAAAACATTCATGGATAACAAAACTACTAAGAGTGGAGTTATTGATGCTATTACAAAGGGATTATAGTTTAATGACTTAACTTAGTCACAAAGAGATGAAGTTCTTATTGCTATTAATTATTTAATGTCTACTGGTGTAGATATTTTAAATAAAGATGCAGTGGCTTTAGCTTTACAAAAACGAAGTGATTCTGGAAAATATGCTATAGAAGAAGCTATAGAAGAATAGAATCAATACTTAGAAAAGGAAGATAAAATAACCTTTAGTGGTATTGAAACTATTTGGAATACTATCAATAAAGCACTTGATTATTATCAGGATAGGCTTGATTAGTCTGCAAGGTAGTCTCAAGATCAAAGAGTTTCTGAAGATGTGGATTATATTCCCTCTTCTGAAGAAGGTCCTGCTCACCAAGACTCTGATCCTCGTACTGAAGCAGAGCTTGAAGCTGAGTAGGAAACTTAGCCTGAAGTACCTGCTGCTGAACTTGCAACTCCAGATGTTGCAGCTTAGGCAGAATAGTAGTAGAGGGAGGAATTAATTGCTCAAAGAAAAGCTGAAAGAGATGCACAAAGACAAGAAACTTAGGCAGCATCGGAAGCTTAGAGACAAAGAGTAGAGAAAGCTAAGCAAGACTTATAGATAATTAATGATAGAATTGCTAAAGCTTAGCAAGATATAGATGCTGCTAGAGCTGTTATTAATGATCGTAATTCTACTTAGGAGGATGTAAATAAAGCTAAGGATGATCTTACTAAAGCATAGAGAGAAAAAGAATAGGCAGAAAGAGAGAAGGTAGCTAAATAGTAGAGATAGATGCAAGAGGAGATTGCAGAATCTTCTGTTGAAGAAACCAATGCTATTACTGATGAAATTGAAGAAGCAAGGCCTGATATTTCTGCTGGAGTAATTAAAGAACTTCGTTCTGTAATTAATTATGCTTTAGCTACCTTTAAAAGAAAAGCTCTTATTGAAGCTACTTCTGATAGAAAAAAATATACTGCTTCTGCTTATAATAAACTTTTAGATATTTTTGAAAGACTTAAAGCAAATGAATTAAATCTTGAAAATAAGGAAGATGTTAGCAAGTTTTTATCAGATACGATAAAAGAACTTATTGCATAGAATCCTACCCCGGATATGTATTCAGAGCTTAGAGTCCTTCAAGATATGATTAGAGATACATAGGCTTACTATCAACAAAAAGATAGAGCTACTACAGAAGAAGAGAAAACAGAAGAAGGAAAATTACTTAAAGCTCCTGTTAGCCAGATGTTTGAGAATGATCGTAATTCTACTAATTCTTACCTGATAGGTATGTCTAAAGCTATGTTTTTAGCTACTGAGTGGGAAAAAGCAAAAATGGTTACAAGAAATGGTAGAGGAGCATTTTGGTATAATTAGGAACAAGTAGAAAGATGGGCAGATAAAGATGAAATGACTACTATGTTTTGGCCTAGTATAGCTAACTCTACATTTGCATAGTAGAATCCAGCATTAGCTAAATACTTTGCAGACCATCATATTCAAGCTTTCTTAGAGCGTACTTCAGAACAATAGTTAGCAGGAATGAAGGTTTTCTTCTATGTTCCCTCAGAGCTTGCTGCTGAAACACAGCGTAGAAAAGGGGCTAACTATGATGCTTCTGTAGCTTCTCCACTTGTAGCTGTAGTAGAATCTGAGAATGGCACTGTAGAAATTGATGGAAAGCGTTATCAGCCAATAGGATTATTTCCTAATTCTTATAATGGTAATAATGCTAATTATTCTAATAGAGAATCTAGAGAAAACTCATTCTGGACTGAGAGATCAGCAGGAATGGGAAGAACCTACAGAATTAGATAGTCAGCTCAAAGAATGTCTTAGAGTACAGACCATTTAATTACAGATGCCAATGGTATAATATCTTCTAGAATTTATTCAGCTACTTATGGTAACTTTGAGCAAACTTAGTCTCCTGTATAGAGAGCTACCAATAGACCTATATTTACTTTAATTAATGAATAGCACGCTGATGCTGCTAAGGGAAGAGAGGAATTTGCTAAAAACATGAGAGTAACATTTGGTAGTGCCAGCACTAGAAACCAAAATGCACCATTATTCTCCTCTCGTATTCCCGGTCTTGGTGGAACTGAAGGAAAATGGTTTACAGCGGTTATAATTAAAGTAGCAGAAACTATTAATCCTAGAACAGGAAGATCTCTAATACAAACTATACAAGACTTCTTCTCTGGAAATAATGAAGCACCTTTGTTTACTTTAGGAATAAATGGAGCAAAGAAGTTTAATAGTAGATTCTAGTCTATTGGTACTAGAATGCTTAATGCTATTGATGCTTATAGTAAGACTAATGTTAATGATCCTGCTTAGATAGAAACTTTTGAAAAGACTTTATACAAGTCTATATTTAATAGTAATGGATTCTATTTAACTGATGGTGCTATTAAAGTCAGAGAAAATGGACAAATCGTTTTAATGTAGGGTCTTAGACAAATATCTATATTAACCAATGGTCCTATTGATTTTGCTTAGATTAATGATCCTGCTTATAGACAGCATCTTGTAAATTCAATGCTTTGTAATCTACTTTCTAATGGTGGTAGTTTACTTGCACAAGGTTAGATACTTAATGGAATAAAATGGCAAGTTGATAAATAGTCTATTATGGCTCTTACTGAAGAGTAGAGAAGACTGGCTGATACTAATGAGAATGTTGCTTAGGCTGTTAGAGATTCATAGGCATATATAAAGACATTATATGATGATGGTCTTATAATGACTAATGTAATGTATTCTTAGCCTAAACATATTGTTAATGTAAGTATTATGGACCCTAATCTTGAAGGTAGAGCACAAGAACTTGAATCTAGATTAGAATCAGAAGATACTACTAATCAACCAGGAACAACTGCTTATAATGGTGCTACTGTAGATCCTTCATCAGGATTAGCTCTCGATGGCACTGCCTCTCGTCCCTAGCCCTTAAATGGTGATAGAGTTAGAGAGAACCAAGCCAGAGCAAGGTCATGGTGTGCATAGTTACTACTACGTGGTTGGACAGTTGATACTAAAGGAAATTATACTAGTCCTTCAGGCCAAGTATATACAAGTATTTCTTAGGCTTACCAAGCTTCAATTTAGAAATCTACTCCAAATACCAACTCCTCTTCCACTGCTTAGTGGTAGTAGATGAAGAGTATTTATAGTCAAGATGAACGTAATCAATACAAAGAACTTGCAGATAGAGTATTTGATCTATGTGCATAGTCTGGAATTGGATTTAGATATGGTACTCTTGATAATGAAGTAGCTGGTGTATATAGACCGAGAGAGCATTCTGTAATTATATCTGCAAACATCAATAGACTTGCTTCTGAAAATGATAGAACTGTTGGAGAATTAGTTCTTCACGAGGCTATTCATGCCTTGACTATCTATGCTATTTAGAATAAAGAAGGATTGAATAGAGAAGCACAAGAGGCGGTTACTACTCTTGAAGAATGTTATAAACAACTAATTAGTCAAGAAGATAAATCAAAAGTAGAAACTGACCAAGACTATTATGGCTTAGCCAGTGTTGCTGAAATGGTTTCGGAAATGGCTAATCCTAAGTTCAGAGAAATACTTTAGAAACATTCTTTATTAGATACTGTCATCTCCGCTATTAAGAGATTATTCTCTGGTGTACTTGTACAAAGAGGACAAACTCTAGATTAGACTGTAATGAACAGTTTGGATAGTTTACTTAGAAACTACAATGCTCCTGCAAACTTAATATTCAGTGAATATAAAGCAGGATAGGCATAGTTGTTTAATAAACATAATCCAATGGTAATTAAAGAAGAAACCTTTAATACTATTAAACAATCTATACAATCTGGAGAGGAATCGATTTCTATTGTAATGGCTGGTACTGCTAGAGAAATATCAGATTATTTTAGTAGAAAAGGTTATAAAGCCGGTGATGTTATTCAGTTAATTTCGCAAAGTGCTTCTCAGAGAGCTTCAAATACTGTTACTGTAAAGATTCTTGGATTTGAAAATGGCAAAGTTAAATTTGAATTAAAAGAACAAGATTATTGTATAGAAGCATTTAATAACTCTGAAGGATTCCATAAGGATTTAATTGAAAATACAAATACTACAGTTCAAGACGAAGTAGCTAAAGAAGCAAGATAGTTTACTAAAAACTTCATTAAAGAATTAGCAACTGCTCTTGAAAGAAATGAATCTTTTGATTCTATATTTAGTAGAGTATTTAAAGAAGAAGATCATTATGTATCATCAAAATCTTATAAAGAAATTGCTAAAATGATTTATGATGAAGTTCTTTCTTACTATGCTTCAGGACAAAGACTTTATACTGATCCTACTCTTTCCCACACTACTGTAAAAGTTACAAGAACAGTAAATGGAGAAGAACAAGAAGGAGAATTAAATATGGCTGATGAATTAGATATGCTATTCTATGATTAGAATGGTAATCTAAGTATTATCTATATAGACATGGAGCCTGGTACTGTTGCTGAAAGAGGAAGAGCAATTAGTAAGAAACTATCTACACAGAAGAAAGGAATTGAAGAAGCTTTATCAGAAGTTTCTTAGAATCCTATTCAAATTTGCGGAGCTATGAAATTACTATTTGACTATGGTGATTTACATAATCCTGCAACTATTTCTATGGATACTTCTGGAAGATTAATTACTGAATCTGGAAATCCTTTAGCTGGAGTTAAAGCTTCATTCCAAAAGAATAGTCATGGCAAAGGAATCTTTTTAGCCAGAGCATTTGATACTGATTATGATTATGAAACTTTATCTGATGAATAGTAGAATCAAGTAAGATGGAAAAATGCTAATCAAAATGAATAGCAACCAGCGGAAACATCAGGAAGTAGCGAAAGAGTTGATGAGGTAGTAAGAGCTTAGTAGACAGGAGCTGATATTAATGAAGATAATGGAGAAGTTACTTCAGTAGAACCTGAAACTACTTAGCCAACAGCTCCTATTGAATAGCCAACAGCTTCTGAAAATAATGATACTAATAGTTCTGAGGAAGAATAGGGAAGTACAGAACCTGCTATTCCTATTGAAGAAGATCCATTAGGATTTGACTTTGATGAAAGTGGAGTTGATTGGGAACGTGATGATTCTAATGATGATGTAAGTAGAATTTTAGTTAAGAAGCCTAAGTATAATAGAATATATGAAAAAGCTGTTAAGGCTAAAAATTACTTATTATCACCAGTACAAAAAGTCACTAACCTTACTTAGGAGCAATGGTTAATCACTCGTACTCCCTCTTTCAGAGCTTGGTTTGGTGAATGGGAAACTAATCCTACTACTGAAATGCTTCTTGATGAAAATCATGAACCTAAAGTAGTTTATAGAACAAGTCTTGATATTGATCCTCTTCTTGGAAAATCTGAATTTGTTGGAAGTAAACAAGAAGCAGAGAATAGACTTAGAGCATAGAAGGAATCTGAGGAAGCTTTACTATATGCTTTATCTAAAGAATACAATATGCCTGCTCATCTTATTAATATGTTTACAGATCCTGAAGGTCTTGATGCTTGTATCAATAGATACTAGGATAGATTAAATCAGGGAATTAAACGAGATGAACTGACTTAGCAAGAATAGAAACAGCTTGAAGATGCTATTAAGGAAATGTAGTATGCTAAACAAAACCTTGTTTATTATGCTTAGATTTTTGAATAGGATTTATTTGATGTTCTATCTTATAGACAACATTCATTCTATGATAGTCCTATAGTAATGAATTAGTCTTTGAAAGAACTTCTTAGCAATCATCCTATTGAACTTGAAGCTGGATTTGTTAGAAGCTATTCAGAAAGTGAAGGAGTAATTAAAGCTTCTGTTTCTAAAGAAAATTATATGAAACTTAGTAAATAGGCTATGAAAGAATCTACTCTTAATGAAAAGAAAAAGTTCACTAGAGTTAATGGATTTAAAACTAGTTTAGGATACTTAGCTTCACATAATTCTATAGATTATCAAGTAGCTTTAAGATACAATAGAATGTAGCAAGATGATAATGCTTGGGACAGACTTAGTGAGGCAGAAAGAGAAGGATTTATTCATTGTGGTTGTTAAACCTAAAAAAGAAAGGGTAGAGAAGTATTACTTCCCTACCCTTAATTTTTGTAATAACATTATGAGTGTGCTCTCAAAGCAAATAAATATCCAGTATATGCAGCCCAAGGACTGTATAGAAGATTTTCATTCTTCATGTCCCATAATGGTATAATCATTTTCCATGATTGTTTATATTTTGGATCTCCTACAACAATACCTTTATCAGTATTATTTTTCTGATAGAAGTATTGCTTCATAACATCCTTCCATTCTTGGTGCTTAGTATAACCTTTATCTATCATCCACTCAACAAACTTTCCAGTATTTCCAGCATCAGAAGTACAACTTGCTGCAAGTTCAAATAAATCATCTGGTCTTATGTGCATCTTATTTAAGAACTCTGCTTGTTCAGAAGTTATATACTAAGTAAGACCCTTTACATCTTTAACTTCTGGATGAGCATTTATTCTAATCACAATATTACCAAGCATATCTATATTATCTTGAGTATCAGCAGTACCTTTAATTTTACTTTTATATACATCTTTCTAATATTGTAATTTTTCCTACATTACATCATAGAATAAAGTACCTTGTTCATTAACATCATCATAAACAAGGCCTCCAAAAGTTTGTGATACTGCTTCACCAAACTAACCTAATCCTGCTACAATAGTTGTACCTTGTAATAGGTTAGAAAGAGTAATACCTTCCTGTCTTGCTGGCGAATCTTTCCACATTAAGAACAATCCGAGAGTAGGATCAGTATAAGCATAAACATCTCTATAAGCTCTACCTGCAATATAATAAGCTATTCCTCTAAAGTCTATTTGTCTATTTTTAATAGTAGTATTGATACCATTATTAAAATTATTAGCCAAAGCTTGTATTTTACTTAATGCTTTAGGATCTACCTTACCAGCATCTATCAGCATTTGAAAAGCATTATAATCAGCAGCAATACCCTTAGCCCAATCTCTTCTAAGTTTCTTAATAACTTCTCTATCACTTTTAGTAATATGCACATCCTTAGTAAGATTAATCTACTCATAAGGATTAGTCATTTTAGTATTCTTTTCAAAGATTTCTACTTGTTCCTCAAATGTAAGCTTTTTCATTGCATCATCATCATCTGGATCTGGTCCTACCCAATTCTTGATGAGATTCTATAATACATACATAGCAACTGTAGCATATACAAATCCTACATACTTTTTAAGACTCATAAAAGCATCTTGATCAAATCCCTATTTTGATAAAACTTTTCCACCTACTCTGTTACTCCACTAAGTATTAGTGACTGGAGAAATCGCAGCTAATCCTAGTGCTAAGAAATTCAAATAGAATTTCTTATTAAACGTAGTCATAAGCACTTTAACAGCAGTATTAATACCTCCAGAGAACTATCCTGTTTCCCAAGGGTCCCAAGTAATTTCTGGATGCTGTACAAACTCTCCATTTTCATAGCGATACTCAACCCATGTAGCTCTAGGAGTTGTAGAACCTTCTTCAATAATAACTTCTCTATTAATATAAATAAGTCCTTCCTAAGGATCATCTATATATCCTGGATCTGATGGATTAGTACTAGGAACATCAACACATTTTACAATCTTTTCATTTAATTCAGCCAAGTCTTCTTCTGTATAACCCTCTACTTTTTCTCCTGTTGAAGGATCAAACTGTTCTGTATAGAACATAGGCATACCAGTTTCATCAACTCTCATGTGTTCATTAAATATATCATGTCTTGTTCCAGACCACTAATTAGCAAACATACCAAAAGCATATCCTTTCATAGCTGACCATGCTGCTGTGTACCAATGTCTATTCAAGTCTCCTTTATGATCTTTGTCATAAATACCGTGCATATAGTTAGCATCCAGACAGCACTTTTCCAAGAAAGAAGATTCTTCCTAAGAGGTCCATGTAAGATTACGTTTAGCAATATGAATATTATTTACTAATGTAATAAGTCCTTTTCTTGTAACATCAATATCTCCAGTAGTAGGATCAGTATAACTAATTCTTTTTGTTCTTAGATATGCTGCTACTGTCTAACTTACAAGTTTATTACCTAATGAATGTCCTTTACTTCCTTCATAAATATTTAAAGCATCTTCTACAACAGGAAGGATAGTTCCAGCTTTTGCTCTAAACTAAGAATCATCTAAAGCTATATTACTGTCAAGAATATTTTGAATAATCTCCTCAGCCTATTCAAGTGCTAAATACTGCCTTCTATCTTCAGGTCTTGAAAAATAAGTATTCTTTAGATCCATAGTTCTGGTTGTACTTCCAAACATTTGATTTGAGAAGAAGTGTCTAAACCAGCTCATGCTGTCTTTATTCTCTTTCATGTAGACATTCCACAAAGAATCTTTATGACCTTCCTTTGTAATTACTTTTTTAGTTTGCATAGATGCAATATAAGGAATAGCTGTCATATAGATTTCTCCCATTCTCATTCCTCCATATAGATATTGATTCCATGTAGCACTTTTATTAATAGGGCTTCTTGTGTCCCATGTTCTAAATCTTTCTACATTTTTATTATCTATATTAAACTGTCGCATTATAAGAGAAAGAGGATCGTCTTTAAACTTAGTGCTTGATAATCTAAATCCAGCTTCTTTAAGGAGAGCAGGGAGCATTAGTTTAAAGAAGAAAGTACAATTAGCTTTGAATAATTGTCTCTTTCCATATCCTCTTCCTTGGAATGTATGTATAGTAATAGCTACAATACCATCTACTAAGTTTAGTAAAGTTACTGAAAGTTTAGCTCCTAAGAATGATGCAGATACAGCACTTTGTAAATGATTATATAAAGCAGTAAGAATCTTATGTTGTTTTACATTAGGATCACTCATCCAGCTTTGTCCATAGATATTCTTTTCTATAAAGCTGCAATAATTCTAATAGGCATAAGTACCCTCTCCTTTCTTATCTTTATATTCAGCTTCAGTAGTAGCAACATCTTTAAGTTTAACTCCTGTATTTTTACTACCTTTAAATATATATTCAACTCCGTCTATCTTTCTATTTAAAAGAACCTTTCTACCTACTTCAAGAGTACCGGCTATTTCATCTAATGCACTATAGTTATTAGCCATATCTGCATAAGCAAGAATAGAGTGGAAGAGATCGGTTGAAACATTAGGATTACCTTCCCTAATAAATTTATCATAAGCTTCCTAAGCTTCAGTTTCTTTCTCTTTCAATTTAGTTAAGTTTTCCTTCAATCCTCTAAGCTCTTCAGTCTGATTAATAGTTAATGAAGGAAGACTTTCTAAATAAGCTATTTGACTCTCAGTATTTTCAATTTGAACTTTAGTTCTATATAGATTTCTTCTTGCTGTATTTCCTTCCATCATATTAAGCATATTAATACCATACAAAGGAATACGATCACAAGCTTCAGACTAAGCAGCAGCAGGATTATATACTAGTCTATCTTCTTCAGAGTTAAAAGTTAAATCACTACCATAATCACCTGTTGTAACATCCATAGAAAATTCTTTTCTAAATGTTTCACCAATTGTAGAATTTACCTTTCTAACAGCAGTAAGAGGATTAATATCATAGCCCATTCTATTCTTAAATCTATTAACTATTAATTCTCTAAACTAAGGCATTCTATAATATGATGTACTACCATCTGGAAGTTTAGCATCGAGCCTTTCTTTGATAGCAGTTAATTTATTAAAGAATTTCTATTCCGTAGTAAAAAGACCGGGACTATACTCTTGAATTATAGCTAGGTTTTTCCAGTCAGCAGCAGCAGTATTTATATGAAGAATTTTTTCTGCATAAGTTTTACTAAGGTAACTTTCATTAGGCATGAGTTGTTTTCTTTCAACACTCCATTTCATGTGATCTTTTTTCCACTATATATAATCAGCATGAATATAAGCTTCAAATTCAATTCCCACACGAGCACTGCTCCAAAGAGGGGCAGTATTACCTGTTCTTGCTACCAAGTTATCCTTGTACAACTCCTCGAACTCTGCCCTCTTTCTTGCAAAGAACTCTGCTCTGTCCTAATCAAATCTATACATATCATAGAGATTAAGGAAATTACCTGTAGGTACTCCTTGTTCATTACGTTCTACAAAAAATGAAGGATCTGAAATTCCTATATTTTTCATCTCGATACATAAAGCTCTCAACTAATCTTGTACAGAAATAGTCTATTCCTAAGATCTTCTTTGTACAGCTTTAAAGGCTTTAAAGGCAATCTAACAAACAACATCAGAACAAGTGGCTGCATTACCATACCATTTATTCCACCAAGAGGATTTTTCGATTTGATAGTCTACTATCTAATCCATCCTCCATCTCTTAGACATAATTCTACGAACTTTAATTCCGTTGAATACTACTCTTTTGGCTACAATGATATAGTCTTTACCATAGGATAGTTCCAAGAATTTAGTAAAGAACATTCTTGCTTTTTCTTGAACATCTTGAACTAATCCATAGTTCATCTGTGTTGATTCTATAACATTGCCATCATCATCAAACTTCTAATAATAGTTACCATCACCATTAAGAAGAGCATCCAATGAATTAAGCAAGTCTTGTATATTTCTATGTACTGTTTTTGATGTTCCAGAACTTCTATCAAAAATCTAAACATTGACATTATAAGCATCATCTGTAAGTGCTTTATCATGTAATGCTTGTCTTAAAGAACTTGTAATCTAAACAACAGCATCTACAACATCTTTGTACTAACCAATTTGTTTTGAACGCTCAGGGAAATGTTTTTGAAAAGCAATATCATCAAGCATATCCTTTTCAAATTCAGATTGCATTTTTGCTCTAATATCCCCTATCTAAGTAGTAAGTTCAGTTAGGGCTGTAACTATACCAGATAATGCACTGTCTCTAACAAACAAAGGATCTCCCCAATCTTTATTAAGTTCCATTTCGTCTATAATAGAACCAATATTTTTAGACATTACCTTAGTTGTACTATTCTTACTAAGAAGATTGGCTAGTCTTTGAAGTCTATCTCTAACTTCATTATATTTTCTTTGTACTTCAGGAATATGTTTAGAGTTGTGCATGGTTTCTTCTTTCATCATTGCATCCTCAACAGTTCCACCAAAGTCTTCAGATAAGAAACTTCTTGCTATACTTGTAGCTATCTTCTCTGCTTCAAGTCTAACATACAAAGCTTTCTTTCTAGAGATTCTAGCAAATGCAACACAAGCAAAGTATTTAATTCTCTAAGCTAATCTTTCAATAGGAGATGAAGTTTCTTTTTCTTTTTCTAACATCATCTTCCCTACTAAGTGTCCCATTGCTTCTCTAACAGGATAAGCACCCAAATCATAATCCTCTGGATGACCATCATATATACGTCTAATTACATCATCAGTCATTAATGCTTCTAATCTTTTGATTAGTGGATGATTTCCAAGAGAACCGACGGCAAAGTGACCAGCTTCCTCAGCAAGAGGTTGAGTAACATTGCGGCCCTGAGCAATCTCAACAAGAGCCATTAATCCTGATTCAGTTCTCTAAGCATTAAATGTACTATAACGACCGTTATATTCTGGATTTTCAAGAAAAGTTACATCTACTCCATGTTGTTTTAAAAAGTAGATTATACGCTACTGCAAACTTCTGTTCTAAATATCTTCTACAAGTTTCTATTGATTGTCTATATTTCTTTTTACAATCTGTAGTTTTACTTTTCCTTTAGAAGTAGGAACAGCAGTTACCATAAATTTTTTATAATTAGTATCTCTGTTGAATTGTACTATTTTAGTAACAGCTTCATTCCAGTCGTACTCTTTTTCTCCTCCAATTTCTTCTTGGAGAACTTGCTAAATCTTCTATTCATACTTATCAGATTTAGCAGCCTCAAGGAGGGAGGCGAATGTTGGTTCGCCTTCCTCATTGAGTTTAATAGAATCTCCTGCAATTCTCAGGAAATCTTCATTATGTGCAATCTTGTACCAGAATTTAGTTTGAGTTCTATTACTCTTACCAAATACTGTTTCCATCTCATCCCATAGCTAATGTTTCTATGGCTTGATTTGACACGTTCCTGCCATTATTGTATTTTAATTTTAATGTTTAACAAAGTTTTTCACCTGTATTAGGATCAATGCATTCACAGTTTTGTACTTCAGGGTCTTCAAGAATTTGTTGAATACGTTCATCAGCATTTTCAGTTTCATTAAAGATTTCCTGTGTACGTTTACTTAGTTGATTAACCACTAGTCTTCTTTCATAATCCTCAGAGAGAGTAAAGCTTTCTTCATTACCTTCTTCTACTTCTCCAAAGTTATTAATTCTTTCAGAACCTAATAGTCCACCTCTGTCATTGTAAGCATTAGTCTCTCTTTTAGTTACTCTAACATAGGTAATTTCTCCATTATCTCCAGATAAACTGGTAGATTGATTAAATACTAATCCACTGTCATTCATTTCCTCATCTTCTGATCTTGATTCATTAGCTTCATTATAAGCTCTATAATAAACACCATTGATATTCAAAATAGGATAACAGTTATACAATTGAGCTTTGACCGGAGGGTCTTGACTATAGTCCATAATATCTATAATTTTCTTACAGATTGGAGACTTAATAACTTCTCCCTTGTCAATCATTGTACACTTAATAGTAAATGAATCAACATACTTAGTTATTGGAGTATAATTGATATTATCCATGCTTCCTGCTGCTCTATAAGCATCCATACCTTCAGCATTAACTTTAATCCAAAGTCCTCTATCAAGTCTAGTCCTATTTTCATTAGCTCTAGCAGATAGATTACTTAGATCAAAAGTTTTACATACACCAGGAAGGTCAGTGTGATTTAAAGAAAATTCTTCAAGGAATCTGTTAATAGTATTTCCACGATTAACAGTAAGTACAGAACCACTATTTACTGCTTTGAGTATGTCTCTATAACGAACTGTTCTCAAAGTACCCGTAGTTTCATCCTCGTATTGTCCTATAATGAATTTAGCTTTAAACATCTTTGGAATAAGCATATTAAAAGATTTACCATTCATGCTTTGGCCATTTTCAAAGAAATCATAAATAAACAAATCAGATACTACTTGATTAGATATTGGATTAGTAGCATTAGCTACTGCTTCAAATTCTGATTGTAGTCCTGCCAATTCATCTTTCAATAAATCTCTTGTATTAATAGCCAATGCTCTTCTGGTTACTTGCTTTCCTTCTTCATTTGTATATTTAATATTAGAATACTCAATTCTACTTAAAAGTTTCTCAAGGTCTAAAGCTTCTTCTCTAGTAAGCTTTACTGCACCAATACGAACTTCGCTTTGTACAGACTCGCCATGAAGAGCTTTATTAAGAGTCTTTTTCAAATTAAGTAGCATATCAGGAAAGTAGTTTAGATAGAATTGTCTATTTGATACATCAGCAAAAAGACTGCTGTCATCTGCAAGACTTCCGTATTCAATAGCAGTATTTTTTCCATTTTCTACTACGACACGGTATTCCATCTCAGACTCTCCATTAAATACACTATAAGGAAGATAGCTCAGAATAAAATTCTGAAAATCAGCATGAGCAAGATCAATAACATCTCCATTGGATCCAGTAGAAACTATACCAAGACAACTTCTCATTTCCTCATATAATTCAGTAAAATAAGGGAATTTATCTTGAGCAATAGCTTGAACAGCATAGTAGTTACAATCATACATACACTGCTCATAAGCAAATGGATTGTTTAGACAAACACGCTTAATATAAGATTTATAATCTCCTAATAATGGTCTTTCGATAGCGGCTTTACCAATTTCTTTTCTGATAACTCCACCATGTCTATCGTCTTTTACAATCTCACTCTTATGATCTTTGAATACAAGGATAGTTTTACTTCTTGCATCGGTAGCTCCTTTAATATACTTATTAGCTTTGTTTCCTTGAACAATCATCTTTCCAAATGTAGACTGGACAGAATTGGAAGCAGAGAATTTAGTAGCATTAATGAAGTCATTAACTTCTTCTCCTACCTGATGAATACCATTATACAGATTGAGAATCTCCAACTGATAAGCCTTAAATAGATCAGAGTATTTAGAATGATCTTGCTTTCCTTCAATAATAAAACTCTCAAGAGCTTCAGTACTGAATCTAAGTTGTCTATCTAATGAACTCATCACATTTGAATTAACAGAAGAAGCGTATTCTCTTTTCATCTGGGCTACGGCTTCATCAAAAGTAACTCCTGTATTTTGAATATACTCACATAAATCTTTGATAATTGGCTGATTAAATAAAGCACCAATTTCTTCAAAAGAATAACCAAGACGGGCCAATACTGCTCCATCATTAGCTGTTGTAATATTTAAGTTGAGGTAATTAAGTACAGGGTCTTTTACTGCATCTACAGAAGAAGCCAATAATTCAGCAGTAGCTCTTGAAGCATTTTCACTCATCAAGTTTGATAATCCACCATCAGAAATATGATTACCAAATGCAATAGGGAATCTGGTTTTATACTCCTTTACTAAAGAAGTTAGTGCCGTATTAGCATTCTGATTAGCATAAATACCAATTAGTTTTCCTGCAACTTGATTCTGTTGATTAAATATCAACATAGTCATAGGATCACTATAATCATATTCAGGAAGAGGATCAGGCTTTTCCTTACTGTCTTTGTCTATAAGTTCCTTTCTTTTTTGGAAATTTTGTTTTCTTTCTTCAATAATTTTGTCTTTTTCAGACCAATCAGGATCTTCTTTACTAGTTGGAATAGGCTTCTCAGTAATTTCATATTCTCCAAATGCTAGTTGTCTCATTCTACGAGCAGCAGCTTTTGGATGATCAAAACCACCGGGAGTGAATCTTTCTTTCATAGTTTCTTTATCCATCAAACGCTGCCTAATAATATGAATTAACATATTATTTCTAGCAATTCTAGAATTACCTTCCATGAAATTAGTATTCCTATTGACTGTACGAACTTCTCCAGTATCTATAAATCTACCTGTTTGACTTTGTAAAGTTCTGAATCTTTCAAGACCAGCAACTCCACCTCTAGTAATAGTCCCGTGGGTAGAAATCTTAGAACCAGCAGGAAGAATATCTGCAACAGCTTGAAAGAGAATAGCCTTTTCATTCTTAGTAAAAGACTTAGGATTATTCTTATTGGCAGGTTTAAAATGAACAGAGTAATATTCTCTCTCTTCGTCTTTCACCACCTCAAAGTACCCCTTTTCTCTTTCTCCCTTCAAATAAATCTTCACCGCTCTATTAGTACGGTCTGGATCTTCCTTCCAAGGCTTTTCATATTCCTCAGTTTCAACGAGATCAGAAGAGAGAGTATTGAATACTTCAGAAGAATAGACATTAGACTCAACATCAAAAGCTCCAGTATCTACCCATTCTTTGCTAAAGACTATATTACTAGGTATATTACCAGCTGCCTTAAACATTTCAATCATCTCAATTCCTGTATAACCATTTAAAGATTCTGTTTCAGTATTTCTGTAAGCAACTTTAAATTGTTTGTCAGGATGCTGTTCGGCAGTGTCATATAGTTTCTTAATACTCTCAATAATCTTTTCCTTTGAAATACTTCTTAGACTATTATTTTCCTTTACTCTCAAATCTTTTGTTGGAAGAGCATAAGCATTTCCAGTAAGGCCTTCACCTATACCATAACGAGCACCAAAATTCTTTTTAGCGAATAACGCTGCTCCCTTACCATGTCTTCCTTCAACATTACTACCAAATACCATTATAGTATTAGGCTCTGGAGTAACATCTCCTTCATAGTAAGAAGGTCTATTTATGGTACTACTAACAACATTAGTAGAAACACTATAAACTCCCTCCTTCTGGAATATAGGAATATTAATAGTTTTATCAAAAGCATTCACAGGAGCATCCAAGTCATACTCATCAAAACCAAATCCATAGTTTAAAATTAAATCCCTAAAAACAGGCAACATTTTAGGATCAAGTCCAGCAGCTTCCCAATAGTTAAGTAGTGATGTTGAGTTTCCTGATTCAGTATCTTCTTCATCAGTTACTCCTATACTATCAAGTAATTTATCAATCATTGGTAGTAAGCTTTCCTCACTCTTCTTAGCATCTTTAAGAGCTGTAACAATGTCTTTATTTTTAGGATCACTCCAAAATGATTGCCATACTCTTCTTCTTTGTTCTTTTGATAATCTTTTATTACTTAAACGAAATTCTTTTCGCATTAAATAAAGCTTGTCAATATCAAAGTCAAATCCTGCTTGTACAGTACCCTGCGGAGGAACTTTAATAGTACCACCTTCAGTAGGTTTACTAAATCTTTTTACTCTAAGATTCAGCATTGAATAAGCAGATTCTGAAGGAATACGATATGCAATTATATCAAGTATTCCTGGGAAATGTTTTTCTATAAGAGCTTCTTTTACAATAGATCCTCCTAATGGTGTATTTGGATCTACAACTCTTGAATCACCTTCAGCAATAGCTCTTATATCTATACGTCTTCCTGACTCTTTAAGAGTACCATCAGGATTACAATAATCTTCAAAGTTTAATTTTACTTCTCGTACATTTCCTCTCTTGTCTACATAAGAATAATGTAGATTAAAAGGAATTTCACAATCGCCATAAAGAATATTGTCATACTTAGGTTTTCCATTAGAATCATAGATAACTTTACCATTTTCATCTCTTGCAACTTCTCCATGATATTCAAGATTACCATAGTCAGAACCATGTTCAACTTTAGTAATACCCCAAGAGGAAGCTTGAACAGCAGCACCACCAGAAATTCTTTGCTTGTTTACTGCTTTCTTAAATATAGAAAACAGAGAAGCAGAGGCATCATGTGCGGTGGAGTTTTCAAAGAGTGGAAGAAGAAAATCAGCATCACCTGTAAGACAATAAGCTAAGATATTATCCTCAGATTCTCTAGAACTACTAATAGCTTGTTGAATTAGATACCTACTTGTAGAAGGAAGAGTTGCTACAGCTTTCTTAAAGCTTTCATAACTTTCAAGAATGTTAGCACAAATCAACTGATTATAGAAAGTCATTAATCCATTACCATCAAGTAATGTCTTTTCTCCTCCTATTTCTCCAGTTAAATTAACACCAACTGCTTCGGATTCTCCTTCAATTATTTTAGATAAATATCTTCGATAACCTGCATAACCTTCATCTGTTTTAAGATGTGCTAAAACTAGTTTTCTTACTTGTGTACCAAACAAAGCATCATGATTGATGTGATTAGGTACATTAGTTTGAATACGATAATCTTCATAACTAAGTTTATGTACATAAGCTTTGTCAAATTGTTTAGCAAATGTAACATTATTTACAGGAACAGCAAGCTTTCTAAACTCACTATTTCGTTTTTGATCATCTCTAGTTTTAGGATTATTTCCAGAAGCATCTTTAATAACATTGCCTGAAGCATCTACATATAAACCTTCATCATTAGTTTGAAAGTCAAATGCAATAGATCCAAATCCACCTACTTTAACAGCTTTAGTAGAACATACTAAGTCTATACCATACTTAGTTACTGCAATACCATTCTTAGTTCTAATTCCCTCATCATCTCTATCCATAAGCTCAGCAAGCTGTCTAAGACGAGAACCTTCGGGAAGAAGTTCTGGAATAAGTATTACTTCAGCATACTTGTGTTGTACAGGAATATCAATGTAGTTTGGAGCTGCCTGCTCTGAGATTTTCTGATTATGTTCATCAGTAATATCTTTTCTAGTATTGAATCCATTTATTCTTTCTTTACTATAAAGATAAGGTTTAACAGGCTGCATTACTGTAGACAGTTTAACAATTTCCTTAATATAAGACTGCTTCTCTTCATCAGAAACAGTTCTGTTTTTAAGTTTATCACTATACTGTAAGATTTTCTTATATACAGCTTCGTGTTCTTCTGTCCACTTTCCTGCCATTCCCATTACTCTACGAAAGCCTTTAAGTGTTCTATAACCTTGACCATCTGTTAGAGTACAACCTTTTTCATATTCCTTATATTCAGCTGAATCTTTTCCAAATATTGATTCCATAACAGAAGTAAATTCAGATTCAAGAGATCCTCGTTTAACTCCTACTTCAGAACCGGGAATAGAAATATCATCAAAGTAAACAACTCTTTCATTATAGTCACGTTTATAGTCCACATTTCCATCTCCAAGTCTTACTGTACGATCAGTAAACAGTCTATGATTAAACTTGTCCCATGCAGTAACATCAAGTTTTTTTCCTGGAGCATGAATTTCTTTATAACGCTTCTGTAAATCAACTACATTCTTATAGAAGCTTGGGTCAGTAGTCATTAATTGAATTTGTTCTATAGTAGCAAATCTTGTGTTATAGTACATCTCTTTAACTAATTCTCTAGCAACCATTTTTCTAATGTCTTCCTTACTAATAGCTTTAGCTTCTTCTTCAGTAATTTCTCTGCCCTGTTCTCTTTTAACTAAGGCAATTACTTCAGAAACATCTTTAGCTTCGCCTTTAAAGAATCTCTTAGTAACCGGGTCTTGCTGATCTATTATTTTGATATACTTAGTCATTCGTTTTGCAACACTATCTTCAATATAAAGATACTTGCCATTAACTTCTTTTAGAAGTCCTTTACTACTTATGAAGTCATAATATTCTTGTTCTTTTTGTTCAAAGTTTTCTTGAATAACTCTTTTGATTTCATCTCGTGTAACTATGTTATCAGTTCCTTTCTCAACAATAGCTACATAAGGATCTACTTGAGTACCATTAATTAGTTTGTCTACTACTTTGATTTCATAGTTTTCATTGAAGAAGGGAAGTATAGAAAACTTATTGGCATTCTTGCAGAAATTATCAATAATAGGCATATTCTGATCTTCAAGTATTCTCTTAGTTCCAGATGCTAATCTAGATCTAGTAAGCTCTTGATTAATCACATTGTCTACAAGTTCATCAATAATTTCTTCTCTACTAAGAATAGGTCCTCTCATGAACTTCATTACCCCACTATCGCCAAGAATAAATACAGGATAATCTGCATAACTATTTTCTGCATTCTGAGCATAGGCAGTAAGCATTGCAAGAGCGTGTTGTTTCATAGAATAATCTTCAAAACGCTGCGCATTCTCTGCATTCTTATTATCTCCAATAAGTCTATTCCAACTAACATTTGCAGCAAAACCATCTGGCATAGTTAGAGAAGCATCCTTATCTAAGCATTGTTCATAGAGTTTTCTTAACCAATAGTTTCTAATATTACCATAAACAGGAACATAGGTAGGAACTTTTACTTCCTTTCCTCCTACTATTTTAGTAACTTCTCTTCTTTCAATTCTAAGAATGTCAGCAAACATACTACATTTAAAGAAGTTATTCTCAAGATACTCTTTAAGCAAGGTTTTATTTCCTGCCTTAACAATACCTTGAATTTGCTGAACCATATCTCCTAAATAAGAAGGATTTACATCACTGGAAAGTCTGGTAGGATTACCATGCTTATCCATATATGGAACTCTAGCTTCAAGTTTAATATTAGGGTCATTCTCTGCAACTAAACTTGTAAACTTCATTAAAGCTTCTTCAAGTTCTGTATAATTAGATGGACTACTACTAATCTTCTTTCCAAAATAATATTCCATTGTAGGAGTATATTTTTTAGAGAAGACTATTCCACCATGATTATCTTTACTTATAATTGGCTGACCACGTTCGTCTAAAACATTGTTACCTTCAGAATCTTTTTCATATTCTATAGCATTAGCTTTTGCTCTTTGTACAGAAGCAGTTTCAATAAAATGCTGATTGAAATTTGTTGCAGCTTTTTGAAATTCTATACGTGCTGCTCTATTACTATAAATAGCCTGAGCAGTAAGATTCATATCTTTAGAATCTATACCAAAAGCTCTCAATATTCTTTTAATAGCATCAATATTCTTATAATTAAATTCACCAGCTTCTGTACTAAGTCTCTTCTTTATTTCTTCTATTTTCTTCTCTTTTGCTATTCGTTCTTCTGTTGTAGTAGCTACAATCTTTTGAGCTTCTTTAAGTTCTTGTTGTATTTTTAGATACGCATTACTATAAAGCTGAGTAAAATCTTTTTTACCTACTACATTTAATATAGAATATTGTATAGCATTAAGACCATTAAAATCTATATGACCCTCTTCATCATAGATAAATTCGTGCATTTCAAATCCACTTGTTTTATAGTTATATCCTATAGTCATGTGTGATTTGGCATTTTGATAAAGAGAGGCATTTGATCTTCTATTTAATAGTCTAACAGCCCACTTTGAAATACCAGTAACTGCATTAGTAACTTTTTCAAGAGTAGTCAGGGGAGCAAAATTTGAATACAAATCATGAAAGAATGCTGAGCGCATAGACATAGCATTATCTGCTTTAGCCATATACACTTGTTCAACGGCCTTAGTTTCTTCTAATAACTCGTTATATAATTTAATATCTTCAGCATACATACTTTTTTGTTCTTCAATAGCTTCCCTTTCTTCCTTGGTAGCATTTTCTGAAGGTTCTACTATTTGACTATTAATGCTTGCAATCTTTTGTTCAAGAAAGTTTTCATAATCTTGAAATGATTTATATCTTTCAGCATTAGGAATCTGCTTTTCTGCAAGAAACTTCTTAAACATTCTTGACATAGCATCATCAAAAGACTTGTCCATATAGATAGTACCATCAGGTCTTTGTTCAACTATGCCTGGGCAGAGAACTTCGAGTACTTTTAACATCATCTTGTTATAAGATGCAGCATCTGTAATAGCCTTTATCATTGTAATAGAACTAGTACAACCACGAGTAATAGCTACTAAATTCTGATGAACTTTAACAGGATCTGCATTTATAGGTTCTCCTAAATCATCAGTAATAACTTTGCCATTCTCATCTACTGCCGGTATCATAGCTAATACTCTACGAACTTGTTTGCCTATACTGGCATAAGCACTCATAGATTCAGCTACTTCCATCCAGCCGTCTTTCTCCATCTCTTCAAGATTGACTAAGTCCTCTACGTCAGTATCATTATAATCATTCTCATCAGTCTCTGCTGCATAAGATCCATCAATACCAATCTTTAATTGTTCAATGTCTCTTAGTCTAAGCATAGACAAAGTAACTAGAGATTCCCAGTTATCAAGAATTTTATAATACTCTTTAGCTTTTTCTTCTTCTCCTAAATGTTCGTATCGTTCAGCCTTAGCTAAATACTTATTAAATAGTTTATCATAAATATTTAGTGCACCAAACTTAGTAGTTCCATCAGCTGTTTTTACACCCATTCCTATCTGTGCTCTTGATAGATTAGGGAATTTCTCTTGAATAAGATCAATCTCTTTTGAAACATCTGTAGTTATTCTACTAATACGAAGTTCTCTAGTAGTTGGAGTATAAGCTTTTTGTAATCGCCTCATTCCCTTTCCTGTATTGATGGCATTTTGAAGTGCAGAATCAACTTTCTTTAAGAAGTTCTTCTTTCCACTTTTAAGATCTGCTCTAAATCTTTGAAGTGTACGCAAAGTTTCTACTATACTCATGTTGTCCCAATCAGGAAGTTGTGGAGTTTCTCCAGGAGGTGTAGCTTTTCTAACAGCTTCGTCATACATTCCTCTTAGAGTAGCCACATATCTGCCTATACTTTTTTCTTTTTCGTTTTCTCCACGAAAATCAGCATAGACTTTAGCTATTAAACTGTCCTTTCTTGTTGGTAGGTAACAGTAATCCATATTTTCAAAGTATTAAAGTGTTTTTATTGTACAAAGATAGTTAGAATTGTTCTAGTTATAAGCACATTAGCTAAATGCCTGTTTGTTTATAACCAATTTCTCTACATAAATTAATACCATGTCTTGTTTTTGTGTATTTAAAGTTTTACTTTTTTAGTTTCTTGTTTGTTTTACTTTCTAAAATTACTCTTTTCCTCTTCTCTTCTCCTTATGAAAAGCAGAAAAGAAAAGAAAAAGAGTACTGATGGGAATTTACCAAATAAGAGTTTCAAGAGGTATTCTTCTAATCTCTTCTTTATTGGTAAACGAAGGCTCTCTACTATTAAGCAGAGCATAGGCAACTTCTGTCATAACTATGATAGCATGACCTGGAAGATCCCATGCAATAAACCTATAGTTTTTAGGCTTACCATTATAATATATACTTACTATACTTCCAGGTCTATAATGAGGAAATGATTCATGTACATCAGCTCTTTCTGATGCAATGTAATATCCTCTCATTACATGACTCCAAAATGAAATACCCTCTGGAGTTTTTTGCCAAGAGAATCCTTTATTAAATTCTCTACTATCAAGGTCAGTACTAAATGTCATTGGTCTTCCTTGCTTAGCTTGATGCCACATCATTCTGGCTAAAACTTCTGGAAATTCTTTGTAGTATTCATCAAATATGTGCTTTGTCATACTAACTTAACTTAAACTGTGAACTATACTTTTGTATTGTATTTTTATCTAATACTCTACATTGATTGTTTTTAATTCTTTGGAGTGTAACTGTAGACATCATTCCGTTCACTTCCCCATGTTTGCCAATAGGAACTGTAACATATTTATATTCCTTATTAGCATATATTCTATGGGTAGCTCTTTGATGATGAAAATAATAACCTTCGTTCTTTAATACCTCTTCAAAATCTTTAAGTTTATAGATTGTTAAAGGCTTGCTAAACTTGTGCATTAAATAATTCATTTTTGGTTCATTATTAAAAACATTACCACCACTAGAACCCCAAGCCAAGAGGAAAGAGAGGCAAGAAGAATACACATCTCTGTCTCTGTTGGACTTAAATTCATACTAATGCTGATATTTTCTTTTTCATTAATATACATAAATCCCCAAAAGGCTATACAACATCCTATTAAATATAAGAACATACACTAAAGTTTTATTTGTTTTTCAATTTTATATTATCTCTATACTTTAGAAAGGAATACAAAATAATCATAGTTCCTGTACTAAAGTAAAAAACATACTCGTAGGTTATACCAAAGATTTCAAAGTAGTATTCTAAGGTATTTAATACCATCATAAAACACATATAATAAATAGGTATTCTATGATACAAACAATATCTAAAGGTAAAACTGTTTACCAATAAATAAATCACAATTAAAATACTATAGCCTCCTAAATAATTAAACACATTCAACTCTACTCCACACATCATGCAAATAGTATCTATTACTGTAAAGAAACAAAAAAGCATTGGCAAATACATTGTCAATGCTTTAGTTAATTTCAATAGATGTTTGTTCATAAGTATAGAGCATTAACTGAATATACTTAAAACTAGGATTACTTCTTTTTCTTGGAAGTTTTCATCTTACCTCCACAAGCATAGAGCTTTCCACCACATCCATAAAGTTTTTCATCCTTACGAACAGGTCTAGTAACTCCAACTAGAGGTCTAGGCTTATTAACTTTAGTGTTGTTACCCATAATAATTAGATTTAATACCGAGCAAATATAAAGAAAGAATATATATTTGCCAAACCTTTTTGGAAATATTTACATATTATGGTTAAACTTATAAAGAATCTTCTTTAAAAGCTCCTTCTAATGCTGTTTTTATTTCATCTACATAATTAGTCATCTCTTTTGAAAATTGTGAAGACACATATTCATATATGTCATATAATGCTTCTGTATATCCTAACCTATAAAATCTAAATAAAGAATCAAACTCTTCTTCCGGTAAAGTAGGAAACTTTGTCCTAAATCTTTCTTTTATATTATCTTTCATACATACTACTTTCATTAAAGACGAAAGAAAGGGAGGAAAAGTAATTACTTCTCCTCCCAAAAATATATATAAAACACAGGATAATTATTCCTCTCTTCCTTCGATCTTATAGATTATACTTTTAATTTGATCTGCTAGAATCTTAATGTCTGGATGGGCATCATTAGCACATCTAAGTACGAAGAAATCTTCCCATTGTTTTGATGTACCAGTCATGATAATTTCTGTCATACAAGCATTAGGTAAAACTTCTCTTGCTTCTTGTGGAGTAGCTCCATTGGAAATCATACTTAAATAAGAATCTTCAGCATCTTTACAAAGTTGAATTAGTTTAACTACATTATCATTAGCATAATCAAGTTCACTTTCTTTAAGTTTTGAAGATCTTGCCCAGTAAGGAATTACATAAGTAATCTCACCACCAAACTTATCTTTGCTGTAATTACAATATCTTTGACTGCTTTGTGTAAAACTAAACACACGGTGACGAACAAGTTGGTGAGAAATACTTCTTGATGTAATAATCTTAAATGTATATCTAGGCTCATGATGTTCTTTATCAAACGGAATCATGAACTTAATATCATCTAACCAGCCATTCTGAAATAATACTCTGTAATTAGTAGTTACATAAGCAGTTTCTGAATGATCATTTACCAGTAGTGTGTATGTAGAATACTTATTATATTTATAATGTGATAGTGGATCATTCAATAAATAATTATTATAATTATCATTTGAAGATTTTTTTATTTCAGCTTTAAGATATACAGTACCGTGCTCAAGAACACTGGTATGTTTATTATCTTCAAGCATTTTAATAAATCTATTGTAAGAAGTTTCAGTAATCTTATCAGCAGATTTATAAGCAATACGTCCACATAGTTCAATATGCTTTAGTATTGTTGTAATAGTATTACCTTGCTTGATAAGTTCTACACTAGGCAAAATAAATTTCATTGTATAAATGTTTTAAGGTCGTTAATGTTAAGTAGTCCTGTATGTTTCTTGAGAACATTTCCATCATCATCAAGTATTACTAATGTTGGTATTCCTCGAATACCATATTTAATAATCAGCTCTTCTGCTTGCTCATCTTCAATATTAATACTTTCATGTTCAATATTTAAAGAATTTAGATTGCCTTCAAGAACTTGACAAGGACCACAGGTTTCTCCATAGAATTTTAATATTCTCATATCATTCGTTGATTACTTCAAAGCCATCTACATTCCATCCACTTAGATCCTCTTTAATAAAACTCAGAGAGGGATCGGAATCCGATAGATAATTATTTACTTCATGAGGTAAAATGATTTGACTTCCTACTGCATTTTTTAATTCTTCTTCAGTAAGATCAATTCCCTTATCCTCATTAAATCTTTCTTTATCTACTGTAACACAGACTTCAAATTGTTTACTCATAGTTATAGAAACAGTTACCGGAACAGTAATCGTTTCTGTTTCTCTCTTCCAAGGTGCTCTTGAATCTTCATTAGCTCCTAAAGGTACATTTTCCATAGTTATTGTTGTTGTGCTCTTTCGAGTTTACGAAAGTCACAAGTTTTTAGTTTAGTTATTATTCTCTTTCCCTGTCTGTCAAGAAGTCCGGTAGTAGTGCGGAGAACTAATCCTTCTGCATCAAGAGAAGGATCTTCTGCAACTATAGATTTAAAGCCTTTCTTGACATATTCAATAGCTTCCGGTATAGTGAAATAACCTATAATAGGAACTATAGCAATTCCTAATAAAGAAGCTATTGATTCACAAGACTCTCTAGTAAGCCAATATCCACCAATAAATATATCAAACAGAATAAAATCTGCTGATTTACTATTGTATCTATTTCCATACTTTTGAATCTTATAACCAAATCCTTCTCCAAATAAAGTAATAGGTACTCTTTCAGAATCACTTATATGAAAAGCTTTCTTTAGATTCTCTGCTGTAAATCTTTCTTTTAACATGGAAAGCAGATGAGGAGGAATTATTGCATTAACTGTATGTCCAAAGAACTCTACAGTATCATCAGGATTAAGTACAATAGCAATGTTAGTTCCATCTACTTTTTCTGTACATTCCCATTTAGTATCTTTGAGTAGTTCAAAGTTCTTTTCTGTAAGTTGGTCTGGAATGATGTTACCAGCTTCATCTCTTTTAAAAAGAGTATTTATTTTTCCGTAAAGCATAATATTCATTCTATCTTAAAAACATATTTTTCAATTCCTGAAAATTTATAGTAAGCATCACTAACAAGCAGTGTAAGAAAATCAACAGTATTACTAGTGTCTTTTAAAGTGTCTATAAATTCAGAGATGCTTATTATCTCTTCCATCTCTTCCATAGTTTTATGACACTCTTTATATAATGCTAACCTCTTTTCTTGTCTAGTTAGGTCTGCTCTAATCTCTGCTTTAACTTCATCAAGCTTATGTAAAGACAATTCTATTTCCTTATCAGCATTCATAAACGAATCTTCAAAAAATGAATAGATGTCTTGACTACGAGAAAAGGAGATGATTAGTATTCTCTTACTCTGGTCTTCTCTTGGAATACCATAGATATTTAAATAACTACTCATAGTTTATTATTTCGTTTACAAATATCATTAATCATCTGAAGTGTATCTTCAAGTTGCTTTTTCTCAGCATCTGTCCAAAGAGTAAGCTCTTGACATTCTTCTTCAAACCTAAACTTCCAGATATACTTAGCTAACTTTCTTGTTGCAGAAAGTTTAGCTATCTTCTTCTTTGATTGTTGATCCATTTTCTTCTACTGCTTTTTGTTTAACATATTCTTTAAGGAGCAACATTATTTCATCTTGAATATACCAAATGGCTTTTTCAAGATCCTCAATAGCCTTACCTTTATCAGTATATCCGTTTTCAGATTTATGTCCACTTCTAAGAATATACTTAATAGCATTACCTAAATCAAAGTCCATGTGTCTGGTAATATCAATTACTTCAATACCACATAGATCTTTGAGCCAGGTATAGTGTGAGGGATGATTAACTTTATCCATTGGATTTAGAATCTGTTTCTGATTTGGTTTCTCTACCACATACTGTGCAACGATAACCTTTAGCATATTCATTAGCTAATCTGTTACCTTTACCATAAGTTTCATCCTGATACTGAGATGTACAATTACATCTAATTACTTTAGTTGCCATGATATTATATGTTTAAATTGTTATAGAGCACTTAGATAAATCATTTCCAAAGCAATGTTTATTATCAATAGTACCCATGTTATTATCAGCAAAAGTACAACACTTTTTTCATATTTAGCTACTTTCTTGCTGATTATTTTCAAAATTCTTTTTAAATACTTTCTATTTTCCATAGTTTTAACTTAATGAATCCACCACTTCCCTACTTCTGGACAAGCAGGGATAGGCAAAGATTTACAATAAATTGCAGCAGCATCCTGCATTATTTTAGCTAGTATATCAGGAAATTCAGTAAGCTCTTCAGGATATTCACAATTGATTTCATCATGTACTGCAACACAAAGTTTTACTTTATCAAAGTAATTATTCTCTATAATCCAATTAAATAAATTAGTCAGAGCTGTTTTCATAATTACAGCACCCTGGCCTTGTGTCGGTGCATTAAGTGCATATCTATCATACTTGCTTGCTGCCTGAAAATGAGTACGAACCATCTTAGCAATATTGTCATCAGTTCCTTTATGATATGCTTTATATTCGTCCCAAAATTCTCTAGTAAAAGAAGCTTGTCTTTTCTTCCATTCTTCCCAATCCCACCAATAAAGTTTATGACCTGTTATTGGAGAAATTACTACATAACCATGTTCTCTTACAAATCTACTACCCTTCTTGGTAAAAGCAGTTCTTCCTTCAAAAAACTTATCCAAATCATCAATATATTTTTGAGCTTGTTGTTCTGAACATCCGGCAGAAGAGGCAATAGTAGGAGCAGCAGCACCGAATAAGTATGCAAATTCTACTGATTTTACTTTATTTCTCCATTGAGGAGCTTTCTTTTTTACTTCTGATACTGAAGTACATCCGCATTCTTCACATTCTTTTCTGAATACTGCCCATGCAAACATTGCATGAGTATCTCCAGACCTTTCTGTGAACTCTTTCTTCATTTCAATATCATTATAAACATCAGCTCCTAATCTACTTTCTTCTGCTGAGAAGTCACAAGAAACAAAGTTATTACCAGGCTCTGCAACAAAGCAAGCTCTTGTTTCTTCATCATGAGGAAGTTGTTGAAGATTTACAAGTGAAATAGGAGGAATCTTTTTATATTTTGCTAAATCAGTATCTGTTCCTCCACCAGAAGACATTCGACCAGAGACGGCACCAAGTTGTTTGAAAGAAGTATGTAATCTTCCAGTTAAAGGATTAATTAAATCAAGATGTCCTTGACCATAAGTACCAACTACTTTTGAAGATTCTTTATAATCAAAATATAGTTTAAGGAACTCATCATTAATCCCCTTTTGTTTGCTTAGCTGCTTTTCAAGAACACTATCTTTGTCCTCTCCTGTTTTCTTGTCTACTGTAGTAGTATTAAATCCAAGAATCTTGCAAACTTGAATTACTTGAGAAGAAGAATCCCAATTTATAGTACAGACAGGATCACTATTATAGCCCTCAAACAAATCTCCTTGATAATCAATTTGAATAAACTTTGAAAGAGAAGGAGTAGAAATTACAAAAGCATCAATGTCTTTCTTTCGTTTAGCTAAGTTAGCTTGGTCCTTAACCATCTTAGCTTTCCATTTAGCTTCATCTAGTTTAATACCACACCATTCCATATAAGCTATTGCAGGTACTACTGCACATTCAACTTGTGCACCAACAATACAGTTTTTAGTTCTACAATCAGCCATTTGACTAAGCATTATCTTTTCTAGATAAGTAACATCTCCAGCACTATAAAGCACTACTGCTTTGTCTAATCCTCTCCAAATAATCTCTCCTCGTACTGATTTATCTATGTTTACTCCAAGTCTTCTTTCAGCAATATCTTTAAGACTATAACCAATTCCTCCAAACTTTCCTTTAGGTGGAAAGCCTAGATAAAGAAGCTGTTCAACAATCATAGTATCATAAACTTTTCTTGGAACAATACCAACGGAGTAGAGTAATTCCAAGTCAAATTTAATATTTTGTCCTATAAGAGTTTTAGTTTCTAAGATAGTCTTATAAAGTTGAATATCTATAGTAGTAACATCAACAACAATACGAACATCTAAAGCATCATTACCAAATTGAATACATAGAATCTTATTTAGTCTGGTATTCTTTCCATTAGATTCTGAATCATATTGTAGGTAAGGACATTTATTTAATAGGGATAGACTTTCGTCTACCCCTATAATTTTGAAGTCTGTTTCAAATTGAAACAATTCTGTTTGTCTAGTAACTAAATATATCATACTTTAAGTTCTACTATAAGCAACCATTTCTTTGAAGTCTAAACAACATTTATAAGAGCTAAAGAAATCATTACCAAGAATACCGGTTAATTTAATTCCAGAATGATTATAAAGTTCTTTAAATGCAGTTTCTAAATCACTACAACGAACAGTACACTTATATTCCTTCTTGTTATAATATAGCTTTATATTAGCTAGTGAACACTGAGAAATTACACCATCAGCACTCAAGAAAGAATCAGTTCCTTCAATACATTCAGTATTTATATCCGAAGTAGAATTAACATAAGAAACATTACTACCGGTATCTAACAAAAAGTGATACTTATTCTCTCCTTGATAGAAAGTTACGATAGGTAATTCTGTTAATTCAACAGCAGATTTGAAATCCATAATCTGATTCTTCTTTACCCTAACAAGATAAGTGCCCCTGGTACTATACCAGATAGCACCAAGAGCACTGAGAATTACTGCAACACTTATAATAGTTACAATCATAATTTATAAGTATTGATTATTCCTTTCCTGTTGAACCAAATCCACCTCGACTTTCTTCGTCAAGTTCTTCTACTTCTTTGATAGAAATACCTGAACAAAGCAGCCATTTAATCTTTTGCCAAAGTGTAGCCTTCTGACTAAGTTGTATTCTGAATTGGCAGATTCTCTCACCTTCTTTGATAGTAGTATCTCTGATAGCTAATGCAGGAAACTTCCATTCATCAGTATTGCCACTATAAGTATTATCAATAATACCTTGAGAGTTAGCACACATAATTCCCATGCCAAGAGGAGTGGAAGAACGAGGTAATACATGAGCCTCAAACCCTTTAGGAAGTTTCATAGCTACACCTAAAGGAAGATACTTAGTATCAAAAGTAACATCTCTATATCGTGCTTCTTCTCCTTCTACTCTTTTTGTTTTCAAAGTACCTGATTGAGGAGCTTTAAACTTAGTAGTTTCAGAACAGCGCAAGTCTACCCATTCTCCCTTGTTGATAGATAAAGGAAGTTGTAGATTCTTATTTAATCTTTTAATTTTAATGTTTAGTTTCATGTTGAAATTTATAAGTTAGATTTACGAGCTTATGATTATCTACTTTATAAAATCTTTGGTTAGTAGTTTCACTTGTGAGTGGTCCAAGTGACTCTACATAAGGACCTGTTTTAAGATAATCAATTAGTTCAACAAGTTCGTTAGGACATTCATTATGTCCGGTATAATATGCTATTTTAAGGTCAGGAAATTCTTCTCGAACTGTTTTAATGAGTGGAATTAAATCATAGCAGTCCTTTCCTTCTCCCATGAAGCATACACAAGTAATGCCTAAATTAGCTCTGATTAAGTCGAGAAGAGAAAAAGAGTTCAATACTTTTCCAACATCCTCAGCTAAATAAGAACTATGACATCCAGGACATTTAACTTGACAGTTTGATATTGATATTGCTAAAGTTATTTCTTCAGGAACTTCTCTAAATACTACTTTAGCATCTACATATTTAATCATAATCAGGCAATACTATACCTTCAATCTTGGCTCTTGTTACCAAAATATTTCTATAATCATTCATTGCTCTCCATTGAATATGATAGGTTTCCTTAGGACAAGTTGGTTCAAAATTAAGCAATCCTAAATCCCAATCTTCCATCATTTTTTGAAGGCTTTTAAGACGTGCATCAATCTGCATATATTCAGCAATAAACCTATCTTTATAATCTTCAGATAGCATTAATTCTGCTGATTTTTTAAGTTCTGTATTCATAATTCTATATTAGATTTACTACTATATACTCTGGTCTTCTGTTCTTTTTGTCTTCCATCAGACCAGTTCTTTATCTTTGTTAAATATCCAATTACCCTATCCCAAAGTGTAATATTATCACTATGACACTTAGGACATTTAGTTACTGGAACTTTTGTAATAAAACCACAGTCATCACATTCACTATTAGGAATATTGAAAGTAAAATACTGACAGCCTACATTAGCTGCATAGTATAATAATTTCATATATTGAGATGCAGATAAATGCTCTTCTAAATTTAAATGAGCTGCTGCACCTCCATCCAAGAACTCTCCAATATAATTCTTTCCATGCAATCTCATCTTCTCTAATATAGATAAATCTTCATTAGGTTTATAGATATAGGAAGCATATAGATTAGTATCAGAAGGCGTCCAATAATTATCTTTAGAATCCCAATTATAGTTTTTGAGTGCCAATGACTCGGCAGGTACACATTCTGTGTTGTATGTGGTTCTTTTGGTTTTATGTAGTTGATTCTGTTCTTTTATCGTACTGAAAATAAATGAACAAAATCTACTATAATATTCATTATCTGTACACTTAATACCAATAAATTCTGCTGCTTGATTTAATCCGTTAAGTCCTATTGTTAGATATTGTTTATTTAAATCAATAAATCCAGCTGAGTAAACAGGGAGAAGATTAGCATTATACATATCCCACAACAATTCATTATAGGCTGTATGATACTTATACACTCTTTCAAGAATATTACAAATGTATTTCTTTAAAGAAGGTTCCCAAATAGCTCTGCATTTTTCTGATAGACTAATATTATTAGCTCTACCATCTGGAAGATAAGGTTCCGGGTCTTCTGGATCTGTAGTTTCTTTATACCAATCTTGAATTATTCTATTAAGATTAAGAGTAATAACAGACTTACTTCCCGTTTGAATACCCATATTACCATTAGTAAAATTAAATTCTTTTGTTTGTATCATATTCTTTAATCTACAACACGAACTTAATGAATCTACTGTATCACTAATGTAAGTAAAGAAACTATGTCCTCTTGCATATTCTTCAGCTACAAATTGTGCTGATTCTTTATCAAGAAATTCTCCATTTTGATATACTAGTGCAAACGATTCTCATTAATTTTCCATACAGGTCGTTACTCTATATGCGTTCTCTTATGAACTGCTATATATTTCTATATAGATAAGACTATATCACATTCCTAAGTTTAGGAATCTTCCCATTTCCACTCACTTGAGTGTACTCTATTTCTAGATAGTCGTTGAGCTTTATTAAATATATTGAAATTTAAAATTATGGTAATCTCTATCAGCTTCTATAGATTTCTTTAATCCTTCTATACAAGAATGATTTCCAAGAAATCTAATTACTTCTGACATTGAATTATATTCTACATTAGTAGTAATACATTTTATTTTCTTAGGAAATGTTTTTCCTTTCATACATTTTCCTAAAAAATTTACAGAATGTAATTCATTTTCAGACTGAGTACACCATTCTAAATTACAGACCCTGTTATCACTTTTATTTCCATTTAAGTGATTTACAAAAGGTTTACTATCAGGATTTGGTATAAACATTTGAGCAACTAATCTATGACACATATATCTAGTTTTAATTGCTTCTTTCATTAATACTATCCTTCTATATCCATCAAGACATATTTCTACTTTTAAAAGTTTACCAGGATAAAGTCTTATTCCATTTTGTTTGTATTTAATGATCCTATCTAAACTTCTAAAGTTTCCAAAATTACTTACTTGAAAATATCCTTCATAGTCTGTAATATCTTTCCAAATTTCTTCCATATTTAATCTTAGTTGCTAATTGTCTTTTGCAAAGTTAAAATTTAGTATTTACATTTTCAAACTTTACATTAAGATTTTTCAGCATTTAAGGAAGTTATTCAAAATAGGTCTCCCTATTAGGCCGCAGATTTGTTTACGGGGAAAGTAATTATCGTTTTTAATCTTTCTTCATTGAACCATTTCATAAATGTTTGTTGTAACCATTTTACTGATTCCCATTGTGGTTGAGTACCGTCAGGGAAGTAAAAGTTACCGAACATTCCATCAAAAAATGCTTTATCAAAATATGAGAAATTAACAAAAGCTGATTGCATTCCTCTAGCAGCAGCAGGTTGATTTATTGAATAAATAATCTGCTGAAAATGCTGATGAATTTGACTTAATATAGTTTTCTTTTTATTGCTATGTTCTGTAGTAATGATAGCATCTTGTTTCAAAAAGTATTCATCTCCCCACTCTTTCCTACTAAAATAGTCAAAGTAAACAAAGAACTCTGAGGTAGCAATAGCTCCAGCAAACATGGCTGAAGTAGCAAAGATAAGATTAATATACATACCACAGAATGAATCGAGATTTTTTGGGCTTGCACTTAATCCTCCTATTCCTTTGATTCCTTTAAGTAAGAATGGATACATGGTAATACTGCAACAATAGGGAGCAATAGCCCCGGCAAAAGAAGATTCATCATGTTTATAAATAATATGATGATTCAAATCTTTAATATATTGCTTGCTATCAAAATCTGGATAAAGTTCTCTAAGCTTATCCACCAGCATTCCTCTACTGATTTCAATATTATCCTCTTTATGAATTTCAGCGTTTAGAATACCAATGTTTTTGTTACATACATTACTGTTGTCATCTATAGTAGCATTAGCTGTATTTGAAGACACTTTATATTTATTGATAAACTCTTTCTTCTTCTTTACAAACTCCCTGATATTGGTTCTTTTTTCTTTATAGATAATATAAGACTTAACTACATCGTAAAGCTTATTATCAATTAAGAACTTGATAACCTCATCTTGAATTTCTTCCACCGTCATAGAATCTTTGCCGGAATTGAGCAAAGAATCGGTAAAGAGTTTCAAAGTGGGAGTGTAGGAATGATTACAAGAATCAAAAGCTTTTTGCATGGCCTTGATTACTTTCTTATAATCAAACTCTTCTTGTGTTTTATCACGTTTAATTACTATCATATTTATAGTGTTTTAAGCCAGTCTTTAAGATTATTTGGTTTATCTACATGGATATTAATAGGCATTTTAACATTAGGATTCTTCAAATAGTAATCTAATTCTTTCCCTATTGTAAAAGGATCTCGACATTCTATTTGATTATTGATTCCATATCTTAAAGTACCTAAAGCTTGAGTATCTGAATAAACCCACACAAGCGGAGTCAGGGTAGTGCGATTGACTACAATAAAATGATAATCAAGTAACTTAAAATCTTTAAAGTAGTCATCTTGCTCAAGAGTCTTTTTAATGATTCTCCAATAAAGTCTTGCTTGAATCATGTAAGACCAATCAACAAATGACTTGTAAAAATCTTCCTCTGTATGAGAAGAAGTCTTTAAATCACAAGGAATAATAATCTTTCTATCATGAAATACTACAATTAAATCTGCCATACAAGAATAAGGAATGCCTTCAAATTCTTGTTTGAATTTTAATTGATATAAGTGTTCTACTTCAGGAGAAAAAGGATCATCATCAGCAAATAATTCTTTAGTTGCCGGAGAAGTTTTCAAAGCCATCATACAAGCATAAGCTTGACTATATAGCTCTGAAGAAACAATTGTTTTATCTCCAGCCAAGTACAGGAGTTTATAGTATTCTGTCCCACCTTCTCGAATCTTGCTTACTTTGGTTGTACTCTTCCAAGTCTTTCCCCAATCTGTTTGATCGGCTATGGCCAATATTTTAGCATCTGATATATCATTAAGAGAATAGTATTCATCTTTATACAAAGCAAACAAACTCTTAACAATATTAATAATTACATCAGAAGAAGTAGGAAGGTCAGCAACGAAGTAAGTATTACCAAAAGCAGTCATTCCATCAGTAACCATAGTATCTACCATACTACCAAAAAGTAAAGAAGGACTTTCCTTTTTGTCGAAGAGAGTTGGAATACTTCTAAACCCTCCTCTTTCAAAAGTAGCTAAAGTAGAATAGTGCATTGCACCATCATTTCTATACTCCTCTTCAGTAATAGGAAGTGAAATTTCTCTAAGGCTTTTCATTAGTAATTTGTTTTTAATATTTCTATAAACTCTAACAATTCTCTCTTGCTTTTAATCTCTGCATATACATTAACTCCAGGAAGTGTTTCAAGGTACTTTCTAAAAAGTTTTTTCTTTAAATAGTAACAATCATTTTCCATTCCTTTAATTTCAACATATACAGTAGTATTTCTAGCAGTAGTGAAAACAAAATCAGGAGTATATTTGATATCAATAATTTTAGTTTTGTTTATTTCAAATTCTCCTGTTTTTTTGTTTCTACAGTAGAAAGGAACAAGAGGATAAAAGCCTGAACAAATTGGAAATGTGACAGGCTCATATTGAGGATTGAATCCTTGTTCTTTAAGCAGTCTATAACAGATTACTTCCATTTTTGATTTAAAAGTAATACTGTCATAGACTGTAGTAGTTGCATTCTTAATCTTTTTGTTCTCCATAAAGATCTGAATAAAGAGTACCAACAATTTCAATAGCTCTTTGAGTCATTTCTAAAGTAGGAAATAAAATAAGATGAGGATACAAAAGCGGATTTTTCTTTAATCTACAAATCTTTCCAGTAGCATTACTAATAAAATAAGCTTCTTTCCAGTTCCTTTGATCTCCTCCATATTCTACTCCCATAGCAATTGCTACTTCTGAAAGAATAATATTGAGGGCCTCAACAGGATTAGTTTTTTGTAGAATCTTAATAAGTCTTACTGCCGAATCTTTTGAACAGCCGATTTTATCAGCCCATTCATAGATATAGTAACTAATAGAATCAGGGGCAGTAAAGGGAGGTTGAGGAGAGTTATTACTATTCTCACAATCAACAACAAGTTTCATCTTGACTAGATAACCTTGTTTAACAAGAGCATCTACATTGTTTTTAGTAATAGTAACAGCTTTTACTCCTCCTAACAATAGATCAGGATTATTCAAAGAAATTAGAATAGTATCTCCAATAGTAACTAATCTTCCTTTCTTGGTTTTGTAAATAGAAAAGTTTTCCATAGACATTATATTTAATATAAAACATTGAACCGCAAATATAAATATTTATTTTGCTACGAACTCATAATAAAGTATAATTATGAATAGCAAAACTAAAATAAGAACATTTATATCTACTATTTCAATATTTTATCTACATTATCTACAAGAAGTTTGTTAATACTATTGTTTATACCATCTACTTCTGTAGGTAATTCTGGAGTAACAACTACATCATTAAAATCTCCAATCTCTATACTAATATTAGAAATATCACTATCATAAGTACCAAATAATCTTTCTCGATTAAAAGGATTTACAATTCCAGCTACATCAGATAGTAATTTTCCACTCTTTAGAATTTTAGAAACAGGATCATTGAAACAGAATACTTTTCTATTGATTCTAAAAATACACTTATTAAACTTAGTATGGTCTCTAAAACTCCAATATTTGTCTTTACCATAATCAAAATTAAAGTCACATAAAGACATCATAAGTATATTTTTATGTTCATCAAGTATAAGTCCTTTACTACAATAATAAGTTAAATCTTTTAATCTTATTTTTGTAAGTATAGAATCCCCAGAATTAGCTTTCTTAAATAAAGAAGTGGTGGACCGTACTCCAAAGAATCCTCCTGTACTAATACCTGCCGGGAAATTAATAGTATGCAGTTCAGTTTTATCATGATATAGATAATATTCTTTCAACAGTTCAAATACTTCTGTGATTAGAAATACAGGACAGACAACATGATGATTATTATCTATATTGACCTGAAACATTTTATCATTCATATTATTATCAACAGAGGAGGAAGTATAGGAATATCTATTCAATCCAAAGTCCCAATAGTATTTAATGTAATATACATTAGCAGCCATTAATGTTCTGTTTTAAAGTACATCATATTGGCATTATAATATGTCTTGAAAGGAACATCAAATGGAATATCATGTACCAGATTATTTACAAAGTTTACAAATATATTGGTTATAATACTTGCAATCATAGAAGCACAATAGGTAGTTTGTTTAAAGCTACATACTTCTCCTTCAGATTCAGCATCATCAAATAGATAGTTGTCTGAATATGTATTAATCCCATTCACATCATCTCCACAAATAGCAAATACTTGAAATTCATAGGCATTTAACCTCCCATCAATAAACAAGCATTCTCTACGCATAGACTCTCGAAGGTTCATGACATGATCAAACCAACTTGAGAAGAATGTCTTTCTTGCATTCATATTATCAAAACCACAAATCATTATGTTTGAAGTGGGGTCTCCAGCAATATATCTGTTTGATACACAGAAGATTTTATTAAATATGGAATAGGAAGAAACAAACGTAGCCATACAATCTACTTTATTCTTACCTACATCTTGACTACTAAACAATTGTCCTGCAAGATTTACATCTTCAACTTTGTCATCATCATAGATAAACATTTGTTTTGGATCAAGTCTTGAAAGAAGAAAAGTAGTCCAACTGCCTATTCCTCCAACACCTGCAAGAATAATACTTTGTTTTTGTACTGCTTCATACCAAGAAGCACTACTAAATCTTGCTGTATTGGCTTTAACTAAATCTATAATATTTTGAGGAATAGTATTCTTATTTTCTTTCTTTTTCTTACTCCTCTTTTCTTCTTCCGGTTCTCCAATTATACTATTATAGGAATCTTCACTCACTAATTGTTCAACTTCTTGAGGAGCAGTAGAAGAAGAGTCGGAATTATTAACAGAATTATTAGAAGAATTTACTATTTCTTCAACAACATTGTCTACATTAGTAGCATTTTCTGTATTTTCAATATTTAAAGTTGCCAATACATCATCTACATTTATATTTACATTGTCAGCCATCGTTTAATACTTTTAATATAGTAATTCATATACTTATTAGACTTGTACTTCTTTAATTCTCGTATAACTGCTCCTACCCAAGCTTCGGTTTTATAGTATGTACTTTCACTATAAGGATCCAGATATGAAGTAGGTACAGCTTCACCTGCAAGAAATTCAACTAAAGAGTCAGCATATACAATAAAATTATCCCAACCATCTTTACCTGCAAATCTTGTATCATAGGCTTTAGCCATATTTATTCCCCACTTATCTAAGTCAAGCTTAGTATTATAACTAGAGAATATATTGCCTGTAATGATTTGAGATACTTGACTTTTAATTAATGCTTGACTAATGTTTGCTAAAGTCTTTGTAATTGGAATTTCATCATATTCCCAAATACTAAGCTGTTTTCTACCATACTTCTTCTGATAGTTTTCAAACCATTGAGTATAGTCAGGGGTTACAAAATCTTCATCAAAACCAGTAATCTTAGTAGCAGGTTTGGAGAACTCGGAAGGAGTCTTAGTAGAGTTGAGGAAGGATGTATTACTCTTTAGTAAGAACTCATAGCGTTCATTGAGTTCAGATTCTTCAGCTTTACTTGCTTCCTGTTTTTCTATTGTTAAATCAAAGTATTCAACAATCTTATTTTCGACTATGTAATCTTCTCCATCAAATGTTTTATTAACATTCTCAAAAGAATTATAGTCACACTTATACTTTCCCTCTCCTTTCTGGTGTACTTTTCTTGTAATAGCTGCTGAATATTCACCAGCATTATTTACAATTAAAGATACGAAATGATTAGCTTCAGATCCCTCTGACTGTAAAGTTGAAGTATCTGTGCCAGAGAAGAAAGTGGGCATTACATCATGAGAGTGCATTAAACCCATATAACAATCAAGTAAATCATGTTCTACTATATAAGAAGCAAGATTTACATCATTTTTAAATTCGGTATATGCACTAACACCAATGTCTTGAAGAAAGAAATCTACAGCCTCAACAACTAAATCATTGTTTTCAAAAGTTCCTGAAATCTTATAAAACAATGTGCCTGAATATTCCTTAGTAGGAAGTTTCTCACACAGAAATCTAATCTTATTTTCAAGAGCAGAAGTAACAATAATCTTATAAGAGGATGATTTCTTTATTAGGGGAAACAGCTTTATTTCCATAATAGTAATTTACGAATCTAAGAATTTTATAATACAAATATCCTGCTAAGATAGAATTAACCATTCTAAAATAGTTTCTTTCTCCTTCAAAGTCATTATCTAAGTTTTCCAAACAAACTTTCTTATCTTTAAACATAAATAAATACTCTCCGACAAAATCTTTCATTGAGTATCTATTTACATCATCAGGTTCATAAATTTTGCCTGAAATAATTACTTTTTTGACTAATTGAGTAACAGCAAAATAAGATCTTTTCTCATAATCTTTATTAACCCAATCAATAAATAAATTACTTATTAGAGTAAAGAACTCTGTAGTAGACATACCAAAGTAATACTGGCCATTCTTAAAACAAAAAACAAACTTATTAGACATGATTAAATAATAAAAGAAGCTTTTAAGCAGTTCTTTATTATTATCATTAGAACATCTGAAAGTGTTTGTTGGAATAACCTCTTTAATGTAATCTACTCTTTCTGAAGCATTAAGTACAGAAGAAAGGTTAATGTAAGGAACACCGGATAAAGATTCTACATGAACATATTTATCTAATTCCCAAACAAATAATCTCCATCTGTCCAAATCATTCTGAGCGGAAAGTAAATTTATTGTATGAACTAAAGGACCTGTACCTAAACAGCTTTTCTTAAATGTAGAAGGCATATCATAGTTTAGAACGGGAACATGACTATGAACATAATGTCTTGACCATTGCTTTGATGTATAAGAAGATTTGGTAAACAAAGGTCCGGCACCAAGAAGTCCTGTATCAGTTAAATAAACAGCACAGTAGAGATTATATATATCTATAGATAAGTTTTGTTCATTTGTAATAGTTACTTTAGGCCAATGTATCAATATACAATAATCATAATTAGCATAATAAGAAGTACCATGAGTATTTGAATTAAACTTTACTATAGAATGATTAACGTTTTTATCATTTTCCTCTACAATATTGTACTTTATGTCTACTCTTTCTTCCCCATAGTAATCCTTAAAAATGTCATAAATTTCTTGAACTATTGGTTTCATAATAACTCAAAAATAAAGGGGAAAGGATTGTTATCCCTTCCCCTAAAACATACAAATATAATTACTTAAAATGGCAATCAATCAAACATTGCATCAATGTCGTCATCCGAAAATTCTACATTAGTAGTTTTAGGAAGAGTAGACTTAGAAGCAGCAGTATTACCCTCAAACACCTGCTTAACAATATCAGCAGGAAGTTCTTCTTTTAATGCAAGCAAGTGTCTAATAATAATAGCCTTCAAAGACCTATCGCTATCAGACGGAGTTGCAGGAGAAGCAGGAACAGAAGCAGGTGCTGTTCTAGTAGAAGGACTAGGAGCATTGATTACAGAACGCAAGTCATCTGTGCTGCAATTAGTATAGTTCTTTCCAAACTTTGTTTTAACTGCATACTCCAGGTGATTAGCTTTAATAGCCTGTATTACTTCTGCTCTAGTGAATAAATTAGCACCAGATTTAATCTTCTTGTTTGTATTAGTAAGCATATAAACAAGATTATTAGTGGTAGTTCCTCTCCAGTTTACATCGGTGGGAAGTAAATCTGAATCATTAACAGGAGTAGTTTTGGTAATGCCCTCAAGCCAATCCTTACCTTCATAATTAACACCTGCTGCTGCTGCATCTACTTTAAGTTCACCAAACGTAGTTGCACTTGTAGTTACCTGATACTTAGTGTTTGTAGCAGAATCAACGATTGTAATAACTCTTTCTTCCATAGTTCTAGAAGTTTAAAAATGTGATACTAAATTTAGGTATGTTTTTCATACCAATTGTTTCTTGTTTGTATAAATAATTGTATAAATAACTCTCGAAAAGATTTCTGTTTGTATAGTTTGTAGTAATCTGAAATGTCTTTTCCTCCTTCAAATTGAGGAATAACTACGTTAATTAGTTGATGCTTTTCTGCTAGTTTTTCAGCATCTCGTAGTCCAGTTTCATCGTTATCTAAACAGACATATATATCAGTAAATCTTTTTCTAAGTTCTTTAATAGCTGTATCTGAAATTGGATATCCTTCTCCTTGCAAACATATACAAGGCATTTGAATATTAGCCATTAGACAGATAGCATCTTTCACACTGGAACAGACACATACTGCTTTACCTGTTTCAGGTAGTTTAGTCCATAATCCAAGTACACTTCTGTCATGGTTATTACACCACTTTCTTCCACACTTATTATATGGTTGATACAGCTTGTATGTAGTTTTTCCTTCTTTTCTTTCTACAAAAGCATAAGCATATTTATCTACACCAAAAGACATTTCTCTCCCATTCTTGATAATAATCTTATGTTTAATTGGATAAACCTCACAGTATTTAAGCCACTCAATAGAAATACCATAAGATTCCCAATATTCAATATCATACTTTCTCCATTCCCTAATCTCGCATTTAAGCTGAGTATCATGTGGAAGTACAGAAACAGTACATTTTCTTGATTGTATTTGTTTACATTCAATAGTATTGAATTTGGTTAAATCTTTTTGTATTCTCTTATATACTGATATTCTATCTAAATTCCATAATTTCATTAACAAATGAATACAGTTTCCCCTTTCCCCAGTACCAAAGTCAATATAGTTTACTGCCTTTAAGTCAGGAGAGTACAGTAGAAAAGAAGGATTATTATCTCTTCTAAAAGGGCTGTTAATCACACAAGGAATTGAGGAAATACCTAAGTATTTTCCTAAGATATCTGCTTCAGAAATATATTTAATAATATCTTCTTTGCAAATACTTTCAGTTGTAGAACCAATAATCATAGCATATAGATTTATAGAAAGAACTTCTTTAACTGATTACTCAGTCAAAGAAGTCTTGAGAAGTTACCACGGAAGGCCATTTGGAGATCCATCAGGTCCTAAAGGTGCTTCCATAGGAGCAGTAGTAGGAGTAGGAGTTCCAAAGGGATCTGCTACATCAACAGGGGAATCCAAGTTAGTAGGAGCAGTAGTGTACTCGTGAAGAGGAGTAAAATCAAATACTGTTGAAGAAAGACCTCCATTTGCCTTACGTTCATTGATGTCTCTTATAACAGCATTATAATTTTGAGCACCATACTTAATAACAGTGTCCGAATAAAGACTCTGATACTCTCTTCCTTGCTCATCTGTACGAATACCAAATGCTACAGTTACTTTATTTTCAGGTTGAAGTGCAATAGCTTCCTTGATTTCCGATACATCACCGCTAAAGTATTTCTTAAAGGATTCCAACTTTAACTTAGCATCTGCAAGTTCATCACCAGTCTTCTCTACCCAATTGCCATTAATATAATTAGCAGGATTAGGAATACCTAAATAAACTCTCAAAAAGTTAGTCAAAGCAATCTCTCCTCTAAGTACAGGATGATAGTCAAGATTAATGTTTGCAGGACCGTTCTTATAAAGAATCTGACCCTTAGCTTTCATTACTGCTTCATCAACCCAAGCATCACGACCATAGTCATCCATTACTTGATACTTACCAGACTGAGAACCCTTAACAAAAGAACCACGAATATTAAAGGTAAGGAAGTTTGTAACTTCAATACCATTATTATCTTCAGGAGTAGTTCTTACAATAAATGTAATACGAGCAGTATGTACATTCTCAGTAGTGTCAATACCGAAATAAGAAGGTTCTGCTTTAGGAGTAAATCCCATGAACTTTTCGATTTCCTTTACTGTAGGATTTACTGCCAATACTTTTACAGTACCCATGCCAATATAACGATGGAATACTGTTGATTCATGTGACTCGCTATGCTTACCTACCATTAAAAACAGGAAGTTAGCAATCTTTTCTTTAACTGTCATTTTCGTAAATGTTTAAAATTAATTATTTAAAGCTTCTCCAATTCTGGATCAATAGCTGTATCAACTGCTTCATTAATAGTTTCTCTTACCTCTTCTGCTTCTTTAAGGCCTTCTTTTACTTCTTCTACTTCTTCTTCCTTATCTACAGTAGAATCAATATCAAAGTCTGAACCATTAGAATCTGATTCAGTAGGGAAAATGGTATCAGGATAACGAAGTACAAACTTAGTTACTTTAACAGGATAACCATTCTTGTCTCTCTTGGTATTACCTGTAGCATCTACAGCTACTGTAATTTCCTTCTTGATAAGTTGAGTAGGAGTATAACCAAATCTTTCAAGGAAAGGTTTCTCTACTGAATTTACAAATGCTTTGATGGCATTACGATCAGCTTCAAGCTTTAAGATTTGCTCATTGAGTTTAATCATTTTCTGATACTCAAGGTCCACACTCTTAGCAGCTAATTTAAGCTGACTAATTTGACGACTGTTTAAAACTGCTTTTTCCATGTTATTTAATTGTTTTGTTATATGGTCTTATGACCAATATTCATTCATTGCTTTAACTACGATACTTAAATCATTAGGAATAAACTCTTCTTCAAACATTCCTTCAGGTGATTTTGCTGGAATAAGAGAACCTCTGTCAATAGTTTTATTAGTATAGAATCCATAGACAGGTTTTCCTTCATTAAACTTTACTGTACTAAATAAAACTATAGGAACTACTTCAAGAATGTTATACTGAGTATCCAATAATTTTCCTACAGTAGCTACCTTATAATCAACAATAGTATTATCACTGACAATAGGTTCACTATGCAGAATAAAGAAAACATTCAAATCAGAACGAAGTGACTCACAAGCTTCAATAATATTCTGAAAATGCAAAGCTAAGTCTATGAACTTTCCAAATCCATTTTCTTTAGCTCTGTCAAAATATTCCTTACGCATAATAAATGTAGAATCATCAAGAACTACATTCTTTACATAAGTAGCTTTGGTACTAATACTTTGAAGATACTGAATAATTTTTTGATACTCAGATACTTCAAAAAGATTTTTGTTCTCAGTATTATACATTCCCAAACTTCCTTTAAAAGGAAGTCTCTTTTTAAGAATGTTAAACACTACAGTCTCTTTAGGATCAAGTCCTTTGATACTTGTAGACTTTCCTGTGCCAGTTGCACCAAGAATAACAACACAATTTGCCATTTTGTTTTATTTATTTGTTACGGAAAGTAGGTCACGAAGATAGTGTATAAATCTTCTCCTACCAAATAGTTTACTTAAATTGTACATAAACATAAGAGTACTTCTTCTCTGTCTAATATTCTCAGCATAGGCATACATTTGCTCAATTTGAGAATCATTAGGAAGAGGAAGTTCTTCAAATCTACATATAGCACCATCAAAATATAAAGGACATAAACCATTAGCTATACCTTTTCTATTGAGGACTATTTCAAGTACACGAAAAGAATCTTTTAGTCTAGATAAATCATACCCTAAGTAAGATTGAAGATCAAAAGAACGAGGATTTGTAATGCCAATTAAACAACTGGCGTCTTCTCCAGGTCTCTTAGAATCTTTCAAACCATCTTTAGTTGGTCGAATCTTCGCAGCCTTAAATGCCTCTAGATTAGTAGTTTCAGAGTTTTGCTGCATTACTAGAATAGGAGTAACTCCAAATCTATTTCTTAGGATAATATTTCTACTTGAATGTAACTCTATTGCATCTTTAAGAGTCTTAGTATCCTTTTCAAGACTAATAAGTCCTGCATGATCTACCAAAGAAATAACATATTGATTAGGATCATTAGGAGTATAATAGTCAAATACTTGTCTTAGTTCTGTATGCTTAATACCAAGTTCATCTTTGTAAACAACCTCTTGTTCTTTAGTATGTATAGTACCATGTTTTTTCATATAATCTTCGACAACAATGTACATTCCAGTAGGATTTCTTTCCTCTCTGAACTCTACACATTCTTCAAACAGGTCTGCATACATTCTAAACTCAGGTTCATCCATTGCTTTCAGTACCTCTTCAGATAAAGGTTTTCGTTCATCTATTGATTCAAGATCAGTAGGACTAATAAAAATTCCTTTTAGTCTGAATAGTAAGAAAGAATAGAATCTAAGTGTAATACTCATTCTGTCTTCCTCTAAAGGAAAATAAAAAATCTTAGGCTTAGCAATCTTAGTAGGATTGGCAGCCCAGAAGAGAATAGGAGTGAATACAAATAGATAATTAGTAATCTGAGTTTTTGATGACTTAGTGGCACCAGTTACTACATAATAGAATCTTTGAATACCTGGAAAGTCTTGACGAAACCGAGTAAAAGGAGATGGAATACAATTGACACCACCATTTAGAATAGTTTGTCTTTGTTCTTTAAGATGCTTAATAGTAAGTTCTCTAAGATTCATCGTAATTCATCCATCCAATTAGTGCTCTGTTCTTCATTTTGATTTTCCAGCAATGTAGCCAGCTCTGAAACTTCTTCTCCAGAATCAACTTTCTTAAAGATAAAATATTTCAATAGTCTCATGTATCTATAGTTTCCATTAAAGCTACTTACATATCTTTGAAGAGCGTTCTTAATCTCTTCTTGACTATAAGAAGTTCCATAAACACTATAAAATTTCTGTAACTTTTGAACTATTTCTCTAGAGTTTCCTTTCCAATAATAAGCAGTTCCAGGCATTTTACCGGCAGGCATGATTGCTCTGAGTTCTTCGGCAAATTGAGTTAATTGTTCATTAGTAGGAACAGACTTTACACTACAAGCTAAGATATTTTCAAGTTCATCTTTCCAATGCTGTGTAACTTCAAACTTTCCATTACCTACTTCGACAATAATACCTTTTAAAAGTAACTCACTAACTGCTCTCTCCCAATCATAGTCCTTAATGAGCAGAGAAGCAAGAACTTCATAAGTATTTAGTCCTCGCTTCTGTGCTTCATTACTATTAATGATAAGATCCATTATAGTTGAATATTACCGTCTTTCAGATCTTCAATTCGTTCTGATTCCTTCTGAATTAAATATTTCATCTGGTCATAGAACTCAATCTCTGAACAACTTTTTTCAACAATATCTTCAAGTTTATTAATATCAGCAGCCATAGACTGTTTTACATTCTTATAAGCTTGAAGTTTAGCTCTGCTCTCTGCAAGTCTCTTGCCAAGAAGTTCATTAAACTCATCTTGTTTAGAACACTCAGACTTTCCACAAACTTTAAAAGCCATAAGAGTTTCTTGTGTACTTCTTGCCTTTACTTTGCAGTTATAAAGACAAATAACAGTCTTTACTTGAGTAGAACGAGTTTCATAAACATGATACTCAGGGTTAGAGAAAACCAATTTAAGGTCTTTTTTGGCAACTTTCATTTCCATAATAATTAGTTTTAGTATAACAGTTTCTTTAGCTTTGTTAAGCTATCAATTTCATAAATTAAATTTGCATCATAAGACTCTGCAAGTCTCTTAACCAATTCTTCCTCTCTAGAATATCTATAATAAGGAAAGATTAGTACGGGAGAAGAGTGTCTTAATCCTCTACCAATCTTCTGAACAGTAATGCGTGTAGAACTATTGATAATTTGAAATAAACAAACCTTGCAATCTTCAAGATTTGCTCCCTCAGTTAAACATTCAACAGCACTAATATGATCTATTTCATGCTTATTAAATGCACTAAGATCTTCAACACCAACTTTAGAATTAACACAACTACATCCTAAATTTTCAGAAGACTGAATAGAAGGAGAGAATACTAATGTACGTACATCAGTAAATTTCTTCAAGAACTTTTTAACAAAAGATTCCTTACGTTCTGCAAGCCAATGTAATCTAATCAAGCTCTGACGAAGAAAGTATGGAGAGGACTTACCAAACTTACCTCCATACCATTCTATCGTCTGAGACATCATAGCATAATATTGTGCTTCACTACATTTAATATCAATAGCACCTTTATGAGTTCTATACTTAAAAGTTTCTGAATAATCTATTGTAATAGTATCCAACTTTTCAAATCCTTTCTTTGCTTTTCTTGTATAAACAAAGTTATGCTTTGTATTGTCTAAATCAATAGGCATAAATACAAGCTTAGGAGTAGGAAGAACACCATCTTCAATAGCACTCATAGTATCTACTCTAATAATATTCTTCTTTGGAATACTAAAAGTAGCTGCATAAAAACTTTTTAAGCATGGATTAAATGTAGCTGACAGTCCAATAAGTACATCAATTTTGTAATGTTTAATAATATCTTGGCAGCGTTCTGATAAGTGATGAGCTTCATCAAATATTACCAAGTTCCAATGTCCAATGTGTTTATGAAGACTTACATAAGTAGTAAAAGTAATATCAGACAAGTATTCTGCATAACCCCACTTCCTTATTTCTCCAATCCATCCTTTGGTTTGCTCATCCTTAGGATTTCCAATAAGAACATTTCTTGGAATAACAATAAGTATTTTTGCTTGATGAGGCTGATACAGATTAGCCATTTTAGTTAAAGCTAATTTTGTCTTACCATAGCCTGTGCCTAATTCTAACAAGACAGAGCCTTGGGCATCTAATACTTGTCTTTCAATTTCTTCTCTAGTCATATATGTAATCTTTTCTTTTGGTCATTTTTGTATATTCCTCATAAGGAACAAACCATACTCGTCTTTCTACATCATGAAAGATTTCTATTCCTTCACTAATATAGTTTTCACATTCTGGATATTCTACAAGGATATACTTTTGAAGTGTTCTCATAACACGAACAGGTTAATGTTTATCATAGGTAAGGAAAAGAAGCTTATGTAGTAAGGAAGTGAAAAAGAGGAGAAGGAAAAAGTAATTAATCCTCCTCCTCTACCACAACACAATTACATGAATAAGCCTATAATTTAGTCTGGGAATACTGTGTATGTAAATGATACTCCACCTAATGCAGCACAAGTACGTTCCATGTGCTTCTCAAGTCGCTTAGCTTTTCCCAAACTGCTCCATATCTTTTTAGGACACCATTCGGGACTTTCACTTGATGTCATGTAATTATATGCCTCTCTAGACATATTAATTACTTGATTAACTAAGATTGTCCCTCTTGTCTGAATAACAATATGCTCAGACGCTTTAAAGGTTTTCTTAGTCTTTTTGTCTTTCTTAATAGTTTCCAGATTGATAATACTGGTTTCGTAATTGTGGCTACTTTGGCAAGCCTCTTCCGACATAAACTTTCCACCCGGGACAGCTACAGTCAAAGATAATTTAATATCACTCATTGTATTAAGATTTAAGCAATAGTGCTTATAGTTTCTAATAATAATATTCTTGATAATCTTCCAAAGTACCCTCTTTAGCTTCTTCAATAGCAGCATCAGCCTGCATATCTTCAAAGTATTCTTTCTGTTCCTTTTCGCTGAGATTATCAAACCACTCTGCAAAAGTATTTGGTTTCGGTGACATAATAATGATTTTTAAATTATTTAACTTTCCAAACAATTAACATCATATAGAAACTTGAATAGGGAATCTCGAATGAAGACTCAATTAATTCTTTCTGAATCTTCTTTTTCATGTCCTCAGAGACCCAATCAGGGAAAGTGATTAAACAAGCAGGTTCATGTGAACCGGCAGCCAATCTAATTTCTCGCATAACCAAGCCTTTAAAATGTATGTAAACATCATAATGACTAAGTGTTTCTTTACCTACAGAGTATAGGGCAAAAGCTTCTTCACCACTAACACTGTCTTCAATATTAAGTCCTAAAAACTTTCTAAGCCATAGGACAACTTTAAAGTAGTAATTTTTCATTGTAATAATAGTAAAAGCAGTATATCTTCACAGACGACTGCTTTGGTTTTAATCACTTAACAAACTGAGAATCTATAGAGAATTGCACTCTAACCTAAGCAAAGCTTTGTTCTACTATTAAACTATAGATTCTAAATTACCTATTTAGTTACATCTGCAAATAAGTAATTATCATCTTCTCTTTTAAGCAACATCTCATGAAGTTTATTGGCTATTGTTTGAGAAGCATCTACATAAGCTCTTTTTGCTCCTTGATTAAAAGCATACTGCATATCTTCAAAAGAGTATTGTAGAGAATTTGGATCAAGCTCTTTTAATTCCTTTGTTTGTTTATCAGGAAATTTAAGCTTGAGTACTGGAAGTAAATAATCAGGAATCATTTTATTTATATTTATGTGGAAGATTATTATAAACAAAGTAGAAGAGAGCCACGAGAACAAAGAAAACAATTCCTATTGGTAGTAATACTAAAGTTAATAATACAGATAATAAAATAGTGATTACAATAACTAGTATAATAAAAATGTCATAGATTTTATCTTTCATATTAAAGTATTTATTGATTCAATAATAAATTTCAAACATTGCCAAACTCCTTGAAATATATAAAACATACAAGCAAAGAAGATGATAAGCATTACAGCACATTGAATAAGTGCACATAAAGTCTGAAATACTGATTTCACATTCATAAGCTATTTAAGTTTAAATAAAATACTACAAATGGAATGAATAGTAGATCTTCGTTTAGTTCTACTTAAATCACTGTTTAGTACAATTCCTTGGTATATAAAACATTTTTGATTAGTTCTCATACTTGGAATAATTGTGTCTATCAAAATGATTTGATCTTGATCAGTAACAATGTCTCCAACATTAAACTTTTGTATCTCATCTTCCATGGTCTCTGCACTTTCTCTAACTATCTCTATAAGTTCTTTATATAATTCTCTGGATAACTCTAACATATTAATCTTTCTTGTTGTTTATATACATTTCTTCTACATAATCTATAGCTGTATATATAGCATCAAGTAAAGAGTCTTTGTAATTAGTTTGTGCTAATCCTACTCTGTATTTATAACAATCATCAATAATAGGATTAACTCTGTTTTTCCAAAGCTGTAACTCATTACTATATGTAACCTCTATAGATAGATTATATTTCTCTCTAAAGAATTTTATTGCCTCTTGATACAGAGGAGCGGAGATTCTGCAATTACATTTGTTATAGTCGGAATAATAACAAGCTCTTCCATGAATATCTAAATCACAAAGATTTTGATTACTCAAGACATAAAAATTAACTGTCTGATAATCAAAACCAAGTTCTTTAAGTTTCATTGCAATAGCATAAGGAACAACATCATTCCTATTACTATAAAGAATGTAACTATGACTAAATATTCCAGCAAATTTCTTTAAGTTTTGTTTTGCTCCAATTAACGATACAATAAGTTTCTTTTTAAGTTTCATAGTATTATTAGATTTGTAGATTATTCTTCAGGAAGAAGGGAGTAGAGAGCATTAAGAATAGCTGCGTGCAAAGCCTCAATATATCGTGAAAAGATAGGTCCGTCATCAGTATCCTCTTCTTCTTCATTATCCTTTACTTTATAGACTTTGTAAGTCCACATATTATATTTAAAAGAAAAAGTAATGTCACAATATATGTTATGCTCATATAATAACCATTCAACAATCTCCGGTAATCTTGGTGCAGGATATTCATTCTCTGCAAGGTCTTTTAACTTAAAATCACCTGTTGTAGTATCATAACCATCCGGTAAATTATTATACTCTCCTTCAGAATTATAATAAGCATCAAATGAATCTGAATAATTTGCTTTCTTTAGAAGTTTAGCTTCATAAATACTTGCTCTTTTTAAATACTGAATAACATCCATTTTAGTTATTATGTTTAATATTCTTAATATCCTTGATGTAAGTATCTAAGTGCATAACTGTAGTGATATGTCTACAAATAAGACGAATTAAACCTTCCTTATTTACAAGTTTCATAGACATAATTTGAAGATGTTCAAAAGGTTTTATGTCTACAATATCACCTTCATGAAGATCAATTACATCAAAATACTCTTTGGCAATATTATCTTTTTCTACATTAGCTATATGAATAGCTTCTTTAAGATTTTCAAACTGTTCTAATAATTCTTCAGCTGTGTGCATTGTCAATAATTTTAAGTGTTGAACTTCCTCTCAAATCCCACCAAAATAATGTACTATCATGTGCATCTTTAGGTATAAAAATAAAAGAAAGTAGACTCTTGTCATAAGTAGTTGTATAATTATGACCATTAAAACTCACTATGTTTCCTTCATATAAAGGTATGTCATTAATATATACTCCAGTAAATCTCATTGAAAACCTATGTTATCAATTACCCATACTTTTATGTTATTAGTATCAGCAAGGTCATTCAAACAGTTTAATTGTTCTTTACGTTGAATTTCCTCGCCGTCTAATCCTTGTTTATCATTTACTAAATGACTATAATCAGTAACTTTATACTTAGGATTATTGAAGTAAACATTACTTGCATGGTTAAGACAGACAGCATAACAGCGAGAAGCAATTCCTGATGTATTCATATACTCTTTTTTGTTTGTAGTATTACCATGAATAAAATCTTTAGGAAATTGTTCAAGCCATTTTGCACTAATAAGGTCCTTAACAAAAGTATTAAACTCATCTGCTCTAAGGTGTCTTGTCTTTAATATTTCAGAGTATTGTTCTTTAATATCTTGAATCATAATCATCTACTAACTTCAATATAAGCTTCTGGATATTGTTTCAAAGCTTCAAGATACTTAGCAATCCAAGGGACAAAGTGCTTGTATAATCCCCATCCATTGATGGAATCAAACTGTTCAAAATATGATGGCTTAGCTATCATATCCTGTAATCCTTTCTCTACAATAGGGATAATATCCTTAGCTTGAATATACCCATTCTCATCAGGTCTCCATAATGCTTCATAGATTCCTGCTTCCTTAGCCATCTTACCTAAATTATGTGTAATATTAGCTGTGTATAAAGGATCTTCATCAAAAGCTATCTCACTTAGCTTATGTCTGTATAAGAAAACATCTAAACTCATTGCTTTAATACTTTTTTAAGGAATTTCTCACCATTAAAATGAGTGTTTACTACTTTATAACCTTGCCTTTTGTACCAATCCAAAACAAACTTTTCAGAATGTGGAGACCAGTACAAATGAGAAGACCTATACTTATTACCTTTGATAAGTAATTCTGCCTTTTCAAGAAGAAACTTAGCATGACCTTGTTTTCTAAATTTTTCATCTACCCAAAGATTATAAATACAAGCTATGCTTTTATTTAATTCAATATGAACAGAAGAATACTTATCAATAAGAATAATAATATCATGATCTTTCCAGTGTTGTCTTTGATATATCATTTAATTATCAGATTCTTTACTTTCTTTTTTAACTCCCATGATAACTTCAATGACAAAATCTTCTACATCCATGTAATCAATACCAAAGTTTTCTGCTGTTTTTAAATCAGAATTTGAGAATTGTCCTGTTTTTCCAGAAGCATCTCCAATCATCAAGCATTCATCTTTTGATACTGATTCACGAACATCATTATAAAGATTGAATAGATCTTCTAACATTCCTGGATTAGGTTTTCTTTTGTAATCATCTGGATTATTAGAAGTACAATATTTACCTATAGTATCAATCTTAATAAGGTCTTCGATAGCATGAGTAATATAATTAAACTTAGCATCGAAGTAATGAGGATTAACATATCCTTTTTCAATACCTCCTTGATTAGATACTACAAATAACATCTTCGGCTCTAATACTCTAATAGCATTAAGGACATCATATCTGAATTTCATGTCCCAAATACCATGAGGAAAAGCATCTCCACTCATTGTTTTAATGAGTGTGCCATCAAGGTCTGCGAATAAGATTTTATAATGTTTCATTGGTTTGTTTACTTAAAGATTCTGGATAATATAGTAATGTACCCATTGAGTTCTTATGAACATCTACATCAGGAAATGCCATACTAAAAGACTTAGTGTTAAACTTAGGAGTAATGAAATGACAACACTGTACTGTTGGTACTTCTATAATATTTATTGCTTCATCACCTAAATCATTCTTTAACCAGTTGTAAATAGAATCCTTTTGTTCAGGATTATCAACATCGACAATCCATCTATTCATTCTTGATTTTAATTCTCCAGCTGAACTATTGAGTACACTTCTTGGGTTTCTTACATTATCTTCACTTATATCAATAGCAAGTTTCTTTAACATAAGTTTCTGAAGTGAACTAAAATCTTTTCCTGCCATATTGATATAAGCTCTTGCTCCATAATGTTCACAAAGAAGAATAATCTCCGGCATGACTCTTTGTAAGTGTTCTCTACTTCTGATAAAGTAAGTCTTAATAGCTCCCTCTCTAACTTTTTCTTTATGATCTTTTGCTCTCTGCACTATTTGACAGTGTAGGAACATATTATCAGATTCATTGAAGTAAATGTAAGGGAGTAGTAATTCTATATTGTTTATCATACTATTCAATCCATTTATATTTAAGTTGATGAGCATACAATACATCAAATATTTCCTTATAGAAATATTTACTGAAATGCATAGCTACTTCTTGAGATTTACAACTAAAGAGAATATGATCAGCACTATTACTACGTTCAAAAGCATAAGATCCAAATTCATTATTATAGCCAGAACAAAGGTTTCCTACAATATAGAAAGATTCACTTTCAATTAATATTCTACCACATAAATAGCAATGTGTAATAGGCCACATTTTTACTTCTTTATAAGTTCTAAATAAAAGTATTTGAGGATAGTATATTTTACCTGTAGTAAAATTAGGTTTCCAATATTGACCATTTAGAGCAGTTCTAATAAGATCTATCTTATATAAAGCTAATAAGTGCTCATAATTAGGACACTTAGATAAGTTTGATTTATGAAAATCAAAGTCACTTTTTGAATAACCTATTTCTTCAAGAACATCATCAAAAGTTTTGATCTCAGGCCAATGTTCTCCAATCAATTCTTCTTGAGTGAATGCTTGTAAAGCTAATCTTGCAAGCTCTACATTATCACTTTCAAAGTACCATTTTCTTGCTTGCTCTAAAGTAATCTTTAAATTTAAATCTTTTTCCATAATCTTAATGTTTACTTCCACTATATCCAAGTAAAAATTCCTCATAAATGTCTTTAAATTGTTCAGCAGCATACTGAGCTGTCAGTAATGTATTGAACAATAAACTCTTACAAGGAATGTGTCTGTTTAGAACAGGGAGAGCTTTGATTTCTGTTTTATATGAATATGTTTCTGTATTACTTTCATTATAATCTAAAGTTCTTACTAAGCCTACATGAAATGGGAATCTTGATTCCCAATTATCAAAAGGTTTATTCTCATTAAGAGCTTTAGTAATAATACAAAGTTGTACATAAGCTAAGATATGATATTCCCAATAAGTATCAGTTCTCATCATGTAATTAAACTGATATACTAAAGGGTCATCATATCCAAGATAATTACAAGCATCCTCAAAGGTTTTAATCTTGTCTATAATTATTGTTTCCATAGTTATTCTTCTTTAGGAGGAGAAGGACAAAATCTCCAATGTGTAATCGTCTTGGCTACTTCTTCACTACCGTTCCAAGTTTCTTCTCCATTCAATTCTACTCTTCTTTTGATTGAAATTCCATAAATAGGAGAGTAAACAAGAACATCAATATTTGATATAGGAAATTCTTCAGTAACTTTATGCCACTTATCTCCATGATATTCAATAGTGACATTATTGTCTACTTTTATATGTGGAATTGTATCATTCTTTACAGTAAATGATACTCTTGGATCATTCCAATTAAAAACATTCATACCTTTATAACCAATTCTTTAGGACTATTTTCCCAAGTAACTTCTAGGTATAATTCTGAAGAAATTTGAGAACAATCACAACCAGTTCTATCAAAACCAAATCTCTCTCCATGATTTACTCCAAAAGCTTTATCATTTAATCTATAAGGCCTATTAGTATAAAGACATAATATACCATTCTTATCTCTTGCTATCCAAATAGTTTTATTCATTTTGGTAAATTTAAAATTAATTCTATAGGAGAGTTCTCCCAAGTAACTTCAGGATAATAATCATTGTTTAGTTTGACCCAACTTTCCTTTTCACCTATAGAAAAGTTTAGTGTTTTACCATCATTATCTTCAACATCCCAATAGTTATATTCTCTTGTTGGTTTGTCTTGAAGTAGATATAAATCACCATTTTTATTTCTTGCAATCCAAATAGTTTTATTCATCTTCTTCTGTAAATGTTTTAATTAAATCAATTTTTAAACATACATCTTCAAGAGTAGTGTTAGGAATATCATAAATTTTATCATTATAATATCCTAAATGTCCCTGAATTTTATCATCCTTTACTACAGTAATTATCTTAAAATTAAGATCAGTACCACCATTTAAAGGACGAGTAGCCCATTCAGTTAAGTATTTATTTAAATAAAACTTAAACCCTTGTTCATTCTCTTGAATAAACTTTAGGTAATCATGTTCTAAAAGATACTCTAAGTGTTTATCTTCCATAACTTTATAGTATTAAATTAGTATTCAGTTAAAGGTACTATATTCTCACGAACCTAGTACCTGTCCTGACAAAATCAGGCAAAAGTTATACCATGAATTACGTACTGTCGAAAAAATAAGGCCTCACTGTAATATTACAGCAAGGCCCTAACAACTATTAAACCAAAAATGCTCAGAGTTGAGCAGAATAAACGAAAAGAAAGATTTGGGTAGTGCCGTACTACACATTCGTTATTAGTAATAACCCGTTCTATGACTTTCATCATTATTAAACTACCAAATCTTTTGTAGGGGTTTCGCAACAAATTCATCCTACGTACCCTACTCCCCAACTGGTGATATTTCAACCTTATGTGGGACGCCTGTTCGTGAGTGGGATTATCTCCAACAGATCTTGCTCTTCTACTAAGAATCCCTCAAGCAAGCAGTATCTTTTGTTTCATATATAGGTATGAAACTTTAGTGAGCATTACTGGAGTTGAACCAGTGTAGCTAGTTTTGCAGACTAGTGCCTAAACCACCTCGACCAAATGCTCTTGTGGGAGTGAAAGGATTCGAACCTATTAACCAATTAAGGACCAGATTTACAGTCTGGCGCAAATCACCATCTTTGCAGCACTCCCATATAAGTAATATTCTCACGAACCTTACTTACATAGATGAAATTATTAACACTGTGAAAAACTATTCGCCATGCTTATCTCATCAAGAAACTAAAAAGTATAGGGGATTGCGTGGGACTCGAACCCACATCTACTTGAACCACAATCAAGTGCTCTACCAATTAAGCTATACATCCCATGATGGAAATAATATTCTCACGAACCTTATTTCCTGAAACGATTGTGCAAAAAACTATGTGGTCCTGTTGGGGATTGAACCCAAAACCTCCAGATTATGAGTCTGTTTCTCTAACCAATTGAGATACAGGACCTTTGTACTCCAAGTGGGACTTGAACCCACACGACTCTTTAGAGTCAAGGGATTTTAAGTCCCTTGTGTATGCCAATTTCACCATTGGAGCAAATACATCTATTCTCACGAACCGATGTATGGAAGTTGATTGATAACGATTACTTTAACACAAAGGGAAAGCTGGGAGAAAGGGGATCGAACCCTTGACTTTCTGATTAACAGTCAGATGCTCTAACCAACTGAGCTACCTCCCAAAATATAATAGTATTCTCACGAACCCTATTATAAAGACTAAAGCGATTAATCTAAGACTTGTGAGACGTATAGGATTCAAACCTATAACCTAAAGATTAGAATGATTGTATTTATAAGATATTTAATTATAGTAATACTGTATAAATATTTTCTTATATTTGTACTATAAATAATTGTTACTATGAGTACTAAAATTTGTTCTAAATGTAAGATAGAAAAACCTATCAGCGAATTTTATCCGTTAAAAGGACATAAATTCAATGTTATGAGTCTTTGTAAAGAATGTTTCAATCAATCATGTATAAATAGATGGGTTGAAAGAAAAAAGAAATATATTAGATTGCTTGGAGGTGAATGTTAGTGTTGTCATATTAAACTCACAGAATCTAATTATTCTATTTTTGACTTTCATCACATAAATTCTGATACAAAAGAATATAATTGGTCTAAACTTAGACTATATTCTGATAGTAGAATATTAAATGAATTATCAAAATGTCAATTACTATGTTCAAATTGTCATAGACTAGTTCATTCTAATAGTCAGTAGTGACTCCTCCCAGATTCGAACTGGGATTTATGGTTTAGAAGACCATTGTTACTATCCTTTGAACTAAGGAGCCATATTAATTCTAATCTTTTGCTCTGTTCAATTGAGCTAACGTCCCAAGATTTCTCTATTCTCACGAACCAAGAAATTAAATTTAATACCAGTCATGTGGCCCCTATGGGATTTGAACCCATGACACCTGCCTTAAAAGGGCAGTGCTCTACCAGCTGAGCTAAGAGGTCTTGAATACTTGACTTTCACAAGTAAAGTATTCTGCTATATAAAACACATTGCAAAAACAATCAGAGTGCTTAGTCTTGAATCGAACAAGATAAATAGTCCACACTACTAAGCTTCCAGATACATATCTATTAGTATCATTATTCTGACTTACGATTCAGACTTCTCTAGATAAAGTAAAAATAGTTTTACTATAACTAAGTTGAGAAGAGCTACGATTATTAGTAGAGAATACTAATACAATAATTTACCCAAATGTCAAAGAATAATATCCTATTCTCACGAACCGGATATTTAGTGGGAAATCTTTTAACCTTTACTTCAAAAAATATTCAAATCAAAAATAACCGATGCGATACATAAACGATACCTAGACCCAAGGAAGAGAATCGAACTCTTGTAATAATGTTCTACCATTGAACTACCTTGGGAAAATACTACACTATTCATCACGAACTGTGTAGTAGTTTTGTAGTATAAATACACATACAAGAAAAAACACAATAATGGATAAAGGTTTTCAAGATGTGTAATTATATACAACAATCTAAAACACGCTAATTAGAATGCTGCAAATATAATTACATAATCTTGATAAAGCAAATGTTTTGGTAAAAATAGTTGTTTTTATTAAGAAATTATATAGTAATAATAGTAATAGTATTACAAAAGAAAAGGCAAAGAGATGAAAGGAAGAGCGGTTGAGAGAGGAAAATGAACAGACAAAAAGAAAAGAAGAAAGAATACAAATAGATGTATTGAGTAACAGCTAAATCAGATAATTACTTTAGTATGCCACTATGCAATACTAATGATGATTAAAAGATGAACAGCGCACTACTTGACCACCTAATGTGTCTTTTTTCATGATGTTCAAAGAAAATATTATAAGTCTTTTGAATCATACACATAAATATAAGCATTTGCCGTTGAGCTAATAATCTAAATACTATTCTTTCTTCTGTATGTGTAATTAAAAATTAGTTTGATAATAAAGATAAAAGTATTACCCTCTTCTTCATTGGAGGTTATGGCTTTGATAGGAATGAAGAAGAGGATAATACAAGAAAGTTATGGAAAATGGATGGAAATTGTCTTTAAATAAAGAAAAATAGGTAAGAAAAGGAATAAAAAGAGGGAGTTATTAAGAAAAAATGTTGAGTTTTTTGGGGAAATATACTGCTTGAATTAGGAATGAAGACAGTAAAAAGAGTGATAATTTCTACAATCAGAGGAGAAGATTGGGAATTATGTGAACTCGTTGATAAGGTTGAGATTGTGGGGAATGGTGGGTAATGAGCTGAATATCAGATAGTTGCAACAAGAAACCTTCCTTTACTTTTATCTGATCTTCTAGCACAATAGGAACATATCTTCTTTTTCCACTATAACAAGTAAAGCAAACAGATAGTCCATGTCTACTATGAATTACATAAGCAGACTTAATTATCTTTCTTTCTTCTTTACTAATAGTTTCTACTGTAACTATTTCTTTTTCTTTAGTTTCTTGCATAACATTTTTGCTTAAAGTTTTTCTATATATTAATCACACTTCTATCATCATCACTTCTCTCTATGAAGGGAGAGGAGAGGTGGGGAGAAGAGGAGCCGAAGATAGGAGAGAGTAAATCAGAGGGGAGCAGGTTCGCCTCGGTGTTGCAAATATATTAAGGCTTCTGAACTAATGCAAATACCATTAGTAATTTTCTATAGTTAGTATATATAAAATTACTTATTTACTGACTTATTACTTTGCAAGTGTAATAGCTTTCTTTTTCTCTTTTCTTCTGTCTGTTCTCTTATCCACAATGACTGCTTTCTTATTTCTTCTAATCTCTCTCGACAGAGCAATGACTACTACAAAAAGTAGTAAGGAAGGAGGAGAAGAAGTGGAGTAGGGGAGGTGGACTCGGTATGAATCTTTAGAAAGAAACTTTCATTTACCAGTAATGGTTTTAGACAGAGAGAACATTCAGAAGAGGTGGGGATTACAATAGTGATTTTAGTAATGGCTCATTTCTAAAATCAGGACTTGTTGTAATGCTAATTTACTGAGGGGCGGACTCTTAATAAACATAATTTAACAGTAGTTATATAGCAGTGAATGACCCAAAAAACAATAAAGAAATAAGAGTTTAATATACAAGAAAAAAGTTTTACTTTTGATATTAAGTTTATAACTTTATTAAAAGTATGAAGACTTTCTTTATACATTAAAGCTTGTGCAACTATATATAGTTACGCAGTCTTGTTTGCATATTATTTATGTTATAAATATTAATATAAATAATATTACTATATACTAATACTATATACTTATAATTATATTATATATATATTTATATATATATAATATATTATATATTAATATAAGTAAATACTATAACTATTTTTACTGTTTTTATCGTTAATTCATTTTAACAATTATATTAATTATGGTTAATAGATTTTTCTCCCAAATTTCTCCTTTTCTGTCTCTTTTTTTCTGTCCTTTTTGTTAGAAACTTTCGGTTACATATAAAGGTTTTAAACAGGCGAGACTTTCTGGAAACTTTCTATTACCAGATAAGGTTTGAAATGGTGGGATGCATGGTCCTTCATTTGTTCTTGTGGAGCAGTTCTGCGCATTGCGACGCATTTGTTTTCCCCGTGTATGCGGAAAGAAAAACCCCCAAGAAGACAAAGTCTTCAAGGGGGGTTTCTTAGAGTACTCGAACACGAGTGATGTCAGCATCACCGTCACGGCAAAGGGTGACGTTCTTTGATGTGGTGAGGTCTACGGTATCACCTGCTTGCAAGCCGGGCTTGCTACCAACTTCGTCAATCGGAATGTAAGCAGAGCGTCCTGACTTCATCAGGAAACAAACTGACAAGCCGTCGTAATTGACGTTGTTCACAACTGTTGCAGATAAAACACGTTCACGTTCTTCGGCCGTAATGTCTTCAACCGATTTTACCTGCCATTTGCCAAGGTACTCATGGACATTTGAAAAGAGTCCCATAATTGTAAGTATTAAATGTTAGACGTTAGCACTCCCCACGTAATAATCTTAAAGGTTCGGGGGAGCAATCGAACCTTCAAGTATAGTTAAGAGTAAATCCGACCACAGTAGAAAGGGCGGAGGAAGAGAAGCGTAGTGTCCTCAAAACTCTCAGGCATAGCAAAGAGTAAATCCGACCACGAAAGCAACGGAGGAGGGAGATAATACAATTGGAATCTTTCGCTTACTTATAATTGTATTCAACCAACTATAACATTTTGGATTCCTAACTGTACTATTTCTAACTTACCTGTATTGTAGGGTTTGTATTCTTCCCACTGTTTATTAACTTTCGCTTGCTCGTAGCTTTGAAAATGATTGAGAACTCTCTTGGTTCTCTTGTCTCTTAGGTAGTAACCTGTCAATAAGTTTTCCATTTGTGTTTCTATTACAAGTTTATGTAAAAAATAGTGAGGGTTTCCCCTCACTATTGTATTAGTCTTCAGTAGTCTGCTGATGAATGGTTTCCCAATAATTAGCATTACCGTTATTAGTGTATATCTTATTGAAGATGATGTTTCCTATTTCATCTTTACCTATAGTAAAGTTAATATAGTTGGAATCTTCTTCAAGTATAATCATATTCTTCTCGATATAAGCACCAACACCTTTATTGATAGTAAAGGCATAAGTCTCATTCTTAAACCTCCAAGATGATTCTGGAAAGTATTTCATATCGAGAATGGCTGCTGCATACTTACGCTGTGTGAGAGGACTAAAGAATACACTAACTCCATTTTCTTCAACATTCTTATATACATGAAAGACTTTGTCCTTCAGTATATAAAGAGTATTGTTCCGAAACATGAGTACACTGTCAAGTTCCTTCCCAAAGTTTACAAACTTTGGCAACAACTCTACGAGATGAATCTTTTCAATCTCATAGTTGTCATTCAATCTTAATTCTAAATGTAAAAGCATAGTAATTGGTGTTGTATAGAGCTGATACAAAGTACCAGCTCTATGGGTTGTTTATTCTTCACAGATGTCTGTATCAATCTCGAAATACTCGTAGATGTCTTGACCATGATAGTACTTGACAATCTCTTTCAGATTATCCCAAGCATCTCCTTCCTGAATAACATCTTCAAAGAAAGGAGAATCGTAGTTAATAACATCACAGACAATAGTCTTTAACTGATAGTTCTCAGCTTCAAGACTATTAACTTTGTCTCTTAAAGTACAGCATGATACTGTGGTGAGTGCAGCTACGACTGTCGCAACTGCACAACAAAACTTGTAGAAATTCTTGTGCATAGTGGTAGTTTTTTGTCGAGTGTAGTAAAGAGTAAATCGTGGAGAAGGAGGAGAAATAAAAGGAGATTACTCTCCTTTTATTTCAATAGAATGAGTGGTCTTAAAAGTATCAGGATGATACTTTGGTTGAAGAATCTGATTCTCCAATACATTGTAGAGAGCTTCTTTAGAGCTTACTCTTGCAGAGGAGAGGTCAGATGTTTCGCGATAAGCACCATTCATAAAGTAAGCTTCCATGCTATCACACTGAGAAGGATGAATATCTACACCTACACATAAGAACTTGCTGATAGTAAACTTAACAATGCAGCTACCTTCAACAAGCTCTTGACTGATGATGTAATCCTTCTTAGGAATGCAAAAGTCATAGACACAGTAGAAAGACTGATGACAACCTTCTACCCCATCGAATAGTTTCTGAAGATGTTTAATAACATCCTCATGACTACGAATGACATAGGTTGTTGCAGTTTCTTTGACTACAAATGCTTCTCTGATACAGAATACTTCGAGTACTGTACCGACCTCAAGATGAGGTGTAATGCAAATTGAATTCATAATGTTTTGAATTAAAGGTGAAAAGAATCGAATATAGAAAAGAGTAAATCCGACCATGGTAGGAGTAGAGAAAGAGTAGATTAAAACTTTCTCTTACATAAAAAAGTTTTGGTTTACCTTTTTCTTAAAAAAGAATGCCAGAGTATTTGAACTCTGGCATTAATATTACCACTCTTCTTTGTCTTCTTTAAGTACTTTACGTAGTCTAAGAAGATAAAGAACAATCATTGGAATAAGGCAAGCAAGGCAGATAACTTCCTTTGCCAAATTAAATTCCATGAAACATTCATAGAACTCAAACCCAATGTACTTCCCTATCAATACTGCTATGTCAAGCAGTAAAAACAAGGAACAAACTGTAACTAAGATACTACATGAAACTATTTCAAACTGTCTCATAGTTATATAGTTTTCATAATGCTTATAACTTTATCATACCCAATCAAACCAGCTGCTGTTTTAACAGCAGTGTTTATTGTCTGTGGATACAATAGTTTAGCTTTACCAAGCTTGGTAAAGTCTGTTATAAACTTATGTACAGCATCTGTCAAAAGATGAAGTCTCTCAGAGTCTACTGATGGATACATACAACCATCCTTTGTTAAGACAGTTGTATGTACATCATAGTCAGCTAACTCTTGTGCTACTCTAAGCACTCTGGTGTTTAGAGAGTCTTTGGTAAAGAAATGTTTCATACTATAAGTGGTTTAATGAAGTTTTCTTTATAGAAGTCTGGAATGCGGAACACATCCCACCATTCCATACCATCATACTCCCCTCGCTCTAACCATACGGGTTCTCGTGTTGTTTTATTAACACAGTAGATAACTCCGTACAGTTCTTGAATGCCATAGCCTTCATTGTAATCAATGTTAGCAATAGCATTCAAGAAAGCTTCCTCATCATCGAAGTCATCGAACTTGTAGGTGACTGCGTTCTCACACATTTCTTGATAAGAAACGTGACCGCCAACGATAGAGAGGTCATTAGCTTTCAATAAGTTTTGTAATTCTAATTTTGCATTCATAGCGTTATGTATTTAGAAGTAAAACAATCTATTAAAAGAGGAAGCATCTTTATCCCTTAATCAAATGCTTCCATGACTTTCGTCGGGTAATGGGAGTACCCTCCTGTTACATCCCGTCGTACTTGCGTACCACTCCAACCTAACAGGTGGTCGAGCTACCATAATAGGATTAACATTGAGGCATCCAATTAGACACTACACACCTGCCTCTTAGTGTATAGAAAAGATTGTAGGAATAGTATAGAGTAAATCTTCCCTGATGTGAGTAGAGCAGGGGGGGAATGTAGTGAAACGGGGGAAGGAAATGAAAAGGTAAATCCGATCATGGAAGCAATGGGGGAAAGAACTAATACACATACATAATAAAACTTTCTACTACCAATAGTAGTTTGATTATATCCTTTGCTTTTAACTTTCTCTTACCCACTCCTGTTTCAAATACTTGAAGAAGAAAAAATATACAGAGCCGAAGCTCTGTATATTTTCTTAGTGCACTACTATCTCATTGTTAATATAGGACAGTAATCTCGCATTTTTCTGTTTAAGCTCAGTGAGCAAACAAAATGCAAAGTAGTCCTCAAGTCCATTAACATACAATAATGTACCTTCCGGTACATTACTCATTATGTAGTTGGCCCAGTGAGCTGCTACATTTTCTACTTCATAGTCGGCTATACAAGCTAACAAACTTTTCTTAGCTATTACGAGGTCAATCATTTCATAATCTTTGAATGCCTGCATTCTCTCTGTGGACCACTGCTCACTGGCCACATGGCTAATGTTACAAACGATTTGCTTTTTCATTGTGTTTTAATTTTAATTATTTATAGCAATATGCTACTGTTATAGCTTAGAGTAAATCAAACTAAGCTGGTCCTCAAGAAGAAGACCAGCTTAGTGTAATTATAGTAAGTTTCCATACTCAGCATAGAACTCATCACGATGCTTGATGTAGTATCTAAACTTCTCAAGCTTCTTGTCAAGTTCTGCATAAGTACCAGAGAATGTTTCACTCCAAAGACACGGAGTCTCAGCAAACACATTGAGTGCATAGCCAGCATTTGGACAAATGCTTGCGTAAGTTCTCCACACTGTTTGATTCTCATTATCAGGATCTGGAATACCAAGATCCTGAATGAACACTACTGCATCTACGTGTGCATTAGGGTCAATAGGTTGTTTCTTTTTCATTTGTATGTGTATTAAGTTAGTTAGAACACTATTGTTCCTTCAATCAAAGTGTAGAGGAGGAGCTGTAATTACTCCTCCTCTGTGCATATCTACTCACCTAGAATATCTAGGTCAGCAACTGTAAAGTCAGACTGCCCGAGCAAGGTAAGGCATTCATCCTCAGTGATGGTCCTTTCAGCATAGAGCTTCAGAGCCATTAATCGAGAATCACATCTCTTGTGCATCTCATACTGAATTGCATCGAGGTGGTTCAGATAACACTGCTCTGGTCCAGATAGTTCGTGGTGTCCTAACAGGTTATCAAGTTCCTCATCAGAAAGGTGACAAGTGTGGTGATGAGACAGTACTCCTTGCACGTGGCGAAGAGAGTCTATCTCTTGAACTAGCTCACAAGCATATCTCTTAATGCTTTCAGTGCTAAATCGTTCAAGCCACAAAGCTTCCTTTCTAAGCTGGAGAAGAAGTTCATCCATTGTTAGTAACCCATCCGAGTCTAGCTCAGATAATTTGTTTACGGCCGTTTCGAGAATATTCAAAACCTTGCCATCAAATACCATACTTTCCATTTTGATTGGTATTAAACATCTATTTTATTCTGCAACTGTTCTACAAATAGATAATAAACTCAAACAGTCAAGTCTAGTCAAGAGTAAATCGTAGTGACAATGAATGCCACTACGATTTTGGTAGGGTTAATAGAGAATGAAAGACACATTATCAGAGATAGTAAATCTCTGAACAGTTTGGCCAATGGGCTTGTAGCAATTATCGAAGAGTAATTGTTTCTCCTCGATGTCTTCTTCAAGTCCAGGGTCTCCTTCAAACCTACTAAGATACGTTTCCTTCCAAAAAGTAAACCATATAATAGCTTCAGTTTTTGAAAGAATGCGTACCTTATTAAGGTCTGCATAGTCTACATAGTCCTTAATGAACTTTGTATTCAATGCAAAACCCCACGCATCAATATCCCCATAGCAAAGGAGAATAACATTCTCATCTGTATTAAGGGTATCCAACACGTCGGTACTTAGACTTTGTTCCTCCTGTTCAGACAGTACCGTCTCATCTGAATAGCGAGGGTTCACATACGTAACCATAAGCAATGTGTTTTGTGTAGTTAAATAATCAAATATAGAGTAGAGTAATTCTTTCTTCTATCCAGAATAACACTGCTCTATACGAGGGAAGGACGGGGGCAGGTGGACTGCCTTAGTCAGGACCAGCAAAGAGTAGTTGTGGGGGACGAGGAAAAGAAACAGATTAAACCTTTCGATTACTGTTCACTATACCTCCACTCAGTTTGGCTGAACACTGTCTCACACATACTACTCAAGAATAGCATAGAGTAGTTAAAACTTTCTACTACAGTGTGTCCTAGTATTAAAGGACAGTAGTGTACTTATTATAACTACTATATAATATTCATGTATAGCATAGAGTAATTAAACTTTCACTTGCTGGAGTTTCTTTTACTATACTATATAAAAATATAGGGAGAGTATTTCTACTCTCCCTATACATACTAGTCAATATAGTCCTCAGCTTCTTTGCCAAGGATGTACCCTACGAGTGAGGCTGAACACTTCCCTTGTTCATAGAGATCTAACACTTCAGCTCGTGCTCCTTGTTTGTCTACAGAGCGGTTATATTCGCTCCATATCTTCTTAACAAACAAGGACTCTTCCTCGGTCAGGAAATCACGACCGAGTAAGAGATTTCTCATGTCCTCATCATCGGTGAAGACATAATTGTAGAGGACACGAGAGGTGTATCGGATCTGGTCTATAGCTTCGAGAGCCTTAACCACATCGTCATTCACTTGTTCAGAGTTCTCAATCTCCTTCAACTCCTTTTGAAGTTCAAAGAGAATGTCGTCCATACGGAGTCTTTGATCTCCAGTCAAAGACTCGAATGTTTTCACAACCTCATGCAAAGTATGTGCATAGGCTGCATCAAATACTTTTTTCATAATGAAAGTATTAATGGTTGTCTATTTTATTAAATGATTCGTCTACAAATAGACTATAAACTGAACGAATCAAGAGTAGAAGAGAGTAAATAGTGGAGCACTAGGCCCCACTATTACTACTCAATGAGATCATTGATCATCGTAGACAGAAAGACTGTCAAGAGAAGAATCAATGCAACTAGTCCCACCATCTGATTTGCAGTACATACAAACCAGATGAACATCAGCATGAACACAGCAGAATATACCATCGTTGCTGTGATGCTCGTTAGTTTAAGAATAAACCTTTTCATTTTGATACTTTATTAAAGGTTATGTTATCCATGAAGACAACTTCGTCTATGCAACGATTATCAGATGTACCTATAGGCATATAGCAATCCCTAAAGTACTCTTCCATTATTGCAATAATACTGGTAGCCTCCTCTAACTCATCCTCATTCTCACATGAAGAAATCATGTAATGTTGCCAGGCTGTATAAGCCTTTAAGGCATTGAGTTTTGTAAGTGGAATAAAGGTGGTTAATCCATCATTACTTTTGTTAGCCCAGAAGATGCTTCTGGACGACATTATCTGATACCATTCTGTGAATGGAGCAATCTTACTTTTAGCAAGACATACTACATTCTGAAATGGTTCTTCAGACTTTCCATCTTTGTGTGAGAAAGATGGTTCTTGTAATTTGTCAGGCAGCTGCTCTGCATACTGCTCAGACACGTCATTGATTAACATAGGCGTAATGGTTTAAAGATTTATATTCAAGTATAGAGGAGAGTTATAATCTTTTTACAGACCGCACTCTCCTACTATTCTATTTCTTAATGTCAGTCAATACTATCCATACAATAAATGCACAGAGAAGGGCAAGGGAAGCTAATACCCATGCCAGCCATTCTTTGGGGTGAGATAGACCAATCCCCAAACAAAGGATGAATGATTCGGCCAGTAAAAGACCGAACACATCCTTAAACTTGAAAATGTTTTTTGATTTGTTCATTGTTGTAACAGTTTAATTAAACAATCTGGAATAGCACAGAGTAAGTACCTTTCTCCTATATATGCAGTACCACCACATACACTATAAAGGAAGACTACTATCCCAACTATTCAAGTATAGTCTAGAGTAAGTATCTTTCTATTACATAGTGGTGGTGTAGAGCACGTAGAAACTTTCGTACACAAAGTGCTATACCAACTAATTAATAATCAAGAATAGTCTTGAGTAAATCTTTCTGCTACCCATAGCCCCCTGATATATCTGAGGAGTATTCTCTTTCTTTTCTCTTTCGTTCTTTGTCTTTCAAATCTTTCTACTGCCTGCTCCTCTGAGAATGTCTTTCTTCTACCTGCTGTTTTAAAAAATAAAGGGGAGTATGTACTCCCCTTTATTTATTTACGTCGGAGATATCCAAGTCTCCGATATTCCTCTTCTGTGAGAGGGTGTCCAGAGAGAGCAACATAATCCTCTTGACTATACTCTCCATTGGAGACCAAGTCAAGAAGATTATATAGAGCTTTATCCTTCTTGAGGGAATCATTGAATCCATCAATAATAGATAAGACGTAGCTCTCTTGAATCGAAGATAGCTCTTCTTGTCCGAGTAATCTTAGACAATCTTCTAAGCTACAGCCTCTGAGTGCATACGTACTCAGAGTCTCAGCAGTACTTCTTAAAGACTGTAATTCTTTAAATAGTCTAGCAGCCTTTGTACGATTAGCTGCATCTCCAATACTGCTAATGGTTGCAGCCTGCTTCTTTAATTCAAGAAGCAGATTGTCTACATTAATCAAATCATCATTATCCATTCTGGATAAGATGTTGCATGAGTGCTCAATCATTCCAAGCACTCGTGCCTCGAAAACACGATTGTTCATAATGTTACTGTGTTTTTAATTTAACAATAAAAACAGGCTCTATTATAGGAAGAGCCTGTGAGAACCTGCATACTATAGGGTATCTACAGTATGACTGACAGCGTGTATAATCCTACGCACTTTAGCTCCAGAGGCCTTCATCTTCATGGCCTCTTTGAGGTCATTGAGACGAAGCCACTGATAGCGTTCAGTGATAGGATTAAACACACGGTACTCGTACCGTATTGAGGTACGAGTATAGGAATGTTCTTCCCCATCTAGGAAGTCCATTCCTTTTGCTACTCTTTCAATCATAGAAGTAGCTACACTTTAATTTAAACTATGTTTCCATAGAACTCCTTCTGTAAGTGTTTGAACTCGGAGGAGTTTTTGTGAAGAAAAGAAAGCAATTAAGAAAACAGTTGTAGTATAGAGTTATTCGAGAGTATAGCATATAGCTATACCCTCGAATATTCTAAAAAGGCAGGCCCAAGATTTCAAGGCCAGGCAGACAGAGTGGCTGGGGCGGCAGAGGCGGCAAAGCCGCTTCTACACGCTGCACAAATCTGTAGGCTTTAGCATTTTCGGCTTCTACCTTTTTAGCAAGACTAGGTACTGCGCAAAAGTATGTACTACTTTTGCGTGCATACCAAATGATGGAACACCCTAAGCGTTTAAGCTCAGGGTCTTCAGAAGAGCTTATGAATTTCATAAGCTTCCTCTGAAGACGAAGGTGTTCCCTCAGCATCACGTTCACTGGAACGTGATGGGGTTCGAGTATAAGCTCGTCAGCATATAGATGCTGATAACGCTTATATACCCGAAACAAAAGATCTTCTTCCATAGGCAAATAAGGATTAGAAGATGAAGCTACTTTGTTGTATGATTGTCCTGCAAGTAGCTGATGAACTCGAACAATCAAGTATAGTGAAGAGTAAATTGTGCTCTCAATAATAGTTGTATTATAGTAGAGAACAAGTCTCTACTATAATACTAAAGGATTAGAACGGGAGGTCACTGGGAATCGGATCGTCCTCTATGTGAGAAACAAACTGATTAGCAATGACTTTATGCAGAGGTGCTTTCTCTGCAATGTCTGCCCACTCTTGGAGATCGTGATAGACTACCATGTAGCCATCAATGACTACTGGTTGTTCACCACGATCTTCTGCGTCCTCAATTATCTCTCCGAGGGCAGGGAGATATATCTGCCAGACATCGTTATGTACATTCATCATGTACAATTCGATAGCTGTATGTGATGGAAGACTGTTGTAGTATTTCATCACATCCTCAAAGGTGATCTTCTTTTGTTCCATAGTGGTTACATTGAAGATTAGTCTGCTTTATTATAGACTATTCTGCAAGCAAACGATGAACTCGAAAAGTCTAGGATAACATAAGAAATCCTACCGAGTAGGCTGGTAATTATCCAGCAATACTCACGCACTAGGCCTGAAGGCTGTTTATACTCGCCTAGTCGAGTCGAGTGAGACTAGATTAAGTCCCACTCATGACAAGCATATATGAACTCGTCTGATGTAGCATCGTCCATAGAGGATGCTACCTCGTAGTCCATATAATACTTACAGATTTCTATGAAGCCTTTCAATATACATTCAATCTTGGAATCAAGACTAAATGGATCTTCTTGGCTCATAAAGGTATTGAGCTTATTATCAATAAGCTCAACGATAGCGGCATTCGCATCAATGCGATTGCCTTCGCCCAACGTTCGATAAGCTTCAACACATTTCTCGAAGCTCATCTCTTCTGTGGCATGGCTGTAAGCCAACATCCACAATAACTCGTATTGTCTCATAGCAATAAAAGTATTAAGGGTTTTGTATTAATGGCTGCACTATAAACCCATGTGAACTCATGCAGTCAGGAATAGTGAAGAGTAAATAGGGAGGCACTGGTCCTCCCTATTGAAAGGATTATTTGCCTAAGCTGTCAAGACAGCGTTCGGCAGTTGCCACTATAGCTGTAAGGGCTATAGACAGAAAGGTGCTATTGCACCAAAAGACTGTTTGAGCAATCACCAGCATCACGAAGCTGATGATGCTCCATGCAGCCAATGCTATCGCAATGACTGCACAAAGTGTACTAATCTTCATAGTGGAAAAGAACCGTTGTTGCGAAGATACCGTAACTGCTCCTCTTCAGGCCAATCTTCGATACTTTCAGTTATACACAATTGCGATCCTACTTCATGACCTAAGGTCATGAAGTCGGCGTAGGGAAAGCTCGTAATAGCATCACAGAGCTTTTCGCTGTTTCCTACAAAATTGTCTTCTTTGCTTTGCATAGTTTTAGCATTGAAGTTAAGCTGCTTTGTTGGACTGACGAACTTCTGCAAACAGCTGATGAACTCGAAGTGTCAGTGATAGCGTTGAGTAAATTTGTGGAACGCTTGCAGCCTGTAGAGTGGGCAAGCGTGTTCGCAAATCCGATACCCACGGGGTACTCTCCCACGCGATCAGGCCTAGCCTGGAGTAATTCTCCACTATCCCCCTAAAAAGTTTATTTAGAAATTTTTAAAATTTTAGATATAAGGTTAAGCATAAATTTAAATACTATCCTCCTCAAAAGTTTATATAAAAATTTTTTCAAAAGTTTATGTAAAAATTTTTTATTTAAAACTCAAAAGCATATATAAAATTTTTATAAAAAATTTTTCAAATTTTTTTGAAATACAGCCAAGGGGACAAACAGGAAAAGAAAGAGAATACTCTTAGTTTATATAAGTAATTGCTTCTTTTTCTTCTTCTCTTCTTGGTTTTCTTTAATGAGTTTATGTAGATTTACTAATACATTTGCATACTAAATAAAGCACTGTTATCTTTGCAGTATTAATAAAATTATTAAGTATGGCTTATCAAGATTTATCTTCATAGGAACGTGCATCTATTATTAGAAATGGTGTTCAAAGAGGATTAAGAACACTACCTGAAATAGTAGATGATTACAATAAATATAGTGATGGAGGAGGAATGGATAATAATGATTCTTCTCCTTCAGCTACCTCTTCAACTACTTCTACTCCTCATATTGCCCCATAGTCTAAAAACTTTTGGGATAAAACTGATGAGGTTGTAAATAATGTTGAAAGGGTTACAAACATTACAGAACCTGCATTACAAGGAGGAGCATTAATATCTCTAGCGTATGGAAACATTCCATTAGCAGCCGCATTAACAACAGCTGCTGCTGTAAATAAAGGTGTGAATCTAGGCATAGATGGTTATTAGACTGCTAGGGCTATATATAATAAAGATTGGGATCAAGTTACTCATTAGGGTATAGAATTAGGACTAGGTGCTTTAGGAGGAAAACCATATAAAAACTTAATAAATGCAAATGCAGTACTTAAAAAAGCTGTAGCAGATAGAGCGTATAGAACTGCTCGTTAGGCTATAGACTACATAAATAAAAACTCTAAAAGAGCTATTGGATTATCATTTGCTCCAGCAGCTTGGGATAACTTTGATGATAATATTAATAATGCTTTAAAAGCGAAACAACAGAAAGCAGAACAATAGGCAAACAGTACTAATTCCTCTTCTTCAGTTCCTCCTTCTAAATAGTTCTATACTCCTTAGCAATTCTCTGAAGACTATTCTACTGTATAGACTAATCCTTAGACTAGCTTGTATGATAATCCTAATATAGGTTTAGCTCCTGCTCTTTAGTAGTATAATGTCAATAAATTTGATGGTATTTCTACTCCTACTTAGTAGATGGATAATGGAGATTATGAATATGATGGAGATGATGGAGATGATGGAGGCGATGAATATGATTATAATAAGAAAGATGATAGAGATGATAATGCTGGAGAATTTACTATTTATGATAGTGAATCTAAACCTGGTAATAATGTATTTAAAGATCTTGCTTATAGAATAATGTCTTAGTCTGCTCATGGTTCTAGAAATACTGAAGATATTCTAAATGCTATGCATGATTAGCTTACATCATCTCCGGTAAAAGTTAATTATACTGGAGTCAATGACCTAAATAAATAGATGCCCAATAGAAATCTAAATTAGTTATATCTTTATGGAAATTATAAGAATGGTTTCGAGCGTATTAAACCTTGGGATTATAGAGGACATGATTATTCTCCTTTTTTAAATAAGGATGTATTTCATAGAATTGGCATGAAACTAGATCCTTAGACATATTCAGTTAAAAACTACTATGGGTACATTTCGCCATATACTTAGGTTGAACTTCCTCGCTCTGTCTAGCCTTTATTTGATTATCTAGCTAAGAATGATCTTGGAAATTATGCAGATAATTTTGCAGATTCTTATAGATATGGAGATTCTCCAAATAGTAAAGTACATCTGTTAGATGATGTAGGAAGTTATAGAGAAGGAGTAGGCTATGACAATCATGGAAATCCGGAATTTTAGCTTTCAGATTTATGGGACTTTGGAATAGGACATTCAAAATATGGACATGATGATGAGAAAACAGAACAGCAAAATAAACTTTCAGAAGCATTAGTAGGACTGGAAGGACTTGCTCTTGAATCTGTTGGACATCCATTCATGTTAAGGCAGTATATTCCTATAAAGTGGTCAGATGATCCTAATGTAAATAAAACTGGAGTTGATACTATTTATGATATTGCTAATAATAATCATGTAATGTAGTATGATTAGGATTCTGGTACATATAGCCCATTGACTCCTATGCCTGAACTGTATGTAACTCCTGTAGGAAATGAATATACTGATGAAGATTATTAGTTGAAGATTGATCCAAACTTTGAAAAAACTTCACCTGTAATTGATTCACTTATTTTGCAAGATCTTTATAATGGTTTTGATGGATCAGAACCTATAAAAACGAATCAATATGATGGCGTTTCTACTCCCTCTCAACAAATGGATAAATCAGGTAATCAACTTAATTGGCCAGGACTAAAGTCAGTATAGTACAATGAATATCCTGATACTACCTTTAATTAGGGTGCAGGTATTGAAACTATTACTCCTAGACAAGTAGCTGAGTAGTATGGAGATGATGATCCTAATAGATAGGAATGGAACAGAACTTTATTTGAAAATGAAGAAGGATAGCTTGATAGTATTTAGAATCCTTTCCCCGGTCAAAATACTATTTACTATAATCCTAATGCAGATAGAATGACTGAAGATGTTAAAGCATTAGATGCTTTACATATAATGCACGATAATCCTGTATATGAAGAACTCTTCGATAAGTTTAAAGAAGGACTTAAAGAAGAACCAAGATTCCTAAGACAAAGTGCTGAAGATGAGTTTGGGAAGCGTGGAATAAGTGTAGTGAATAAATATATAAATAATAGACACCTTGATCCTGAAGAACAAGGAGTATTAAAGGCTAGTGTAGATGCTGTACTTAGAAACTAGTTTGCACCAAACTATTTAAGAAATGTTCCTCATGGATATGCAAATCCTTATAAGTTTAATGATTCAAATACAGCTAATTTAAATAATATTAGAACATACTTAGAATCATTTGTTCTTCCAGAGGTTAAGATTACTCCATCTTCTTTCCGTTCTTCTTAGGAAGAAGATGATCAATCATTACCTTTTTGATAAGTAGAGTTTACAAAACTAAAAAGTTTAATAGTAAAATTGAAGTTATTTATTGATTTTCTTGCATGATTAAAAGATTTTATTATAACTTTGTATTGTTGAATTTAAAACAAGTAGACTTATGAGTATTAAAATCAACCCTAAGAATAAAGGAAAGTTTAATGAAACTAAGAAGCGTACTGGTAAAAGTACAGAAGTACTTACACATAGTTCTAATCCTCTTACCAAGAAAAGAGCAATCTTTGCTTAGAACGCTTCTAAGTGGAACAAGAAATAACATACTGCGAAAAACACAACGGTGTATGGGAATGTGACGACGGCAACTTGCACTTTTTTAACGTGTCTGTGAAGATGGTAACTAAGTGTACAGTCTTGGAGCATGACTGAATAAACTGCTCCACATTGAGGATTCGTATAAAGGTTAGTACGAAAGATTTTGGATCTTTAAGAATAGGTTCGATTCCTATATCCTCATCAAATGCGGTAATAGCTCAATTGGTAGAGTGTCAGCCTTCCAAGCTGAATGTTACGGGTTCGAGTCCCGCTTACCGCTCTAACATAGCGAGGTGCTAGCAAAGGTAGCTAACTAGGCTCATAACCTAGAGGTTAAAGGTTCGAGTCCTTTCCTCGCAACAAAAAATCTACTACTATGATAAAATTTCACAGCGAAAACATTAGAAGAGACATTGAAAGATTTCATGAAGAATGTGCTCATTATATGAAACATTCAAAAGAGCATTATAATCGTTTGTTAGAGATACTTAATAATGCTCCTGAAGATATTAAAGACAAAGAACTTTCAAGTTTCAAACAAGATTACAAAGGAGAAATGGAAAGGTTTATTGCCCGTTCTCCTCTCTATGTAGGAAAGAGATGGCGTAATTGTGGAGTATATGCTTCTTTTAATAGAATCTCTAAAGTTGAATGGGAGTTTCCTAATATTACTGATGATAGACTTTATCCTGTAATTAAAAGTATTACTGTAGATGATTGTTATAAGGATGGTAAAGTAGATCGAAGTGATGTTACTGAATACCCTGAAAGTAATGAAGATTTTATTAGAGGATTAGAGACAAAACAATTTAATGATTTGGATGATTGTTAAATAAACTGGAGAGATGGTAGAGTGGTCGATTACAGCAGTCTTGAAAACTGCCGATCATTAATTTGATCCAAAGGTTCGAATCCTTTTCTCTCCGCAAATAAGAAACTTATAATATGTAATTTTAATAGGTTTCTACAAGGAGATGTGGGTGAGCGGCTTAAACCAGATTCCTGCTAAGAATCCAATCAAGTAATTGATTCATTGGTTCGAATCCAATCATCTCCGCTTGGGGTTATAGTTCAGTTGGCTAGAACATTTGCTTTGCAAGCAAAAGGTCCTGAGTTCGATTCTCAGTAGCTCCACTAAATTTATACTGCCTCATAGTATAACGGTTATTACGTCAGACTCTAAATCTGAATATCTCGGTTCAACTCTGAGTGAGGCGACAAAACAAAACTAAAAATCTAATTATTATGGAAGAGTTTAAATTTGGTAAATTGGTAACAAGGTCTACATTAGTAATGGTTGGACTATCAGTAGTGCTTGGAGTATTAAAGTTATTTGCTTTGATTAATTGTAGTTGGCTACTGGTATTCTTGCCTATTATTATGCTACTTTCCTTTCATTCTGCTTACATTGCAGCAGTGTATGATATTGTCACAGAATCACCAATAGTTGAAACTATGAAGGCAATGTGGAAGATTAAGCAGATTCAGAATAAAGAACTGAAAGACACTGTTGAAGAAATGATGTCAAATACTGAATCAACAGAATCAGAAAGTAAGGAAGAGAAGAAGGAAGAACCAGCAGAAAAAGTAGAGACAGAGAATACTGAAGAGAATATTCAGAAAGAGCCTGTCAAAACTAAGAAGTCTAAGAGTAGATCACATAAAAAAGTTGTTAAAGATGAAGCAACTTCTACAACAGAGAATGCAGAAAGTACTTCAGGAAATTGATCTCATTCTTAAAGAAATAGAAGACAGTAATCTTCAAAACTCTCAAGAAGTACTAGACTTTGAAGATGATCTAAATAAAAGAAGTATTGTGTATTAACACTGGTATTCCAAGTTGGCACAGTGGCCTACTGCACTTGCCTTGTAAGCAAGCTTTCCTGGGTTCGAATCCCAGACTTGGATCAAAAAACTAATTATTATGGAAGACTATGAAATTAAACCTGATACTAAGATTGGTTACATACCAATAACTTTCTTACACATCTATGATTTTATTGTATGTTTTAATAGTAATTGGTATGAAGATTATTTAAATAGTTAATTATGAAACAAAAACTAAAATCTATTGTAGCTTATTTATGTGTAGTATTCGTAGTTATTGTACTAATTTTAGGCATCACTAAGAGTGCCGGTCTACTACAAAAAAATACGAATGATAGTAAACTTAATTCTACTGAGGTTATTCAGGATACTGTAGTAAGTCCTATTGATTCTATTGATTTAGCTTCTGATAGTATTACTCTAGACAGTATAATGAACTAAGCTATCCACGGTTACTTGTAAGTAACCCAAGTTTATGGTCTTGCCAAAACCATACCTAGGGTAGTAATTCAGTTGGTAGAATGCTTGGTTTGGGACCAAGATGTCGCAGGTTCAAGTCCTGTTTACCCTACTTTTGCTCAGTTGGCGGAATGGCAGACGCACCAGATTTAGGATCTGGAAACTGTGGGTTCGACTCCCTCACTGAGTACATAAACTTAAATACTTATAACTATGGCTAAGATGTCTACTCAAGAACAAAGATGGCAAGCTGAAAGTGATGCTGAGACAATGGCTCGTTATCAAGAAATAATGGGCGATAATGCTCGTAAGAATAGAGCTATTAAAGCAGCAACACAGAGAGCTACGGAACTTACTAAGAGAGCTAATGCTATGAAAATGGCTTGTGGAGGTAAGCTAAACAAGAAGTAAAAATTACTACTATGGGAGAAGTTAATAACTATGTTAGAGGTCATAAAGTTATGCACTGTATAGTTGGAGATACTATCAAAAGTTTGGTAGACTTTGCAGCAGAGCATGATATTCCAAGAGAGGATGTAATTGGAATTTATGAACGTAGAGACAGATTATTTTTAGTATATTACTATGGACAAGACTGAATATAATCAAATACCTGTATTTTATTGTAAGAGCTGCCTCTCGCTCAAGATAAGAAACATAGATTCCGTAGAAGACTCTGATTACTGTGATGACTGTGGTTCTACAGAAATAGGAGAATGTTCTATTGAAGAATGGGAAACTATGTATCAAGAAAGATATGGGCATAAATATTTAGAAGAACAAACTAACAGACCTAAAATATTATAATTATGGAAGAGAAGAAAGAATTGACTGTAGATCAGTTGAAGAATTATTGTGATCAACTTTTGGCTCAGCGTAATGAATTGGCTCAGCGTTTGAACATTGTTTCAAGCATTACTAATAAACTTCCCTGGCTATTTAAAGTAATTGAGAACAAAGAATACTTTAGTTCAGAAATTGTCAATAGAGCTATTGCAGAAGTAGGTATTATTCTCTACCCTCCTCAAAAAGAAGAAAAAGAAGAAGAGAAGGAAGAAGAGACAGAAAATACAGCTGAATAATTAACTTAAAAATAATTACTATGTCAGGAATGAAACCTAGCAATGTTATTAGGATTCCATGTACAATGGATTCTATATTTAGATATTGGTTACAATTTCTTACTCCTTTTCATCACCTTACTACAAGAGAGCAAGATGTTGCTGTAGCATTTCTAAAGAGAAGATACGAGCTTAGTAAAATGATTCTTGACAAAGAGCTTCTTGAAAGAACATTGATGAATGAAGATGCTCAAAAAGAAATTAGACAAAGCTGTAACGTACCTTATCAATATTTTCAAGCTATTAAAAGTAGTCTAAAGGCAAAAAAGTTCTTTGTTGATAAACGAATTAACCCTAAACTAATTCCTGATATTAAGGAAGAAGATGGTAATTTTCAACTATTACTATTATTTGAAATTAATAAGTAATGAAATACGTAGAAGCAACTGATAAAGTAGCTGAAGAATTAGGATTATCAAAAGATTTAGTCAAAGCTACTTATATGTCTTTTTGGAAATTTATCAAAGATACTATTCAAGAACTTCCTTTAAAGGATGATTTGTCTGAAGATGACTTTGCTAAACTAAAGACTAATTTTAATATACCTTCTTTAGGTAAATTAAATTGTACTTATAGACGGTATTTAGGCATGAAGAAAAGATTTGATTATATTAAACAACTAAGAAACAATGCTGCAAATAAAGAAGGCTAAGCCAATGTTCAATAAGCTTATTGTTACTGCTGATCGTTATGAAGCTAACAGTACTCTTTCCGGCTCTTCTACTCTTCTTGACAGTAATAAACTTGAAGGAACTTTTAAAGAGTATCAGAAAGTAGTAGCTGTAGGAGATTCAGTAAGAGTGGCAAAAGTAGGAGATACAATACTTATTGATCCATCAAGATATATCAGACGAAAATATAAAGAGGGGTCTCTCAGAGAAGACTTTGTTGAGAATCCTATAGAAAGTATAGAGATTCCGTCAATAACTATGGATGGAGTTGATTATCTGGTTATTTCAGATACTGATATTGCATTCATTTTAGAAGAGTTTGAGGAACTTCCTGATCCTCAAACGTCTTCAATAATTCAACCTAAATCAAAGATTATTCTTTGAAAGTAAGGACTGTCAGGAAACTGATGGTCCTTATTTTGTTTATACACACTTCAATAATTATAATATGCACATACTTGAATTTGAAAACTATGAAGTAAGACCTACTGAAGAGGCTTTTATGATTAGACCTATTCGTAAGTTATATAATTCAGATAGAAGTAAAGGGAAAGAGAAATTTCTTCAAATGATGGCAGTACTCTATTTCCTTACTGACCCTCGCAGTACCTATAATTATATTCTTGATGATGAGGATAGATTAAAGGCAATTATAGAACAAGAGGGATTACCATCAAATTTTAAAATTGATGGAGATCTTCAAGAAGCTATCGAGTGCTATCAAAAGCATTGTATTACCACTTCTTCTCTTCTTCTTCAGGATACTAAAATAGTCATTGATAAAATGAGACAAACACTCAAAGGAATTGACTTTACTGAAATGGAAGAAAAGGACAAGGTTAATGCAGTAAAGACAGTAGCTTCAATTACTGCTATGCTTCCTAAAATTATCAAGGATGTTAATGAAGCTGAAAAAGCAGTTAATAGTGATCTTGAAGAAGTAGGAAGGGCAAGAGGAGGAAACGAAAGCAAGAGTTTACTTGAGGATAATATTGCACTATACTGATATGAAAGAGCTTGATTTATTTCTAGAAGTATTAGCAGAAGTAGTATTAAAGAATGGTATATTCTTAACAAAAAAGTGTACCATTCCTACAAAGATTGCTGCTATTAAAAAGACATCATTAGAAGTATATTTTAAAAGTAATTCTGCCGATCCTGCTCTTGTTTCTAATGTAGTAATTACTGAAAAAATTACTACTCCTGAAGAAGGTAAAGAAGTAGAATACAAATTATTAAAAGAAACGTATAAGAATCTAATATTGAAGTATGGACGAAGTATTTAATAAGTATCAAAGTTCTTTAAAAGAGCTTCACTTAGAAAGTTATCCTGATGAAATCAAAGAGCAATTCTATGATTTCTTGACTAATGTTACTTATATAAAGAATCTCATTAGTCCTAATAGACCTTATGCTAAAGACTGTCCTAGAGATGAATCTGGTAAGATTATCGTAGATTTAACCAACCCTCCTATTATTACAGATACTGATTATTTTAGACCTACAGCTATACATTTTCAAAAGTATGGTTGTATTACTAAACTAAGACCTAATGCTAATCCAAATTCTGAATATGGAAAATGGGTACGTGAAGAGATTAGAAGATGCTTTGAAGGTTATGTAAGAGAATCTGATGGAGCTTGGGTTACTGGAGATATGTACTTCTTCCTCAACTACTGTCCTATTATGAAGGTAAAAGTAATTAAAGGAAATAAAGGTATTCGAGTATCGGACTTCCCGGATTTTCAGGAAGGACAGTGGATTAAGTATATGTATATTCAGCAAGCACGAGACCATGCTAAACATGGATTTGAATTAGCTTCTCGTGGTAAAGGAAAAGCACATCCTTATTCAGAAAGAGTATTCACACCTAACGGATGGAAACAATGGGGTGATATTAAACCTGAAGATTCTCTTTATGCCCCTGATGGAAAAATAACTAAAGTAATCTGTATTCCATTTGATAAAGAAGAAAGTATTTATAGAGTTACTTTAGCTGATGGCAGATCATGTAGATGTACAGGTGGACATCTATTTAATGTATTTAATACTTCTACTAATAAAGTAGAAACTATTAATGTCAATCAAATGAAAGGGAAATTTCTATATGTACAAAATAAAGGACTTAATAGTATTGATACTAATGAAGTTGATGATTATTTAAATATACAGAAAGGACAAAATCCTTATATGTATGAAGTACCTTTAAATAAAGCTATAGAGTATCCTTATATTAAAGTTACTGTAAATCCTATTGAGTATGCTAAACTTATTGTAAACAAGATTAACAAAGGAGAAGAAGTAATTATTAATGAAGATTACTTATACAACAGTATTAAAATCAGAAGTATTTTCTTTTCTTCTCTACTTTCTCTTCTTGGTACTCATAGTAATCCTATAATGATTAGAACTAAGAGTAGAGTGCTTAAAGATGCTTTATTATTCTTAGGAAGAAGTTTAGGGTTTTACTGTGTAGATTACAATAGAGCTAATCATATTAAATCGGATACATTTAGACTTTATTTCTTTGTTAGAATTGAGTATATTCAAACTAAATATGGTTGCATGAGTAAACTTGTTTCCTCTGTAAGTTTAGATTATGTAGCCATTACAAATATTCAATATGTAGGAGAAGAGAAGGCTAAATGTGTTATGGTAGATCATCCTTCAGATTGTTATTTGATTAATGATTTTATAGTAACTCACAACTCCTTTACTATGGCTGCAATTGCTGCCAAAAGATTTATTCTTGGAGATTATGATGAGAATGAAAAGAAGATAGTTGGCAAAGTGGAAACTTTTATTGCTTCTTATATAAAGGAATATTTAAATTCTGATGGGATTCTAAACAAATTTGAAAGCTATATAGATTTCTGTCATGATTATACGGAGTTTCCTCGAAAACGTCTCATCTCCTCCATCACTGCAATGCACTGGCAAATGGGGTATAAAGAGAATGGATCTGAAGCAAAGAAAGGAAGTTTAAATGAAGTAGTAGGTATTCCTGTTAAAGATAATGCAGGTAAACTTCGAGGAAAACGAGGAGCTTTTATTGGACTTGAAGAAGGTGGTTCTTTTCCTAACCTCATCGAACTCTATGGTACTCTTCGCCCTTCTATGGAAGATGGTGATATTGTCTTTGGAATGATTTACTTGCAGGGTACTTCTGGTGATAAGCTAAGTGACTTTTCTGCTGCTCAACAGATTATGTATTCTCCAAGAGCATTTAATATGTATCCTATTCCTAATGTCTATGATAAGAAAGGACAGGGAAAGCAAGAATTTGTATTATTCTTTCCAGCTTACTTAAATAGAAATGGTTGTCAAGATAAGGATGGAATAAGTGATGTTACCAAAGCTATTCTTGAAATTCTTATCAATAGATATAATGTTAAATACAATTCAAGTAATGCTAATTTAATTATTAGAACTATAGCAGAACATCCTATTGTTCCTCAAGAAGCTGTACTTAAAGTACAAGGTTCTATATTTCCTACTCAGCAGCTTAATGAGCGATTACAAGAACTTGAAACTAATACTAATTTATTAGATGATGTTTATATAGGAGTTCTTGTTCAAGAAGCTAATGGTCAGGTTACTTTTAAACCTACAGCTGATATTCCAATCAGAGTATGGCCTACTGCCGATAATAAAGTACATGGTGCTTTAGAGATATATGAAATGCCTGAAAAGGATTCACAAGGAAAGGTTTTTCCAGATAGATATATTATTGGTCATGACCCTGTGGACTCAGATCATGCTGAATCAATGTCTCTCTCCTCCACCTTTGTCTTTGATTTATTCACTGATAGAATAGTTGCAGAGTACACAGGAAGACAAGAATATGCAGATGATAACTATGAGATTGTAAGAAAACTTTGTATATTCTTCAATGCTAAATGTATGTATGAAAATAATCTTAAAGGTATATTCGCATACTTTAGTAAGATGAATTGTGTACAATATCTTGCTAATACTCCTCAGTATTTAAAAGATCAACAGATTATTAGAGAAATAGGAAGAGGGAATCAATCTAAAGGTATTCATGCTACAGCAGCTATTAATGCTTTTGCAGATAATTTAATTAAAGATTGGTTATTAAAACCTGTAGTAGTTCCGGCAGCAGAAGGAGGACAAGAAGTTACTATGTTTAATCTAATGTTTATTAGATGTGTAGCTCTACTTATGGAACTCGCTGCATATAATCCTGAAGCAAACTTTGATAGAATTAGAGCACTTGGTATGGTAATGCTTTATAGACAAGAAAAGATTATTCTTTATCAAGGAGATATGTCAAAGACAAGAAGAGAAGAAAAGGACATTAATTACTTAGGAAACGATTCATTTTTTACTGACAATTTTGATTGTAGATAAAGAGTAAATTTAGCAAAAAAGAGTAATGTATATTAGTAACATACTATGCTGCTTGTATATATTACTCTTTTATTTTACTTTTGCTGAATAAAAATAAAATAAACATGGACAATATACAATTTCCAGCATAGTAGCTTCCTGCTTCCAGAAAAACAAAAGCTTGGAGAAAGTCCTGTGTAGATTTTGCAGACAATAAACTTCATGTTAATTATAGCAAGATTAGACATAGTGTTCTTCATTAGAGAATTAACTATGATTTAATGAATGGAAAACTACACATGGAAGATTTAGAGCTTTTGTGTAATCCAGAGGGATTGAAAGCTAAATTTATTCCTGACAAAATTCAGCATTATCCAATTATAAATTCAAAGCTGAATGTACTTAAAGGAGAAGAAGCTAAGCGTACTTTTGATTTTAGAGTTATAGTAACTAATCCAACAGCAGTTTCAGAAATTGAAGAGGAAAAGAAATAGAAAATATTTCAAGATATTCAACAAATGATTTAGGATTAGTCCTAGTCTGAAGAAGAGTTTAATCAAAAGCTTGAAAGATTAAATTAGTATTACACGTATGACTATCAAGATTTAAGAGAATTGTATGGCAATTGTATCTTGAATCATTATAATAAAGAATATAACTTCTCGACATTATTTAATGCAGGATTTAACGATGCAATGATTATTGGTGAGGAGATTTATTAGTGTGATATTGTTGGAGGGGAACCGGTGATAGAAAGAATTAATCCTCTTAATATTAGAATATTTAGATCTGGGTCTGACAATAAGATTGAAAATGCAGACATGATCATTATTCAGGACTACTGGTCTCCCGGTCGTATTTATGATACATATTATGATGTACTAACTAAGAAAGACATAGAATATATAGAAAATATTTAGCAAGACTTTGGTCATGGTCCTGTAGATTCTATGGATAATATTGATGAGCGTTATGGTTTTGTTAATGCTAATATGGTTTCTGACGAACTTGCCGATAGTACTATGTTTTTTGATCCCTTAGGTGAGCATACTGATGCAGCTATTAATGATCTTCTACCTGTTGATAGAAATGGGAATATTAGAGTGATCAGAGTTTATTGGAAGTCCAGAAGAAAAATTAAAAAGATTAAGTTCTATACTGAATAGGGAGATGAGGACTTTACATTTATGCCAGAGTCTTATACTCCTAATGAAATCAATGGAGAAGAAGAAGCTTCTTTTTGGATTAATGAAGCTTGGGAAGGAACTAAGATAGGCCAAGAAGTTTATGTAAATATTAGACCTAGAGTAGTTTAGTATAATACCCTCTCTAACCCTTCTCGTTGCCACTTTGGTATTATCGGATCTATCTATAATATCAATGATGATAAACCATTTTCTATGGTAGATATGATGAAACCTTATAGTTATCTTTATGATATTATTCATGACCGTCTAAATAAAATGATGGCTAGAAACTGGGGAAAGATGACTAGAATGGATTTATCAAAAGTACCGGCAGGATGGAATATTGATAAGTGGCTTTACTATGCTAAAACTATGGGACTATTTATTGAAGATAGTTTTAGAGAAGGAGTTGTTGGAGCTTCTTTAGGAAAGCTTAGTGGAGCAATGAATAGCAATACTCAAGGAGTTATTGATGCTGACTTTGGTAATAATATTTAGTAGTACATTAATCTTCTTGAATATATTAAACAAGAAATGTCTGATGTTGCCGGAATATCTAAACAACGTGAAGGATAGATCAGTAATAGAGAAACTGTAGGTGGTGTTGAAAGAGCAACTTTACAATCTTCTCATATTACTGAATGGCTTTTTGTCACACATGAAGATTTAAAGAAAAGGGTACTTGAAGCATTTCTTGAAACTGCTAAAGTTGCTATTAGAGGACGTAGTAAAAAATTCAGATATATTCTCCCTGACGGTGCTGTACAAACACTTAATATAGATGGTGATATTTTCTGTGAATGTGATTATGGTTTAGTTGTAGACAATAGTAATAATATTCAAGATTTGAATCAAAAACTTGAATCTTTAGCTTAGGCTGCACTACAGAATCAAACTCTTAGCTTCTCTACTATAATGAAACTCTTTATGACTGCCTCTCTTGCCGAGAAACAGAGAATGGTACAGAATGAGGAGAATAGGGTTAAAGAAGAGCAACAGCAGCAGTAGCAGCAATAGATGCAATTACAGCAGTAGGCTCAAGAACAGCAACTTCAACTTACTAAAGACGAACAAGACTTTAAAGATAGAATTAATCAGCGTGATAATGATACTAGAGTTCTTACTGCTGAAATTAATTCTCAAGCTGAAATGGCTATTCTTCAAATTAAGAATAAACTTACTGAAGCTGAAATGGAGCAGAAGAAAGATGAAGATATTGAAGAACCTGCTGATGATATAGAAAAGCAAAAGCTTATGGAGAGCATAAGACAGTTTGATGAAAAACTAAAACTCGAAAATAGAAAAGCTTTACTTGAAGAATAGAAACTACAGCTTGATAAAGATAAGGCTCAAATGAATAATAATATTAAACTTAAACAATTAAATAAACAATAATATGGCAAGACTATTTAGAATTTCGGATGAAGCCAATGTAAACAATTCTAGTAACATTTGGCTAAAAAGAGAGAATGGAAATATTGTTCTCAAATATCTTGGACCTGACGGATATGAAAGTGTTCGTAGTGAAGAGGAAGTTTCAGCACAGAATACTATTGCTAATTTAAGTAAGGATCTTACTGATTTAGCTAGTAAGCTGGAGGGATTAACTAAGAGAATAGAAGCTCTTGAAACTCCTCAAGATGAAAGTTAATTTATTATTAACATAATAACATTATAATTGTAGAGTATGAAAAAATTTATTTGTATTCTTCTCCTTTTCTTTTTCTTTTTCTTTTCTTGCACAACTACAAAATATATTCCTGTAGAAACTGTAAGAACAGAATACAAAACATAGTATAGTACAGATAGTGTTTATATTCATGACTCTACAACTATAACTAATTAGGGAGACACAGTCTATATATTTAAGTATAAATACAAATACATAGCTAAACATGATACGGTAGGGATAACTGACAGTATTTCAGTTCCCTACCCTGTCGTTGAGACTAAAGAAGTTAATGTATTGTATAATTACCAGAAGATATTAATGGCTGTGGGAATAGTAGCTATATTAAGCATAATTTGGCTAATAGTAAAGAAATTATATAAATTATGGAAGTAATCATCTTAGTAATTACTAATATAATTTCTCCTATTATAACAAGCTATGTTACATGGGCCTAGGCAAAAAAGAAATATTATTCAGAGGTAGATAGTAATGAGATTAATAACATGAAGTAGTGTCTGGAGTTCTACAAAGCTCTTAGTGATGACAATAAGAATAGATTAAATGAAATGATCTAGTCTAATGCTTAGTTACAAAGAGAAATGGCAGACTTAAAATCATAGATGCTACAACTAACTATGAATATATGTATGGACATGACTTGCAAGAAACGTGTACTTAGTGATCAGATACAGAACAACAGATATAAAGAATGATATGGAAGTATTAAAGCTGGGTAGTAAAGGAACTTCAGTTAAAGAACTTTAGAATAAACTAAATCTTTATGCTGACGGGATCTTTGGCCCTGTAACAGAAGAAGCAGTTAAATAGTTTCAAAAGGACAATGGTCTGAGTTCAGATGGTATTGTTGGAGAGGCTACTTGGAAACTTCTTAATGGTACTGCAAGATTAATTAAAGAAATAATACTTCACTGTAGTGCTACTTAGGAAGGGAAAGATTATACAGTAGCTGACATTAAGCAATGGCATTTAAAAAGAGGATTTAGTGATATTGGGTATCATTATGTAGTATATAGAGATGGATCTGTGAATATAGGAAGAAAGGAAAGTGTAATTGGTGCACATTGTACAGGACATAATTCTAATAGTATTGGAATATGTTATATAGGTGGATTAGATACTAACGGCAAAGCTAAAGATACTAGAACTGATGAATAGAAATCAGCTTTAATTACCTTAGTTAAATCTTTATTATCTAAATATCATCTTACTATACAAAACGTGCATTGCCATAATGAATATGCAGCTAAAGATTGTCCTTCATTTAAGATAGAAACTTTTAGGAAGGAATTTAAATAATTAACTTTATGAAGAACATTCTAATAGGAAAGCTTTTAAAGTTATTGACAGAAAGTTATGAAGCAGGAGAATGCGATGATTTGACAAAATCAGAAGAGGAGGAGATTACTAATAAAATTAGTAATATACTATCTGACTTGTAGCTAAAACAAGATAAGGTATGGACTATTGAAGAAGTATCTTAGCATATTGGTATTACAAGACAGACTGTTCATAACTATGTAAAGTAGGGATACTTACATCCTAAAAAGCATTTAGGAGGAGTTCTTGAATTTAAAGTTAAAGAAGTAATGAAGCTCAAAAAGCTTCATTAGTCAAAGTTGTAAAGTTTATTAATAGCTAAGGCTCTGAGTATCAATAAGTACTCAGGGCCTTTTTACATTTCTGGGTTTCTCTTCTTCTCTTCTTACCTTTGTCTGGTAAGCTTACAATTATTAATTCTTAATACTTATAATTATGTCAGACAAAGTTTTTTGTGTTCCTGATGGTTTAGGAACAAGTGGTACTAATTTTGACCCAAATCTTCTTCTCTCTATGATGAACAATGGAGGAATGGGTGGTGGTAATTGGATGTGGATTATCTTCTTATTCTTCCTATATGGATGGGGAGGAAACGGAGGAGGATTATTTGGAAACAGAGGAAATGGTACAGGAGAATCTTATCTAGCTTCTCAGGCAGAGAGGGATCTATTACTACAAGCAGTTGGTGGTAATGGTAATGCTATTTCTTCTTTGGCTAATACTCTAAATACAGATATTCAGGTAGTATAGAGTGCTATTAGTAATGTGCAGTCAGCTATTCAAAATGTAGGAAATCAAGTAGGACTAAGTGGACAGCAAGTAATTAATTCTATTCAAAGTGGTAATCAAGCTATTGCTTCTCAAATGGCTTAGTGTTGCTGCAATGTTAGAGAAGCAATTACTAACGGAAACTATCAAAATCAAATTAATACTATTAATCAAGTTAATGGTCTTAGTCATTAGCTTAGTTCAGTTAATAATAGTGTTGAAAGAGGATTCTGTAATAGTGCCTATGAAACTCAAGCTCAAACTTGTTAGATTAATCAAAACATTTGCTCCTCTACTCAAAATCTTAAAGATGCTACCACTACTTAGACTAATGCTATTATAGCTAAGTTAGATCAAATGTAGACTAGTGCACTTCAAGACAAGATTAATTCACTTACTGAAGCTAAGAGTACATTAATGACTTAGTTAAATAATGAACATTAGACTGCTTAGGTAGCTCAAATGCTTGCTCCAATACAAGGAGAATTGAATGCAATTAAAGCTGCTTAGCCTTCAACTACTGTAGTAACTTATCCAAATCTTGTTGGTGTTCCTGCTGCTTATTTATATAATCAGTTTGGACAAGGATATAATGGATTTGGTCAATTCTGGGGATAATATGAATACAAGTAATCAAATCATTGGTAATCGTGGTGGTATTCCTTTTGTAACTGCCACATAGACTGATGCTGGTAGTGCAACTACTAATGCGATTTATGTACTTCCTAATCATGTATTTAGATTTCTTGGACCTGTAGGAATTATGATTTTACATATAAATGATGCAGTAACTACAGCTACAGGAATTACTATTCAAGTAAATGATTAGAGTCTTCAATTAACTTCAAATACCGGTACTGCACTTACCTCCCTCTCAGCTTAGGATTACCCAATTATCTTTAATAAATTTACAAACACTCTAAAGACTTTATAATATGTTTTCAGCACTTAGTTAGGGAAGTCTTGTTTACATTTTAGATAAGAGTGAGAGGCCAAAACTAAAAATAGGAGAAGTTATTAGTGTTAGCCAGCCTAAACAAAACTTTAATATGAATATGAATGGATATAACCAAACAGTTATTGATATTAAAGTAAACATGGATGGAAATACATTTGAATATAATGCTATACCTAGTAACTTCTCCATTGTTTCTTATAATAATGGTAAAATCACTATTAGTGAAACTAAACAGGGACTATAGTCAGAAGTTGAAAATATTCTACACAATAGTAGATAGATAGTTGAGAACGTATCTACTTATAAGTAGAATATTGTCGATTGTGAATCTATACTTAAAGAACTTAATCCTCAATTTGCAAAGGACAAAGAGAGGGACGAAAGATTAAATACTCTTGAGTAGAAATTCACTGGAGTTGAGAATAAGATAGATAAATTATTAACCTTAGTAACTACTAAAGAATTATGATGATTATAGAATTATCTTCAGATAGATTCGGCAGAGCAATGAAGGCATTTCATTGTATTGAAGAGAAGTTGGCAGACCTTAAAGATCTTTTTGAGGAAGAAGAGGATTCTTCTCATAGAACTTATACAGAAGAAGAGGAAGAATATCCTCATAGAAGATTTAAAAGTAGATATGTATAATTATGTATAAAACTAGTCTGGATATTTATGATGATAGACCTGTTGCAATGATTTCATATCTTAGACACTATGGTTGGCATTTCAATAAGAAAATGTTTTAGTTTGCAGTTTCAAAAATGCTTAAAGGAGGTTCTGCAATTATTCCTATAGACAAAGAGAAACTTGATAACTTACTACTATAGTATAGCATAGCTTTAAAGCATAATGACTTGTATGACTATGTATATGTAGCCAATATGTGTAAAGCTGATTTTTATGGGTCTTCTATTGTTGATGATGCTCATCTGGTTAAATACGTTAAAGACGTCATAGATGATGAAGATGGCTATGATGGAATTGTATTTAATAGATGGTATGCTGATATGTGTAAGAAAGGTATTCCTATTGATTGGGAAGAAATGCTATGATTAGTACAGCTATTTTAAAGAAATATAATTGGACTGTTACTATTATAACAGAGCCTACTGAAGAATAGGTTTTTGAGGATGCTAAAGAGTTTATAACTTAGAATACTATTGTTGATTTCTTATCATTTAATTTTAATGTAGTACAAGTATTAACCACTTCTTCTTCAAGAACTTCCTTGCTGATTCTTCCTGAATCTCTTCCTTCTTCTTTGTTCTTTTTAGTTATTCAAAATGCATCTTCAATTCTTATGTTTAGAATAAACGAAGAAGAAAAAGAAAAGAAAGAGGAGATTACAACTAAAGAAATGCTTTAGCACATTATTGAAGATGCTATTATGTCAAAGTAATAGAATTTCTTTATACAATTAAAAAACAGTAATTAAGTATTTTTATATATACTTAGTTACTGTTTTTCTTTTTTATTTTGTATGAATACCAGTAAGCATATATCTTTGTAGTAAGTTTAATTAAAACTTGTAGAAGTATGGAAGAATTATTAAGTTTTGACAACATTTTATCTGGTGATGATGCAGCTAGTTTGTTTACAGATCCAGAAGATGTAAAGAATCCTTCAGAGGAAAAATCTGAAGATTCTGACAGTAAACCAAAAGAACAAGAAAAAGCTACTGAGGTAAATTCAGAAGAATTATTTGACGATTAGTCAGAAGAGAAGACACCAGAGAGCGTAGGTAGTGAAGAGAATAACAAGGAAAAGAAAGAACCCTCCTCTGATGAGGATGGTACTTCTCCCAAACAAAACTTCTACTCTTCCATTGCCAATGCCTTGAAAGAGGAGGGTATCTTTCCAGACCTTGATGATGAAGCTATTGATTCAATCAAGGAACCTGAAGATTTTAGAGATGCTGTTGAAAAACAAGTAGCAGCTAGATTGGAAGAGCAGCAAAAGAGAGTAATTGAAGCTCTTGATGCTGGAGTAGAACCTAGTGCAATTCAACAATACGAAAAGACTTTAAAGTTCTTAGGCAGTGTTGATGAAAAGTTACTAAATGATGAAAGTGAAAAAGGTGAATAGCTACGTAGATCACTTATTCAACAGGATCTTTTGAATAGAGGATATTCTCAAGAAAGAGCAATTAAACTTACAGAAAAGTTTTTTGCTTCTGGAGAGGACATTGACGAAGCTAAGTCAGCATTGGAAAGTAACAAAGAATACTTTTCAGATAAGTATCAAAAACTTATTGATGATGGCAAAGCTTAGGAAGAGCAAGAAAGAAAGAAAGCAAAGCAAATGGAAGCTGATTTAAAGAAAGACATTTTAAATAATGAAAAAGTCTTTGATTCAATTTCCTTGGATAAAGCAACCAGACAAAAGGTTTATGATAATATTACTAAACCTATTTATAAAGATCCTGAGTCCGGTGTTTATATGACAGCTTTGCAAAAATATAGAAAAGAAAACGAAACAGCCTTTATTAAGAATGTTAGTTTGCTCTATACACTAACCGATGGCTTTACTAACTTAGATAAGCTGGTATCTCCTGCTGCTAAAAGACAAGTAAAGACTAAGTTAAAAGAACTTGAACATACCTTAAATAATACTGCTAGAAATAGCAGTGGTATTTTAGATTATGTAGGTAATGATAGTGCAAATAGAGGATCTACATTATTTAATGGAGGACTGAGTATTGATATGCACTAACTTTTTAAACTTATATAATTATGGCTGGTAAGCTTGGTAGATTTCAGACCTAGCAATTTGTTGGTTGGAAGGGTCTGACAAAAGATAACCATCTAGCATCCATTTATCAAAGAGCACCTCAATAGGTCTCTGAATTTATGGTATAGCTACTTGCATTAAATAGAGGTAAATCTCTTGAAAGTGAGTTAGCTAAATATCCTACAAAGGAGTTTGATACGGATGATGAATTTACTTGGAAAGTAATTGGTTCATCTAGACGTAACATTCCGCTACTTGAAGCTCGTGATGGTAATGGTACGGTTATTACTAGTACATCAGGTAATGTAGGTGTAGGAACAACTCCTTTCTATCTAGTCTTTGGTGAAGACTGGTTCTCAAATGGTGAGACACTATTTGGAGAATTAAATGAGGTTTATCCTATTCGTATTATTGATGAGCCTAGATTTGAAGGAACGAATGTAGTTTATCGTTGTGAAACATTGGGTGGATTACAAGATGGTATTCCTGCTGAAAGATTACTTCCCGGTGAGAGATTCTCTCGTGAGTTCTCTGCTGTTGAACGTGAACTTTCTCGTGGAGTAGGTGATGTAAGATTTACTGCACCTATTGAAATGCGTAATGAATGGACTACGCTTCGTAAGAAGTATAAAGTTCCTGGCTCTACAATGCTGAATAAGAAACTTGCTTGTGGTGTTCCTGTTGTTGATAAAGCAGGAAACAAGAAAGTAGAGACGATGTGGATGCCTTGGGTAGAGTGGCAATTTGAGCAAGAGTGGTCTGACGAAAAGAACTCTGCATTAATGTTCAGTACATCGAACAGAAATCAAAATGGAGAGTATCATAATGTTGGTCAATCTGGTGAAGTTATTCGTATGGGTGATGGTCTTCTAGCACAAATGAAGTATGGTAATACCTATTATTACAACACATTCTCATTGAAGATGCTTGAAGATGCTCTATATGAATTAAGTGCTGCTAAACTTGACTTTGGTGACAGAACATTCGTAATTAGAACTGGTGAGATTGGAGCAATTCTGTTCCATAATGAGGTTCGTAAGGCAGTCAGTGGATGGCAGGAATTTCTACCTGTTGTTAATGAAGGAGTAAACGCAGTTAAACCTACGACTTCTCCTTTGCACAAGAATGCTCTTGCTGCTGGTTTCCAATTCACTGAGTTCCTTGCTCCTAATGGTGTACACGTTAAGCTTGAAGTAGATAACTTCTATGATGATCCCGTAAGAAACAAGCGTCTGGATATTAATGGACATCCTGCTATGTCTAGTCGTTTTGACATCATGTATATTGGTACTACTGACCAAGCTAACATTTTCAAGTGTGCTATTAAGGGACAACCTGAGTTCCGTGGATTCCAATGGGGTCCGTTTGCTAATCCTTTCACAGGAGAAACAAACAATACGAGTGCTGGTTATGATGAAGATTCAGCAGTTATGCACCGTAAGACTACTCTCGGAGTTTGTATCTTGGATCCAACAAGAACTATGTCATTAATTCCTGCTATTCTTGAAGGATAATGACTACATATAATTATAGGAAAGGGAAACCTTTCCTATAATTATTTTTTAAAAATTATTATTGGGATAATAAGTATAAATATGGAAGAGAATTTTACTATAGACTCTACAGAGCTAAATGCTGTAGAATAGCCTATGATGCCTGTAAATAAGGGCACAGTGAAGAGAGGAAAAGTACAAATTGTGAATACTCCTGTTAGTAATGAACTTGAAAGTTGTTTAAGAAATACAACTATTGAAGTTCGTTATTTAGCATAGCCAGGTACAGTAAATGACACAAGACACGTTATGTATGGAGGACTTGCTGAAGGAGCTTTCATTAATATCACTGTTCCTCGTCTTCGTTCCGGTATCTTTGTAGATGTTCTAACCAAAAATGAAAAAGAATATCTAGAACAAATTATGGGATTGGAAGTTGGAGCATTAAATGTTTATAACAAGACTAATAACTTTTGGGATAATACTACTGAAGGTGGTATTTCAAGAGTTAGACTTTCTAAACAAAATAATCATTTAAATCTAAACAATCCTATTGACTATATCAAATATAAGATTCTTCTGGCAAACAAAGATTTAGTAGCACCTAATCTACAAACACTTCAAGATAGACCAAAGGCTACTTATAGATTTGTATTAGTTGCAGACAATGAAGTTAATGCTGTTTCTAAAGCTAAGATGTCTAATAAAGCTCAATGTTATGTTGAGTATGGTAAGTATGAATCTAATGAAGAAGTTCTTCGTATGGTTATTGAAACTCTTACCTCAAAACCATTGGCTAATAACACTAAGCTTGACTTCCTGCAAACTAAGATTGGAGAATTAATTGATGCTGATAGTAAGTTATTCCTTAGAGTAATCCAAGACCCTCTTCTTAAAACTCGTATTCTTATTAAGAAGTGTATCGAACAAGGGTTTATTTCTAAGCGTGGTGATTTCCTTTACTTGAGAAGTGACAATACTCCTCTTTGTGAAGGCGGTGAAGAACCTACTATGACAGTAGCAGCTAAGTATTTGAATAATCCTAAACGCCAAGATATGAAACTAAGTCTTGAAGCTAAACTACAAGACTGATTATATATAAATATGACTACTACTGATTAAGTTCGGTAGTAGTCTTTAATCCTATTAAAGTATGACTAATTCTGAATTTCTGTATGAGTTTGATTTGCTTTATAACAATATTACAAGTAATCAAGCTCCCGGCTTAAATGCTTATGAAAAATCAGTATATCTTACTATGGCATAGACAGATATTCTAAAAGCATACTTAAACCCTAAAGGAAATAAGTGGGCAGAAGGAATTGAAGACAGTAGTTTAAGATAGATAGACTTTTCAAATCTGATTACTATTTATACTAGAACTAAATATAAAATATCAAGTGGTAAACCCGGATCTAATCATGCCTTGAGAGAAACAGGAGAGTTTATAGATCCACTATTTGCTGGTGGAAATGCTCAATCTGTAGTTCTCCCTTCCGACATTTTTTCAATACTAAACGAGACGGTGGAAGTATGGAGAGAAAACGAGTCGTAGGATAAAATACTAGTGGTAGTTCCAATTAGTACTCAAGAATATAATAGAATACTTAGTTCTCCATATAAATATCCACTAAAGAATCAGGCTTGGAAAATAGTTAATACAGATAATGGTACTACTAAAGCTGATTTAATTCCTGGTCATGAAGATGATTTAATAGGATATACATTAAGATATATTAGAAAACCTAAGCCTATTATTCTAGAAAACCTCGAAGATGGATTATCTATTAATGGTAGTGCTACAGAAACTTCTTGTGAAGTAGATTCAGTATTACATAGAGATATTCTAAAAAGAGCTGTAGAATTAGCTAAGTCTGATTATATAGGAGATTTAGAATCTAGAATTACTTTAGGTAATTCAAGTAGCACTAATTTAGGTATAATTAATAACTCTAGATAACTATGACTATAGAAGAATTTAGCAATGAATTTGATTCCATGATAGCCTCTTATTAGCATAAAGCTATTTATGGAGATCAGTCTTCAATAGCTGACTTTACTTTTAATGAATATGAAAAGTCACTATTCTTAACAGAAGCTTAGATATAGTTGATATAGGGTTATCTTTCTGATGGTCAAACTAAAGGCTATGATAACAATGCTAAAAAGCAAATAGACTTTAGTAATATAACTAAGGTTGCAAGTATTACTTCCACTCTTTCCACTGCTCCTTATGCAGAGCACGCTATAGTATTGGATACAAGTAATTTAAATATACTTCAAATTATCAATGAAAGAGTAGTAGACAGCAACAATAAATCTTATGTTATAGTACCCATCAATTATAGATAGTATGATAGATACTTATCTAAAGCCTATAGTGAACCTATGAAAAGATAGGCTTGGAGATTATTTTCTAATACTAAGAATGATACTCAAAGAGCTGAGATTATTCTTAGAAGAGATGCAGGAAAGTTCAAAGAATATAAAATTAGATATATAGAATTTCCTAAACCTATTATTCTAATAAATCTTCCAGATGGACTTTCTATTTATAATGAAACACAAAAATAGGGGTGCGTTTTAAACAATAGTCTTCATCATGAAATTCTATAGGTAGCTGTAAAGTTAGCTATAGCATCTAGAAAAGATGAGACTAAAGATGTTTCTGCACTTCGTAATCAACAATCATAATTATGACTATACAAGAATTTAGTGATTAGTTTGATACTCTTGTTGATGGTTATCGTAGAGAAAAGGATTTTGATAGCTAGGCTATATATGATTCTATTGAATTTAGTGAATATGAAAAATCAGTATTCTTAACTCAAGCTTAGGAATATTTAGTAAGATAGTTATATACTGGAGTATATAATATTGATTCTTATGAAAAAACTGAGGAAATTCGCAGACATCTATCTAACTTAGTTAAAACTAAAACTTTTGAACAAGATGAAATCCTTGAGTGTACTCCTATTCAGTCTCGTTATCCTAGTGCTTTGTTTGCATTACCAAATGATTGCTGGTATATCGTATATGAATAGATTTCTTTAGATACTGCAAATTCTTGTTTAGCATCAAGAATTGTTGAAGTAGTTCCTGTTACTCATGATACTCTTATAAATTTGCTTAATAATCCTTTTCGAGGAGTAACCAAAAGAAGGGCATTAAGACTTGATGTGGACAAGGGAGTAGAGATAGTTAGTACTGCTAAAATAAAATAGTACACAATTAGATATGTTTCTAGACCAGAACCTATAATACTGGCTTAGTTATATGATGAGTCCATTAATGGCCAAAAAAACCCTCAGACCTGTCTACTCCACTCTGCTCTCCACCAAGATATTCTATAGAGTGCAGTTAAACTAGCTTTGGCTAGTAAATATAAAACTACAACAAAAGATTCTGATACTGATGAAGACAATCAAAAATCTTCATCTAATGTTTAATTTAATTTTATTTTAAAATGAGTGTATTCTCTGTAAATCAAAATCGTTAGCTTTATGTAGCTAAAGCTCGTATTGCTAGTACCGCCGCTCTTGGCAAAACCCCTGGAAATATAAAAGTAGGAACCAGTGATGGTGATGTATATTTTCAATATGTAGGAGCAGGAAAAGACATTCTTCGTAGTGATATTATTGATCCGGCTAGTGTTATCTATGCTAAGAAGACTGCCTATAGTGCAATGACTAAGAAACTAAAGCAAGTAGTATTAAAACTTGATTCTTCGGTAAATAGTGGTAATCCTGTTTCTGGACAAGACTATATTGTTAGAGTAAACTTTAGACAAGCTTTTGGAATGTCTGATGAGGATCTCTATCAGAAATATGGCGCAGTACACGCTGTTTCAGGAATGACTGCTGCTAAGTTCTATCAAGAACTTGCCTATTCTTTGGTTAAGAATTTTAGTCGTTTGTATGCTCCTCTTCTGGATATTGAGATTGCTGGTAAAGTAATCGCAAGAGCTACAAAGAACAATGGTACTATTAAATTCTATGATGAGAGTGGTACTGAAATTACTGCAAGTTCTGCCACTGAGATTAAGATTGATGAAAAGTCTCAGGTAGGAGAATGGCAATTAGGAGTTAAACCTCTTGTTCCAGTCTACTTTGAAGTAATTCCTACTCAAATCATGGTAGATGGTTCTGAAGTTATTTGGGGCACAGTTACTGAAAACTATACTGCTCTAACGGCAGTAAAGAATGGTTATAACATTGCTGACCTTGAATACTTCTGTGCTGGAGAAAAGGGAGACCAATATAGAGGTATTAATTGGCCTAATGTAATTCCTACTAAGTATCTTGTAGATCCCGAAAAGCAATATGATGTAATTGATATTCACTATGCTTTTGCTGGAGCAGGTGAAAATGTTCAAAAGTCTGAAAAGACGATTACAATTGTTTGTGAGGTTACTGAGGAAACGAAGGACAACAATACTACTTATACAAGTGCTGCTGCTGACCTTATTTCTGATTTGAAAACTGCTGGAATTACAGTTTCCTAATTTTATGGCAAATAAACATATATAACTCACGAGAGGTAAAGGGAGTCTCTCCTTTTACCTCTTTATTTTTCTTATAATATGGTACAATTTAATTCTTTAAAAATAACACCTGATAGATCTTTAATTGTGGATGTAAATATCGAAGATATTCCATATTATAAAGATGTTTATTTGGATTCTATAGTGATAGATAATCAGAAGACTTACTTATCTTCTGGTCCTAGTAATACTCCTATTTATAAGAAGACTATTAAAGGAGAAAGACACGTAAACATAGGGGATATTATAGAGCTAAATCCTGAGAGTGTATATATAGTAGCTTCAATAGATAATAAGAATACTATAGTACCTTCAACTAAGTTTGTTCCTAAAGCCTATACTATTACAGAAATCTCTCCTGATGGGGATTTTATTAAGGTTAAAGACTTAGAAATAGAAATAAATAATAAAAAATTTGCTTTTTCAAATTCTACTGTTTATTTTTGCAATCCTATAGAATCTATATATTCAATAGATCTTACAGATACCTTTAATGTGATTTACAATACTAACTCAAAATGGCATCAAGTTGTTATAAAAGAGTCAGAGTTAGCAGGTAGTATGGATGATTTACTATTTGTTTATATTACAGTTAAAGGTACTCCAGCTGTAGATACTCCTTGTGGAGAAGATTCAGAGTATCAATTAGGTGTTACTATTAATTCTGGTATTCTATATAGAAGAGCCATGAATCATATTAGAGAACTTAATTGTGAATGTACTTCTCCTAGAAAGTTTATAGACTTAATACTAAGATACAAAGCACTTATGTTATGCTTAGAGTTTGGTAATTATGAACAAGCTATTAAGCTATACAATAAATACTTTGTATGTGAAAATACTCATGTAAAACATAAATGTCATGAATGCAGACGAAATCTTATACGATAAATTATCAAGCTATTTTGATACTTTAAGTAAAGTAGGATATGTACCAGATGCAGAAGTAGACAAGCTTATTATTCATTGTTTTGTGAATGAGTTTTCAGAAATGTTCTATGAACAACTTACTAAAGAAGATTACTCAGAACTTGATAAATTACTAAGTAACCTATGAAAAACTGTGGTTGTAATCCTCCTTACTTAGAGGCTAATAAACATCAAGGAGGTCTATATGTACCAAACCTTAAAGACATTGTAAAGAAGCTTTATTTAAAGTTTAATTTACTTGAAAAGGAAGTAGACTACTTAAAAGAACATAGCTGTACTTGTGATCATACTCCTGATATTCCTGATATTCCTGATAGTAGCACACCAGATAATTCTATTACAGAACCATTATCAGTTACTACTAATACTGCTTTCAATGACATTGAACCTAGTACAGGAGATACATATAATATTAGTGTTGTAACTAATTACAGTGGTTGTAGTATTTCTTTTACATCTTCTGATTGGATTACTATCTCTCCTTCTACAGGAACAGAATCTACAATTTATAAAGTTACTATTAATGCTAATGATTCTTTAAAAGAAAGAAATGGGTACATTACAATAATAGCAACAAGAGGTAGTGAAGTAGCAACGAAGACTTTAGATATTACTCAAGCAGGAAAAGCTATTTCAGAAGTTCTTATTATAGACCCTGAAACTATTACATTTAATTCAGATAGTGAGGAATCTGTATATATTACTTATACAACTCGTCCTAGCTATGATTATTCAGAAGAGGAGTTTGAACTATTCTTAGATGAAACAGAAACTAATGCTGATGGTACTTATACAACAAGATATAATATAAGTCCTATAAATTTATGTACAGAGATAGATAATGATATTACAGTAGTAATTACTTTCTCCTCTGGTTCTCTTTCAAAAACTCTGACTCTTATACAGAAGGCATATAAAGAAGAAGGAGGAGGGGATGGAAATGAAGGAGACAATAACAATGGAGATAATAGTGGAGACAATAACGGAGAAGAAGAAAAACCTAATAATGATGTACTTAAACTAAGTACAAATAAATTAGAATTTTCTAGTGCTTCAGATGTTCAATATTTAATTGTTACTTCTTCACAAAATCCTACTGTTACTAATGGTGGATCTCATGATTACTTTGATTGTAGTCTTGATAGTGATGGAGTAAATGCAGATGGAACTGCTTGGACTAAATATAAATATTATATAACTGAAGCTAATACTACTGGTTCTGATGTTACTGCTACTGAAGTATTTAAGTTAGGTTCTTTAAAAGAAACTCTTACATTAGTTCTTAAAGCTTCAGAAGATAATACTCCTGATACTCCTACTCCTGATACTCCTAGTAATCCAGAAACTCCTGTAACTACTTCTAAGTATAGTTACTTTAAGTCTAATAGTACAGTAACTGCTTCTGCTATTAATTTAACTGAAACTGGTATTAAGCAATGGACTAGAGTTACTAAAGAGGTAAGTTCTGAATCTGAATTAGTAAACGTAACTGATACTGTTGAACAAGAAGATAGTATATACTTCTTTGGTGTAGCTGTTCCTTCTAATTGGACTATTAGTTTTGTTAGTAAGAATTGGGGAGATAATGAAATTAGTAATATGACAAAACAACTTGTTAATATTACAGATCCTAATAATACAGGAAGTACAGATACAGTTGAGTATGCTGTTTATTATTATAAACTTTCTGATACTGACCTTCTTGAAGGAACAGATACCTTCACGATGACAATTACAAATGTTTAAAATTTAATATTATGGCTACTCTTGCAATAAATCAATCTATAACAAGAAATTCAAGTCTGCCTCTAGATTATTATAGTGTATTTGAAACTTATGCTAAATTAACTACTTACTGTAGTTCTATTAGAGCTTATGCAGGACAAATAGTTGCAGTTACTTCAGATTCTGATAAGAATGGTGCTTATGTATTAACAGGTGTTAAACCTTTTACTCCTGTTAAAATAGGAGATAGTTCTTCTACTAATAAGACTAATTTTACTATTCTTACAACAGCTGAATATGAAGCTCTTACAAATAAAGATGCTAATACTATTTACTTTTGTACAGAAACTGATGATGATTCAGATGATTCTGATAACTCTAATAATTCTAGTAACTCTAGTAATTCTAACAGTTCTAACAGTTCTGATAGTAGTAATACAGGAAGTGGAAGCAGTAGTGGAGAATCTAGTAGTAGTACAATTAGTGCTGATAAATCTGAAATAGAACTTAGTAATATAAAATCTGATTATGATGTAACTATTACAAGTAGTTCAGATGTTACATATACAAATCCTGCTTGGGTAACTGTTACTCTAAGTTCTTCTTCTGGAAATACTAAGATATACACTATAAGTGCCTCAGAGAATACAAGCACATATCCTAGAACAGGTACAGCTACTTTTACTAATACTAGTGGTGATAGTGTTACTGTAACATTAAAACAATCCTGTGCAGTTAGATTTACTATAACTGCTGATGATATTGAAGCTAGTGATACTACTATTACAGGTACTGTTAAAGCTTATGGTATAAGTAGTGATGAGTTTGAATTAATAGTATATAATTATGCAGATCTTTCAACTTCTGATGATATTAATGTTACTTATACTCCTACAGATTTTAATGCTTCTGTAAGTGGTGTAACTATTTCTTTCTCCGCTACTGTTCCTGCTAATAATACTAGCAATGATGTTGTTTATATGGTACAGGCATCTAAATCAGTAGGTGGTGGTGAATCAGCTAAATTATCTGTAATACAAAGTGCTAAAAGCTAATTATTATGATAGTAATTAATAAAAGGTCTCCGACTAAAATATGTAAAGGCCTTAATGATATTACTAAAGTAATGGTTGGTAATACTCAAATATGGCCTAATGATTTAGATGTATTAAAAGTATCTGTTACTAGTATAACACTAGATTCAAGTAATAATTATACTTTTGAATTTACAGTAACTAGTACAGAAGATTATACATTGGAAGAAGTAGAAGAATAACATACAATAAAATTTAAATATTATGGCACTATTAAACATATCTCCGACTTCTGGAACTAAAGGAACTAAAACTATTACTGTTACTTCTTTACATACAGGAAGAAATGCAAGTACTAGTAATGTTAAAATTACATCATCTAGTGGTAAAACACAAACAATACCTGTAACACTTGCAGCTAAAGAAGCATTTATGTATATAAATGCAGATACAGCTACTGCTGATGGAATTGGTTCTACTCTTAATTTTTCTGGTACTAGTAATCTTTCATGTTTTTATCTTACTATTGACGATATGAACTATGATGATGGAAATGGTGGCATGGCTACATTTACAACTAGCACAGTTATCACTACATCTAGCGGTACTAAGATAAATTATGATCCTACTAGTAATTCTACTATTACAGGAGATCCTGGAACTAATGCACAATATACTTTTAATATTGCAATAAATATAACTTCTACAAACTCTTCTACAAGTGTAGCTTCATGTAAAGCTTATATTTATGAATCTAATAATATGAAAAAGTTATATGCAACATTATTTATAAATCAGTCTGCTGGAGCTGCTACACTTTCTGCTTCTCCTTCATCTGTATCTCTTAATAGTGGAGAATCTAAAACTATAAGTGTAACTTCTAATGAAGGTTGGACAGCATCAGAAGCATAATAATTTCTAAATATATATCTACTAATAATATTGAAGTATGATAGCTATAAATAATAAATCTCCTGTTTCAATACATTTTGGCAATCTAAATATTTCCAAAGTATTTGTAGGAGCAACACAAGTATGGCCAGATAAATTTACAGTAACTCCTGAAGTTTTATGGCTTACTAATGAGTTACTTAATTCATCAGATGTTACGGTAGATACAAATCTTTCTTGGAAGATAAATATAAATGAACTTAACTACATTTCAACATGGCAAAATTAACACAAGATTGGCTAACCATTGAACCCGGTTCTGGTATTGGTCAAAGTACAGTAAAAAATTCCGCAGGTAGGCATACAGGACGTGAAACAAGATATGGAAGAATTGAAGTTTCTACTACTGATGGCCAGCAAAAAGAATATGTTGTATATCAAAAAGGCCTTGAAGAATTTATTAAATTTACTAATTCAAATACCTCAGAAGTTGCTATTACATCATATTCTATAAGTAAAACAAGTGGCATACTTACATTATATGCACTAACCAACTCTAAAACAATTAAAGTTGAAAGTCTTACTATTTCTGACGATTCTTCTACAACAGATACTGTTGAAGGTGGTTTAACTGTAACAGCAGATTATGCTTATAATTCTGAACCTAGCACGGATGATTCCGATACAGGAGAAGTGTTAGTATGGGTAAATCCTTATGGTGCAACAGAAGGACCTAATGTATTTGGTACAGCATCTGCATCTACTGGAGATCCTGGTAAGAAAGCTCAGTATTATATTCCTATTAGACTGAATCTTCCTTTCAATGACACTGTTACTTATAGAACATTTGGTTTAAAACTTACTGATGCCTATGGACATACAGCACAGTGTATTATTAGACAAGACGCTGGTAGTGCAAGACTTACTATTACATCATCTCCTTGGACAGTACCTGCAAATGGTGGTACTAGTAGTATTGATGTAGAATCTAACATTGCTTGGGGTGTTGAAAATTCTAGTGCATATAGTTGGATTATTTATCAAAATACAACTGGTACTGGAAATGGTGCTATTACATATACAGTAGCTGCTTATGAAGGTACTAAAGATAGAACAGCAACTATTTATGTAGAACCTTCAAATTCTTCTTACAATGAAGATCTTACTAAGAGTTATACTATAACTCAAACAGGTGCATCTGAATTTATTAAATTTGTAGACGGTAATGGTAATGCTCTTAATACATTAAATGTAGCAAATAATCAAGCAAGTGTAACTGTTTATGTTAAAACAAACTCTACAAGTTATAAGGTAGATGAGGATTCAGTAACTGATATAGACAATGTATATTCAGCTAAATATAATGAATCTGAATCTGCATTTAAAGATGTTGCTACATTAGGTAATCAAGTATATGTTCAAGTAGATAATGTTGTAACTAAGAATGATTCAAGTGATTCTTCATTATTAAACAATGCCTACTCTTCCACTGTTTCTGATGATTCTCTTGGTTTAACTGATTCTTATTTAGTTCCTGTTAGAATCTATTTTGGTGATAACCCTATTATTCGAGATAGAACAATAGTTCTTTCAGCTACTGATAAAGCTAATGCTACAGCAAAGATTACTATTACACAAGAAGCTGGCGATCCTAACTTAGAGGTAGAACCTGAATATGTATGGATTGCACAAGAAGGTGGCGATGCTGATGTAACAGTTAAGTCTAACACTACTTGGACTGCTGCAATAAATGAAGAAGGATATACTACTATTGATTCTACTAGTATGAAGGCTGTTCCTACATCTATAAATGCTTCAGCAGAAGGAGAACGAGATCAGAAAATTACAATAACAAGTGCAACTAGTGTTAGTTTAAAATCAGCACCTGATTGGGTAAATATAGGTATTGATAGTTCTGAAACTTATGTTGGACATTATGCATTTGAATATAACATTGATAGTCAATTTACTTCAGATGGTCCAACTCAAGTTAATGCTAGGAGTGGTGAAATAGTATTTGTAAATGAAGCTGGTACTACAATTACTGTTCCTGTTACTCAAGAAGGTAATAGTGAAAGTAGTTCTGAAGATGATGAGGGTTTTACAATATCCTAATTAACAATTAAAATTAACCAATTTCATAGTGAGGACTTAAAACACCCTCACTATGAATATTAAAACAATAAAGAATATGGCAAAAGCGGATTGGCTAACCATTAGCCCTACATCAGGTTCTGGTGAGGGTTCTATTAACAACACAGCTTCAGTATGGACAGGACGTGATCCAAGAAGCACTACAGTAACTGTTACAGCTAATGGATGTGATCCTGTTACTTATGCTGTTAAACAGTTAGGTAAATCAGAGTTCATTAACTTTACTGATTCTGAAAAGAATGTAGCAACATCAATGTCCTTGCCTAAAGAAGGACAAATTAAAACTGTATATATTCTTTCAAATACTAAGAGTGTTGCAGTTACTGCTGTTTCTCTTACTGATGATAGTTCTACTACTGGAGTAGTTGAAGGTGGTATTACTGCATCAGCAGATACAAGTAATTCTTCAGTAGCAACTCAAACTGAAAATAATACTGGTGTTGCAAAAGTTTGGGTATCTCCTGCAACTTCATTAAATTCAACTAACATATTTGGTACTGCTGCTGTAACAGCTGTAAGTGGTGATCCTGGTTCTCAAGCACAATATTACATTCCTGTAAGAATTAACCTTTCAATGAATGATACTATTACAGTTAAGAGAACATTCATGTTAAAGGCTTTAGCTGCTGGTGGTCAATATGCTCAAATGACATTTACCCAAGATCCTGGTGCTGCAAGATTAAAATTAACTCAAACAAGTATTACATTAGGTAATAATACAAGTGGATTTGGATATTTGACTATTAGTTCAAATACAAGTTGGAGTATTGCAAGTAATTTTAGTATAAGTAATTCATTTTCACCAAGTATAACAACTGGTTCAGGAGATGGTTCAGTTAGAATAGGTTCTGCAAATATAAACTATAATCATTATCAAATAACTTTAGGAACTGTAACTGTATCAGCGCAAGATGTTACAAATAAAACTGTAACTATTTATCAAGCTTCTGCTGATTATATTGCAAAGTTTAGTTCTTCACAATCCTATGATAACGGTATTACATCTTATGCTGTAACTAAGGAAGCTAAATATTATACAATATATGTTTTAGCTAATGAATCATTTACAGTTTCAGCAGGATCTTCTGACAGTGGATTATCTTTTGAATCAGCTACAGATGTAAATATTACAGATGATCAAACTACAGACACTAAGAAATGTAAGATATATGTGTATAATAATGCTGATTGTAATCCTGATACAAATTACTTTGGCACATCAAGAGATATTACAGATGGAACTTATAGCGTTAATGCAATTAGACTAAATATTCCTCCGAATAGTACCATTTCAAGCAGATCTTGGAAATTAGATTTAGCAAGTAATTCTGGTATTAAATCTACATTAACTATTACTCAAGCTGCTGGTGATCCTACTATTTCAGTTTCGCCGACTTCAATTACTCTTGCTGCTGATGGTTCTTCTTCAGTAAGTGTAGCTGTTAAGTCTAATACTTCTTGGACAGTATCTTGATTAAAGTAATAGAGAAGTAATTAAAAGTAATTCAAATGTAATTCAAAATATTCAACTTTATAGTAGGAGTAGCAATACTCCTACTATAAAATTAAAATAAACCCATGGCTTCATATACAAAATCTTGGACATCGGGTACAGGAAGTATTACTGCAACATACGGAGGCAGTGGTAATGGAACCATTACAATTACATCATCAAAAAATGATTTAACTGTATCCAGATCAATGACATTAAATGTTGCAGCTAATGGGGTGAATACAATAGTAATAACAATCACCCAAGCTGCTAAATCAGGTGATTTTAATGTTGATTTTAATAACGACTTTTTATAATATACTGCAATTATGGCAAAAGGAACTATTTCAACTGCAAGAACTAAAATTGCAGATATTAACACAAATGGTAGTAATTCAATTACAGGTGCCACTCTTAATGCAACTCTTGGAGCAATTCAAGATACTGTAGATGAATTAAAAGACTCTGATATAACTATTACAAATACAGGGAAGACTTTATCTAATAGTTATAATGTAGCTAATGGTATTCCTAAGCTGAGTAATAATGCTAAAATAGCTTATGGTGTTATACCTTATACTTCAAGTGCTACAACTACAGTAGGTGGCATTATTACTGCCAAAGATTCAAGTGATACAATTTCAACTACAAGTGATGGCTCTTCAGGTTATCCTGCAAGAGCTGACCATACTCATATACTTCCAGATACTATTCATATAGATGAATTGTTTTCTAAAAGTTATATAGGCTGCTCAGGCAATGCTTCTCTTAAAAATGTTACTGTAAATAGTGGTGGTAAACTTAATGTTAATGGTAAAACTACTATATCAAGTGAGCTTGAAGTAACAGGTGATAATACAACTACTTTAGGAGGTTCTCTTGTTGTTGCTGGAACTACTACTTCTACAGGTGCTATTAGCACAAGTGCTGGATTAACAGTAGGCTCAAGTGCTAATATTAGTGGAGCTACTACTATTGACGGAACATTAACTCAAAATGGTTCTGCTAATTTTACTAATAATGTTACATTGTCTAAGAATGTAAAACCAGCTTCAAATGAAACTGTTCAACTTGGTGAAAGCGGTAATAGATTTAAAGGTGTTTATACCACAAAAGTAGCTGGTGCTAATTATGAGATTAAAGATTCTGGATTTAAGCTTAATAATGGTAGCTATGGAGCTTCTATTACAGGAACTGATGATAATATAAATATAAAGACTACTACTACTGATGCAGGAATTTCAATAGAAGGAGATTACGTATATGTTGGTGCTAATCTTTATCTTGATAAAAACCTTGAACCTGATAGCTATGATAATACTTCAAGTATTGGTGTGAGTGGCAATTATTTTTCATATAGTTATATTAGTCAAATGAATAGTTATTTGTTAATAACAGACACAATTTTTGGCACTTCAAAATATGGTAGTATTGCAATATACAATAATCCTTCAAAATACAACGGTAGAGCTAAAATCGGCTATTATTATGATACTAGCCTAATTCATTATACTTCATACAGTAAAGACGGAGTTTTAATAAAAACTTCAAATATAGGAGATGGAGATAACTGTATAGACCTTGATTCAGCATCCGATATAGACATGAATTGTAATGGCCTTTATGTCTATTCAAATAATTTTCATATTATCTCTAATACTGAAAATGGGTATATAAAAGCCGAACAGAATGTTTATATAGAGGGAACAAATGGTATTGTACATATTGGAGGAAGTAGCAATTATATAACTGTTGAAGAAAGTGATTTAGGCTACATAAACTTACAAACTACTTATGAGCCAGATTCAGATAATGGTGGAGTGATAACTATTTATAATAGTAAATACACTGGAATGTATTTAAGAGACTACAATATAGGTATAGTTAATTCTAAAGGCACTACTACAATAGGTAATACATCTTCAGAACCTACATATATAAAGTTAGAAAATAGTTCTGCAAATATTACTGTACACGCTTATTGTGACTTAAATTTAGAAGCAGAAGAAGAACTTTATCTAAATGGAGCTGGTATAACTGCTAATCAGACAATATCAATATCATCAGACATTCGTTATAAGACAGTTCTACAAGACCTTACTTTATCTCTTGAAGATATAGCTAATGCTCCATTCTTTGAATTTGAATATAATGAACATCCAGATACAATAGAAGTAGGTACTTCAGCACAATATTGGAAAGAAGTTTGTCCTAATGCTGTTAAGTCTATTAACAATAAGTATTCACTTAATTATAGTGGATTAGCATTAGGTGCTGCTACAAGTGTTGCTAAGGAAGTTGTAGAATTGAAGAATGAGGTAGTTACACTAAAAGAAGAAGTAACTACACTCAAATCTGAGAATGAATCTCTTAAAGCTGAAAATGAGGCTATTAAATCTGAGATAGAAACTCTCAAGAATGAATTAAGTGACATCAAGCAATTATTAGCTACATTAGCTACAAAATAAAAAGTATAACCAATTTTAGAAACAATAAATGTTTAACATTAAAAAATTAAATGACAATGGAAACAACTGGTGTTAAAACAGCAAGAGTATCGGTTAAGGATGTAGTAGAAAATTACACACTTGAAGCCGAAGTAAACACAAGAGCAGAAGCAGTACGAGGCATTACCTCAGGTGTAGTAAAAACTGCTGAAGGTACTCAGGTAGCTACTTTTGAGTACAATAATGAAGGCTTCTCTGTAAACTATGAATCTACGGAAGCAGATACGAGTGCAATCTCTTCGGCTGTAAAGACCTTTATCAATAAGGTTAAGAACTACAAGTTTACCTTTGAAGTAACCGTGGCTTGATTATGATTAAAGGGTCGCACAATTCAATGACCTATCTTAGGGCTAAGCATTGGTGGATGCGACCCTTTGAAAGGTTTGCACAGTGCCAAAGTAAGAGTATCTATGGTCAGTTTGAAACTGGCTGTAGATACTTTGACTTACGAATTAGATTCAACGGTGATAAGCCTGTATTTGCTCATGGACTTATTGAATATGAAGGTGAGTGCCCAGAGTATGTAATAGCTTGGCTTAATAGAAAGTCTTGTATTATTCATGAGACTATTTACCTTAGAATACTGCTTGAAACTCCTTGGGAGAATAAGAAACAAGAGGAGAAGTTCAAAGAGTTCATTAGTAATCTCTCCTTTCCTTACATCAAAATATGGGTTGGCTATAAGAATCCTTGGATGACTATTAGTAAGACCTTTGATAAGGAATTTGTTGAAGTAGCTGAATGGATTAACTCCGTGAAGAAGTTTCTTAGAACTCCTAAATGGTATGCAGAACATACCCAAGAAGAGAAGATTAAAGCTATAGAAAACACTGATGTTATTGTTGGGATGGATTTTGTATAATCCTTTATAAGGATATAATTATTAACCAAGTTCCTTGTAAGTATATGGATAATATTCATATATTTGCAAGGAACTTTTTATTTATATAACTATGACTACCTATAGACAAATAGTATATATGATACTAGATGAACTAAAGTTAAGTAGTGATGATTCTACAATAGTTTAGGAACACGTACTATACTTAGTTTCTAAGTATCGAGCTATCGTACTTGAATAGAAATATAACTCTACTAATAGTACAGCTACTACAGTATCTACAAGTAATTATCAAACACTTTGTTTAAATTTCAAACAGGTACCAGGATTACTTTCCTCTTCCTGTTCTGTCCCTTCTGATGAA